ATGTATACTCGTTACAGCTACAGCCCGACTTTGGGCAAAACATACGTTTACGACAATAAATACTACAAAAACCTTGGCGCCGTCATTAAAAATGCTAAACGCAAGAAGCACTATGAGGAGCACGAAAATGAGGAAAAAAATTATGATTCTTTAGACAAGTATCTGGTCGCGGAGGATCCTTTTTTAGGCCCGGGCAAAAATCAAAAGCTCACTTTGTTTAAAGAGATTCGCAATGTTAAACCGGACACGATGAAATTAGTTGTCAATTGGAGCGGTAAAGAATTCATGCGCGAAACGTGGACTAGATTCATGGAAGACAGCTTTCCTATCGTGAACGACCAAGAAATCATGGACGTGTATTTAGTGGTTAACATGCGTCCCACTAAACCTAACCGCTGTTACAGATTTTTGGCTCAACACGCGCTGCGTTGCGACAACGATTACGTGCCTCACGAAGTTATTCGTATCGTTGAACCGTCGTACGTTGGCAGCAACAACGAATATCGCATCAGTCTGGCCAAAAAAGGCGGCGGATGTCCTGTAATGAACTTGCATTCGGAATACACTAATTCGTTTGAAGAATTCATTGCCCGCGTAATTTGGGAGAACTTCTACAAACCAATCGTGTACGTCGGCACGACATCGGCCGAAGAAGAAGAAATACTCTTAGAGGTTTCGCTTGTGTTTAAAATTAAAGAGTTTGCACCCGACGCACCGTTGTACACGGGGCCGGCGTATTAATGTAACCATTAAAACAACACGATAATTATACAAAACTTTCTTTATTAATGTAATCGTTAACAGCGTGTACTCTATTTTGTAACAATATCAATTTAACATTATTTGGATGTATTTCTAACGCTTTTTCTATCGCTTTTAATGCCTGTGTATACAGTTTATTAAATATTAGATTTTCAATAGACAAAATTAATGTGTTTTCATCCATGGCATCGATGTTAATAGTATTATAATTAAGCGGATTGTTGTGTAACAAATGTGAATTTTTTTCAAATAAACTATTTAAAATATCATTTGCAGAGTTTAATTTATTTTTACTCAAACTTTTACTATTTAATAATTCGTTTAACGTTTGCACGCTCGACTCGTTCGTTTCGCTAGTAGTGTTTTGATATGTCAAGGAATCTTTTACAATATCCAAGCGACTTCGTAAATAGTTAATGTAATTGTTTTTATTGAAATACTCATCTTGCTCAACGTCTGTCTCTTCAAACTCCGAAGAAGAATATTTTGTAGCTTGCAAACGTTTAGACAACACGTTAGCTAAAAAATTATTCGACTCTACAACTTTGTCTTGTTGTGTAGTTGCATCTAAGTTCATATCAATTTTATTCTTAATGACAGGTCTCAATTTTGGTCGGTCGCGTATCGCTTTTAAGAGTTCGTCTCTAGGATCTAATTGTGTAGTAATTTTATTAGACATTGGTTCGTTTGTTGATTTTGACATTAATGCGGGTATTGCAGCCGTCGTCGCTGGCAAAGCAGGCGGCGGTGGTGGCGGAGGCGGCGGCATGTCACTCGACATATGTTCTAATGATTGATTTGCCGGTAGAGGCGGTGGCGGCGGAACGAACGGTTCAATCGGTGTGTTGACGTTAACTATTGTTTCACCGACGTCTGTTTGTACCTTGTCGGTTATTATTGTGCGTTGATCAGAATATACACTGTGTGGCGACGCGTTGTTTTCTAAACTAACAATTTCACTAAATATTATGTCTTCTTCGTTGTTAGTTTGTTTCAATTTAGATTTGTCCATATAGTTTTTGTAGATGTTAAAAAAGTTTTTGTATAAACTTGTCTTGTTTGCACTGGTGTTTTCGCGTAATTTTAATACAATTTGTTGTAACGATTGTTTAACAGGCGCATCAGATATTTTTGTAATAATATCTTGTAAAATTTGTAATTTATTGTGATCAAATGTTGTGTGCAAAGCGTTTGATTTTTTTAACGCTGGTAGATTAATTTTTGCTACATTGTCATAAACGTCCGTTGCTAATTTTAATAAACTTATTGCGGCAGATAAGTCGATCAAAACATTATTATCTTGCGTCGGACGCACGAGCACAGTTTCGGAAAACGCATCAACCACATCGCTCGCATCTGTTGCGTTAGCGTCGCGCGTGCACAAGTAATCTCTCGCGCTAATTAAATTATAATTCATTGCGGCACTGATTTAAAATGGACACATTCATAGAAGAAATAAACGATTTTTATTTGGACATAAACAAGCAATCGTTTATAAATATTTCAAGCGGTCAGTTCAGCAAATTAAGTGTATGGTTGCACAAGCCCACGCATAAGAAGTTTTTAATCAAAGAAATGGTCAAAAACTACAATGGTATTGAAACTTTTGTGCATCACCTTATGAAAGACAACAAGTATTTTATCAAGTTGTACTACTCGTTCACGTCGCTGCGTTCAAATTTTTTGATCATGGACTACATTGAAAACGGAGATTTGTTTTGTCTGTTGCAAAAAGAGGGTCAATTGAGCGAATTAGAAACCAAGTTTATTGTGTCTCAATGCGCCGACGCGTTGAACGCGCTTCATGAGAAAAATATTATCCACAACGACATCAAGTTGGAGAACGTGTTGTACAAACGTCACAAACAAGTGTACATTTGCGACTACGGTTTGTGCAAAATAAACAATTCAAACTACGACGGATACACCGACGGCACCATTGACTATTTTTCACCGGAAAAAATTTCTTTGAATTGTGCCCACGACGTTTCGGTAGACTGGTGGGCTTTAGGTGTGTTGACACACGAATTGTTTACAGGTGTACATCCTTACAAACTAGATCCTAACGAAGCTATTACGTTAGATCAATTGTGTGTCAGACAAAGAAAACCTTTGAGAAACAAACATAATTTGTCATTTGTTGCTTTTAATTTTATTGAAGAGTTGTTAAAATTTAATAAAAACTATAGACTAACGTCATACTCTTTAATAAAAAAGCACAAGTTTTTGTTGTAAGTGTTTGTATGTGTCAATTGTGTAATAATTTTTGTTTGTTTGTATGTGTCAATTGTGTAATGATTTTAATAACAAAATTAAACAATAAAATAATTTTAAGTTTTTTATTGTAACACAAAATACATATATTGTTTATAAAGTAGAAAAAAATTATTCCTGTAACCCGCACACTTGATCATATGACAGAATGCGTTTGAAAGATCTCATTGGCACGTGATTTTTTGTTGATTTTTTAAATGTTTTTATAGCAAATTGACGTTTAGAAATGAAACGGTTTTGTTGTTGTTTTCGTTTAAACCGTAACTTCTTTAATCCGCGTACGTAGTCCAAACTGCGAATATTTGGTTTGTTTTTGTCCAACTTAGGCTGAAAATCGTATTCGTCTTCACTGCTTTGTTTCGCTTCAACGGTTTGCACTCTTTTCAATGATAAATTTATCTTTTTGCATCGTTTATTTTTATCAGTTTGTTCGAGACGGTCAATTGTGTCGCAGAGACTGGTTTTAATTTTGATTAATTTGTTTTCTAAAATTTCAATTTTTTTATTGGCTGTCGTTTTTGTTTGTATGTCTGTATCTGTAGTTTGTTCCTGTTCATTGAAAATTTCCATATCTTTATATTGTTGCTGTTGAATAAAGTTATTTTCTATTTGCTGTTGATCTGACAATACATTTAGAATCACTTGCGGTTCCAACGCAGCAACGTTTTCGTTTAACATTGTTTCGTTCAATGCTGCTTCTTGATTTTCTTGTTTGACACGAGACTCGAGGTAATTTGTCGTACACGATGAACAAAACATTGTATCTTTGTAACAGCACATAGAACAAATGTAATGAGAACAACTCATTTGAACAGTAGCAAAATTGGTACACGTTGAACATTTTTGAGTCATGTCGTAAGGTAACGGACTTAAAAACATACTCTGTATTTCGCTGTATTGATCGACTAATTTGCAAATTAACGTGTTCAATTCAAAAACAACTCCGTTCAACACTTGTTTTTTTACCAACATAATCTCATGTTGTGTGTTAATGTTGTGCAAAAAATTAAAGTTATTTTTCGATCGTAGCGACTCGTAAAAATTGTTAAAATACAACATTGCTTCGTGTCGAGACATTTCATGTAGAGCAGTGCACACATTCGCCCACATGTTAAAAATAATTTCGTTTTCGGTTGGAATCAATCTGTCATAATAATCCAAATATTCCTTTATGTGAATCAATGCTTTATTAAGCACTGCAATGTGCATTAAAAATTTAAAGTGTACGACACTCTTCTTTTTTTTAGCGGACGAATGCGAAGTTAGATTAACATACACGTCGGTCAATTTGTCGCTATACAATTGATATTGGTCAATCGGTATGTTGGCAAACTTGATTTTGTTGGTGTCCATGCAAACGCTGAACACGCGCTGGCGAGCCAATGGCAGAGAGTTAGACAGCAACAAATAAACTTCAATCAACCTCTCGACATGGTTGTGCACGAACTTAATATTTTTCACATCTCGTGCCTGTGAACAACATACAAAATTGTAATTAGTCAAACGACACGCAATTTTATTAATTGGCGTTTACACTAAAACAATTGCCACAATAATCAACTTACAGGCTGAAGATTCAAATTTAAATTTTCGTTACAGTTGTTTAACATGTCTGGTGAATGGCTGGGCTGTTCGTGGTCAGTCATTGCTATAGCGTTACCACTTGTGCAATGTGTCGCATCAAATTTTTGTATGGGCTTATATACCAGCTAATTTGGATAGAAGGCGAGGCATGAAAGAGTAAAATAATCATTTGCACACGACACTCGAGATTAGTTGCCCGACGCTTAGATTAACGTTCGCGCACACATACGCATTTTGTAGCTTGATAGTCAATGTGTGAGATAAACTTTTTTGCTGTGCAAAAAAGCGCCTAAAATCGTAGTATATTAACACGATGTAGTACAGTGTAGATAATGGTAATATAAATAGTCTACGATTTGAAGTATTCCACTGTATATAGGGTGCCATTATCTAATCACATTTTTTGCACTGCAAAAAAGTTCGTATCAGTTTTAGATAAAGCGTGCGACATGATAAAGACATTGTGTCAATTAGTTAATTAATGTGCATGTGCGAGTTATCAATAATATATACATGTGTGTAATATTACAAAAGTTTATATTTCAAAAGAACATGTTACACTTTAATAACAAACGTTAAAATGTATCGACGAAGACCTCATTGTTATTGTGAAGATTGTCTTATGGTATCATTATTTGGAAACGAACATTCTGAGACTAAAGCAAAACGTGATTACGAATATTCTAGCATACGACCTGATGTGGTGTCGAAAAGACTTGTTGAAAAAGATGAATCAATTATTCAAAAAAAACTCCAACTAAATATGAAACAATTGCCCGCAGAGTTACAATTGAAGATTTTAAAGTACTTGCCGTTGTACAACTTTTTGTCGTTGAGCCCCTTGAAAGCGACACACGATGAAATGAACGAAACATATAAATATTGTGATGTTAAATATGCTAACTTCGACGATTATTTTATTCACAAGTCAATTTATCATGTTCGACTGTGTGACTTCAATAAAAACTCCGACAACAAAATACAAACTTACCAAGTAATGGACAACAAACATTGGCGTATGTTTAATTTATATTGTAAACTAGACGAAATATATTACGAAGATTTGTACGACAATTACGCTGGATTTAAAGTTTTAAGGGATGAATATAAAATATTTGTTTCAGAAATTGATGAATGGGAATATCAAAATTATAACAACGGTGCATGTGTAGTGAAAAAAATTAAAAAATCGTTTGCTGTTTCAGACAAATTTGTTCCTTCAATACTGCGTAAACGAAAAATACCCAAGTTAACTCATGATGATTGGGATTATTCTACCGATGAAGAATATGATGATGAAATGTGTACTATTAAAAAACAAAAAAAATCGTTTACTAGAATTTTTATGAAAGGACCGTTTAAGAAATATCAATTGTGTAAATTAACGTATTTCTATCTTAACGGAAAATTTTACAATCCTTGTAAATATTTAAACGATTATTGTGTGAATGAAGAACAAGTAAAAAATGAATTACGCATTAATTTCAAAAATAAAAAAAATTATATAATCGAACAATATTTTTTGATAAATTCACAACTTATTAATAAATGTAATATTTATGATGATTTTAAACCTAATCCTGAAGAGTTAAACCAGCTGGTCGATAATGATGACACGAGGCTTTGCGACGACCATTCTGAATTGTTTCATGACGATTTTAAAAATAATGAGTATTTTTTTCCTTTGTTCAACGAAAAACATGATCATCCAATCTATTATTATAAATAAAATTGATTTTTTTCTATATGTCGACAATATTTAAAATAATTTTGTATGTTTTATATTAATAAATGAAGTTAATTTTTATTTGTTGTTTAATTTATGTGTACAAATTTTTAAAAGTTTCTAGTTTTGTACTGTTCATAGCATGTTTATGTAAATTTAAAAAATATATTAAAGAATTACACAAAACATAATAGAGCAATAATAACAAAAAAACTAACAACAAAATCAATACGCTCACATTTTTGTCAGGTAACATAAATAAAAATAATACAACCACGCCACATAAAAAAGACAAAATAGTATTAAAACTATCATTTGTATCATTTTGTTGAAACAAAAGTTTATTATGTCTCTCTGTATATTCTAAAAACTCTAACTTTGTGTACAATGCGCTTGAAGCTAAAGCGTTTCCCACAAGCGTTGCTTCGTCAAAATCTTCAATTTTTTCGCCGTCGTTAATATCGAGCAGTTGTCCGTTTGAGTTGACATCTAACGATGCAATGTACTCTAGCAAAAAAATCATTATGTCCATTGTATTAGCGTCGTCTGTTTCTACATACTCGTCAAAAAATTCTGGAATAAACTCGATCAAGTGACGCGTGTCGTCAAAACCTGCAAAGTATGCACGCAAAAATGAGTTTGACAAATCTTCTGGAAATTGTCTAGGAAACATATTGTTGTAGCCAAACGGATCCCACAAAGCTAAAATTAAATCCGTTAAAGTTAACAGTATTAACACAATACCTACGACAGACGAAGCTTTAATTACAATGCGAGTCATCGCTTTGGCCAATGTAGACACCAATTTAATAGCTGCACGGTTGGCCATATGCACTACTGCCGCCTTGTATGTTTCACCCAACAGTCGTACAGTTACCTGACGACTCGTGCTCAATAACATCTTTTTTAAAACGGGAATCAATTTTGTATTAATAACTTTTAACATGCGTTTCAATTGACTCAACACAAATTCAAAACCCAAATCTGTCACAATGCTCATTAATAGAGCATTGTCTTCCAAAAATTTAGTGATTATATCCTCTAAGCTCTGATCGTCTAAGTATTGTGCATGCGTTAACGCCACGTCGGCACGTCTAAAGTTTAATTGACGCTCGTTTGTAAATTCACGCACAAATCCCGTTTCGGCCACGTACTTTAAAGATGTTTTTGAATCGACGTTTAACTCTTTCATTGTTTTGTACGTGTCAAATTTTGATTCAAATTCAACATCAACTTTTGAATCGCGCACACTTTGCCATTGTCGCAACACAATATTGGAGTCGACAACAGGTTTTGGAGGCAATAGAGGAGAAGGTTTCGTGTAATCAAAATCTTTCAATTCGTTGAACACATTGTTTGCTAACAATTTAAATGTAATATAAATCGTATCGCCTAATACAAAACCTATTAAACTCTCCCACCATTGCATGGAACACCCGCCGTTTGTTAGTGAACGGCCAAAGCGTCTGCAATAAGCGTCGTTGAACGTGCCTAAAACTTTTTCTGGCAACAGCATATCGTGATTGTACGCAACGTTGAACCCTGGCACGTCGTCCACTCCGTTTATAGTGTGATTTTCCGTGCGCAAGTAAGGAGAGTTGAAATACATTTTAGACAGAGTATCAACAAGAATGCATTGCTCATTAACGGTGTAACGCAATTCAGGCGATTGAATTTCATTCTCCGCGTCTTCACGTGTTGCAGCCGATCGGTCTAAGTTGTAACATGCCGGTTGCGCGTAAGGTACGCTCGTGTCGCTCGTTTGCGTGTAGCCAAACTTTGTGTCGAATGTGATAGGTTTTGTTTCGTCAAACGGGTAACAAGACATACTTTCGCAGCCGCGTTTGCTAAACGTTAACGTTACATAAATACATCTATCGGCTAATTTCGGTGGTACGTAATAATCGTCATTGTTGGCCGCTCGAACTTTATAATTTATCAAAATATGCGGAAACCTGCGTCTCCATTTAGTGATGAATCGTAACCGATGTTGATGCGTCGCATATCTAACTGAATTGTTCAGATCGATTATTGTCAGTGTAGGCGCGTTGGACATGGTTTCTTAATAATAAATGTATGTTATGCAATTTTATAATATACTATGTAAGCTTTTAACGCCCATTGTTTTATTTGAACACAATTGTTATTGTAACTAATATTATTTATTGAAAAGAAACCATATTGTGTAAAACCACACGTCGAACAGTACATAACGGCATGCGTATCATGCATTTTACCACTAGTACAACGTTTGCAAAAGTTTTTGTTTTTTAACACATTAATTTGTAGCATATAGTCAAACACTTTGTTAAGAAACATACATTTGTGCATAATCAAAAAATACGATTCGTTTTTTTTATCAACAATATTTGCTAATTGAACACTCATTTGCATTAAACTCAATTCGTTAGGTCTACACCATTTTTTTGTGTTCATGTTGTATACAAAATTACAAATATTTTGATCAAAAACAACGTTTGAGTATGTGCGCAAAACGAGTCTCGTAACTTGTTCGTCGCATTTTTTATATTTCTTTAACAGATTATATAGTGTGTCAAATTTTTCAATTTTAATAGTCTCCACATTATGTTTTGTATGATCAAAATGATCATTTTTAAACATATATTTTGATATTGCACACGTTTCGAACATGAGTTTGAGAGTGTTTAATTTGAAATAAGGATACAATTGATGTATGTTGTGGTTATATTGTGAATTTTTTTCTTTGCAAGATAAACACACGATGTAATGGTTCTCGTTTTTATACCAATAATATAATTCGAAATTAGCTTTATTGTTGTTAAAATATTTAAAACACAAACTGCACTTTGTACGTATATTGTTCAATTTATTTGTTATGTTATTGCATTTTAAATAGTTATAACAATACGTGCCATTTGAATAATTACGTACAAAAACGTGCACATGTTTCATTAATAAACGATTTATATTGCATAACAAGTGTGCCTCATTATGCATTATTACCCTTTTGTCTCTTATTAGGAATATCCTGTACACGAAACGTATTCGAACTAAGTTCGGGGTCTTGACAACAGCACCGTTAATTATAATATTATTATCACAAAATATATTTTAATCTTATCGCGTCCTCAATAGTCGCAACGACCTCTAGACACCCTTTGTAAATTGAATTTACATTTTTATAATCTCGTTTATTTTTATCACATTTATCACATCCTTTGTACGGCGTATATATTCCGTGGACGTTATTGTGCGCTCATTGTTTCAAATTTATTAATACAGTGAACACATTTTGTAAGTGTCACATGTGTTTTTGTAACAATGAACGGGTATTCTCTTGAAGGCGAGACAATGATGCAAAAAGTTCAAAATGTGCCTGAAAAGACTATAGCAGAGAAGTACGCGCAGGTATTTAACAGTTTTTTAAATCATTTCGATTATAACTTTGACGAAAACATACAACTTGACGATTATGATTTTCTCATGAATGACGAATACCATGACCATCTTAAAAACCAAGTTTTTAATTTGATAAATATTAAATATCAACAAAAGTACAACGCTCGCATAGATAAAATTTTAACTTTTAAAAGCACGGACTGTGACGACGACGTTGACATCCTTTTGCCAAAAGACAGGTGCGTTCATTATTTAATCAAAGAAATAAACAAAATAATTTTAATAATTAACGATATGTGTTGCGAATCAAAATATGTGTACAATAAATTCATATTTGTTCCATACTTGTCGCAATTGAAAAGCATGAACAGTGTGTTTTTAAATGATTTTTGTTGTGTCGACGTTGCAAAAAATAATTTGTCAATAATTACACAAATTATGAACAACGTGAACGAACAATTAAATACATTAAAGGAAATAATCGTGCGCGCGAATGCTATCGGTGTGTTTGCAGGCACTCTTCGCGTGTTTCGTTGTAACATTTGCAACGAAACTTCTAACTATCGAAAATTTCTAAAAACTAACGAATGTTGCGGCTATTTAATGTGTTTCTTGTGCTATGCAAACATGTGGCAATTTTCCACACTATATCCCGTGTGTCCGATTTGTAAGACCAGTTTTAAAAAACCTATATCTTTAGCCGTTAAAAATGAGCATTGCTCTAGCTAAACATACACTCGAGCCTAAAGATTACAAATATTTATTTATTGCCAGCTACTTTCAATTGCTCAACAACGAACGTTTTTCGGACAATTCGGAACCTTTTATTGCAAACTATCTTCGAAATAAACTCGACGTTCTCGACGAAAACTCTTTGTTGAAATTCATTGATTATCTAAATGATATAGGTTTAAAATTTTTAATAAACGATCGTTCGTTAGACGTGTTTAAGTTTGTCAAACCTCAATTTAAATATGTAAACGTTAAAAAAAACGTTGATATTTTGCGTCTAGAACGCACTGCGTACATCCGTTCGAATGTACCTATTTACGCCACCAACCTATTTGTATCTAATCCCAAAAATTTTCAATTATTATTATACAAAGAATTTTCGCATGTTGTGCCGAACCGTGAACTAACCAATGTTGGCGAAAATTATTGTTTGTTAAACGGAGAGATTGGATATGTATTTGACAATCCGTATGTCGATTGGCAAAGTACGCAATTGTGCATTAAATCCAATAATGTCTCGGATAATAACGCTAACATTTACAATCAACGTTTATATTTAGTGGGAGAAGAAATGGCGAAACATTTTATAATAAATAATATAGATTTTACAACTATCACAAACGAGTTTATTTACAAAAATTTTTACAAAGGTTTACCTTTGTACAAAACGTATTTCAAAGTGATAAACAGTAAAAAGTTTACCACTAAAAAAATTAACGTCGTGTTTGACGAAATTAGGACAGAGCTCGACGAAATGTCAACATATGTAAAATTTATTCAACGCGATTATATTTTTGACGCGGATCGCTTTCCAGAAGATTTACTCGATCTGCTCAGCAATTATATGACCGACACGTCTTTATGTAAATTTATTACAAAATTTGACGATTCAATTAATAATGAACGTTCCGCCGGTAAAGAAAGTTTATTTAGTGAAATAGTTTTGGATCGATACGCCGTTAATAAGTACCGCAAATTAAATATTAAAATTGATCCTTTTAACAAATTTCCTTCGTTAAGCTACAACGACCTGTCATACATTTTTGTGCGCCCCGATATACTACAATTAAAAGGTACTCTCAATTCATTCTATGTTCCTCAGGAACGTTTGTTAGTTATATTGTCGAATAATAGTTTATTCGGTTCAACTGTATTATTGCATTTTGATTATTCGCTATTACCGTATCGCCAGAGCGTTCCGCCGCAACGTTTGCAAAAAGATTCATATGTAGTTAATTCGTCCCAAAAAATTTATTTAACTGAACATATTTTTGGAAATTATGTGCCTGCCTATCTTTTAATAAGAGGCGATTACGAAAGTTCATTTGGTTTTAAAAATTTAAACGAATTAAATAATTCGTGGGTGTTGAACACAATTTTTAAACTCCTCATACCTGACACAAATTCGGTTGCTAAAAAATAATGGAAGATTTACGCGCGCCTACTACAAATGGGGGATTTCGTTTTAATACTGCATATTTTAACCCTAGCATGTTGATGACAATTTTAATTGGTCTAGTGATAATAATACTATTAGTGATGCTGTTCCAATCGAGCAGTCCAAACAGTTCACCGGGTCAAACGCAAAATAAAGACATGATTTACACTAACCCCTTGAATAACGCAATGCGAACAAATCCGTTTGTAAACAACGTTCAACCGAGAACAATGTTGTAAACTAAATAAGGTCTTAAAATGAAACGTGTTAAAATGAGCAAAGTTAGAACGGTCACGCAAGTGTTAGACCATCCAGATAAATTGGAAAAAGAATTTGACTTGGCCGAATTTGACGCTAAAAATCTAAACTGTAGAGAGAGTTTTGATACGCTCAAAACTAAATTAATTATAATCAAATATATGGCCATGTTAAACACGTTGGCGCTGACACAACCGCTTTTGACAATATTTCGAGATCGCAACAACATTAAAGACATAGTGAGCATTGTTTTAGCGTCTCTGGGCTACGTTCACAATCGCGTCAATCCGTTGATTACGCATTTTGATAACAAAATTGAATTTGTAGTCGTGGAAGACCACAACGCTACGATTCCCGGAGAACCAATTGTCTTTCGTTTAAACGAGAACGAGGAAATCGTGTGCATGATCGACAGAGTTAGTATTGTAAAAATGTTGGAAAAACGTTTTGACACCGATAACAACTCGTATTGTCTGTTAAACAATGACAACCGTTTGAAAATTCTTAAAACTTTAGGAGGAGCGAGTAAATGTACACCCGCTGTCTCAAATACGATGCACGTTAATTATATGGATATAAAGTTGAGCGAAAACGAATGCACGCAATACGTAACGCTGTTGTTTATTGTAGAACACGCTTATGGACACTACATAATTTTAAAAAATCTAGGATCTTATGCATATTTAGAATCATTATTAGACCACACATTATTTGCCCACAAATGTAAACCGACCGCACACATGAATTTGAGCAATTTACTTTTAAGTAAATTTAAATTTGCCGTTGAAGACGCCAAATATATTTCACATCAAAAAAATAAACATTTGGGCATATTATCTTTTGAATCAAACTAAAATAATAAAGACACAATTGAAACAAATGTGGTTTCTGTTAATTTTTTTTATTTTATTAAAAATTTTAGTGTTTTGCAAAATGACAAATCTTCAGAAAAATTTGCACGCTGACAAAATGTGTCCTAAAGGCTATCACGGTTTGGTGCCCGATCCGTACGATTGCGCCGAATACATACAGTGTCCTGCCCAAAACAAATTTTTTTGTCCAAACCAGTATCAATTTGACTTAGAGCAACAAAAATGTGTGCCGATTGATCTAAAAAATGGGTGCATTGCGCAAAAATACAACAATTTATTGTTGTAATTGATTCATGCGTATCTTGCACAAGTTCGAGTTGATGTGAACGCTTGGCATGTCCATTTTTACAATAAGCATTACATTATCGACGTTTTGCAACAAAGTTTTGTTATCGTTTTTAAATAAATGCGCAATAAATTTGTGCGGCACGTTTCCTCTAATGCAAATTATTTCTTTGTTTATGTGCAAATTTTGCATACGCTCATCACACAAAATTGTTATTCCGTTGATGTTTTTCGTTCGTTTAGATTCTCTATTTTTGGTCACGTTTAATACGTGCCATATTTGACACTCTCGCTCATGATGCACAAAAATTATTTGCGAACACACATCGTTTTTTAACAATGAGATCGACACAAAAGGCAGTCTGATGCAAGATATTATCCAATCGTTTTCATTGGCGCTTGAGTCATCGATAAACAACTGCATGTGTATTTTACGCTTAGCGTTTAATTCCAGTCCACTGACTAATTTCGTCGCAGTTTCAAGTGCGATAGGTTGTTCACATTTATTGAAATAAAAATATTCCAAAGAATTACTGTTAGTAATAAATTTAAAAATTACTAAATTGTTATTGTTTTGCGTAAATAATAAACTAATTGACATTTTGTTTGTTACAGATGGCAAAAACTGTTACCGACGATCGCATTGATCAAAACGTTAGTTCAACACAAAAAATTAACAAGACGAAAAACACACGTCCCGCCAACGAAACAAGCGACGACGCGATGCATAACAACAGTGATGCGCTTTCTTATGTACCGATTACAAATCATCATCCGTCTGAATACAAAATCATGCAGTACAGCACTCCTAAAAATCAACACTACGATCAAAACGAAACTTTAGCCGCGCTGTGCTCATTGACCCCTTCAAAAAATGATTTTGTTGAATTGAATCAAAACGAGATACAAACGTCGTCGTCTGATTCGTTGTTTGAAATGACTGAATCGAATAATGAGGAAGCTGCTGCGGCTGTAGATACTTTAACTGATTTGATTCAAAGAAAGCGCTCTTTAAGTCCCAGTATGGCAATGAGCGAAGAAACTATTGAAATGATTATAGATAATGACATAATAAATTATGGCCATGCTGCCACTGGACAACCTGCAGACGAAATTAACGCACCAACTACATCAAAAAAATCTAGAATAAATCCACCTGCTGATTGCAACAATCAAATAGCATACTCTAATGCTGCGACTACAACAATTATGGAAAATTTAAATTATAATGCAATACCCAATTCTAATTTAGAAGATCAACGATTTTTAAATTTTGTGCGTACTGCTTGTTCAGATTTAATCATAGTGCACCTTTCCGAAGATAACAAATATGCAGTTTTGTATGCCGGTTACATGTACAATTATCGCAAAGAGTACCAAAAGAAATACAGTTTCATTGACAACTGTGTGTTTACGCTAATACTAGACAACGTTCGTTTTGTGATTTCTCGCAAATTGCTTGTAAAATTTAACTTTACAATTCCGACATGCAACGATTTTGATGAATCGACGATCAATACTACTGGCACTACAAACTTTATGGAAATCAAAGATTTGGTGTTTATGCGTCAAGTTACTAACTTTTTTAATTTAGACATGTGTTGCGTTCACACTAAAATTGTATTGCTTTTGGCCGCTTTAGGACAATCAAAAGCGCATTGTGTGATGAACAGAGTTAACACAATGTTAATCGATTCATTGTTGTTTTCTCTACCGTTTAGTCACAATAACCGTCACGAAACACTTAACGACTGTGTAGAAGAATACAACACTAAAAACGCTTATATTCGCGACATAATTAAATATTCCAAAAATTGTAACTTCAAAACTATTAAAAGTGCAAAATTTGATTTAAACAAACAAATGCAAGACTACATTAAAATTACATCTTCCAATCAATTAAAAGTTAAAAAAAATAATTTTGTATACAAATATCGTAACGTAGGCTTTTTATTGTTTGACGAAATGTTACCAAAAAATCAAGACTTACTGAACATCAAAAACGACAATAATTGCAGTAACTTAATTTTAGATTATTTGAACGCTTGCGAAACTGACAACGACAATTTTTTACTAGTTAATTATAAACGTGACGAGCGTTTAACTATTTTTAAAAAAAAGACAGAATTCTATTGGATTAATAATATACGTAAAAGCATAACGTGCATTGATTATATCAAACGTTTCAAAAAACACACTCATCATGTGTTCGATTTAAATAGTATTGCCAAAAGAGACGTTGCTGTCAAACATAATGCACTTATAAAATTATTATCTTTTTTCGTGTGCGATGCCATAACATTTGAGCAATGTAAAGAGTTTAGCATGAAACATTTCAAATGTAAATGTGAAACATTTTATTTTTCTTGATGTGTACATTTATTATAATATCATGACATGCTGTAAATGTTTTTGTTTAATAAATTTTTTACTTTTTTAATCCGTTGTTTTATTGTGTTGTATTATTATTTGAAACCCTATTATTAGATGCTGTTTTGTTCATTAACATTCGAAAGACAAAAAATATTACAATAACAAACACAAAAATACCTGCCAACACTAAAAGTAAAGGCATAAATTTTTCACCTACATTTTTACTGCTGTTTAAAGATTTTGTTACAAGACCGTTATCTCCTATTATATTGTCCAAACCTAAATCTCCTATTAAATCGCCCAAGTTATAAGGTTCCAAACACATGATAGTTTGATTAGACGGCAGATCTGAAATATCAACATATTGAGGCGAGTCCACGTCGGCATTAGGGTCACTCGCTCTGCACACAGTTTTTTCTGTAGCAAAATCAAAGTTATTACAAATAGCGTTTAAAGCTGCTTGGTCTGTTATTAACGGATCGTTAGTGCAATGAACAGCGTTTTCAATGTTACTGCCCTTTTGACAAGTGCGACGCATCAACAAACACGAATCAATAGTTTCACCGCCGTTTCGTCCCACAACATAGTAGCTGCCCCCGATTCTGTTTAAGTTGGCAATAATATCTTGTATTAGTGTTGCAGCAGACCACAAAAAGTATATGCCGACGCCTAACAAAATCGGCGTGCCGATCGACTTTAAAGTAATCAATCGATTGTTCAATTGAGGATTTTGATCTAACACAGTTTGTACACCCTCCGGTGTGCGAGTTTGAGTGCTAGGATAATTATTTTTGACATTCTGTCTACGCAAATAACTCGAATGTAAAGCGGCATCGGGAATGTTATCCATGCGTCGCAGTTGACCTAACGCATTTATTTGCGCGTTGTCGACATTAAACAGTCTACGTATGGCCGTCACATCATTGTTGCGCAGAACAGAATTTATTTGAGACGTGCTCACAAATGTGTTGTTAATGTTATAGCCTGGTTTATATCTGTTGTTCGGCAAAGTTTGTGTAACGGGCGAATTAAAAATATTACGAAAACCTCCCGATGGCGAACTTTGCACGACGCGCAAATTATCTGTGACAAACGCATTTGGATTTGTGTACACTTTATTGACACGTCTCAAATTTAGGAAAAAACTCATTCTTATTATTGAAAAGATACCAATAAAACTCTTTGTGTTTTGAATCTTTTATTACATCAATCTATGCACACAATTCTTTTGCCGTAATGACTGCCCATCTTCATACGTTTGCCTTTTATAAAATCCATCTTAATTTCGTGATCGTTTGATATTTGTCTCGATTCTAATGCTGCGCGTTTGATAGAATTCATCCGGCGCGTAGATAGTTCCAGCGGATTGTACAAATTTGACTTTTCTAAAATGAACGAATTCAAATGGCCCTTGTTGAACCATTCCAATGATATTATTAAATTTAATAGAAAAATCAACTCATAGTCGACGTCTTCAAACACAAATTTGCCAGTTAGACAGTAATAATAAAATTTGAGCGAATTGTACAAGTAAAACGCGTAGCTGTTTAGTTGCATGTAATATTCCACGTCAGTTACGAACAAAACGTTAACATAGCTTTGCTCGAGCAACATTCGCATTTTGTTTAAATACAAAAGCGAATTTTTGTCATCGTCCACAACAATTACACACAAATTTTTTATTGTTTTATGCTCAAAAATTGTAAACTTTTCCTGTTTAAAACATTCAAAAATGTCAGCATTTACTGTTTCCACAGCGATGTATTTCTTTGTGTGTTTGTGTCGCTTTATTATATCGGACAACGATTTTAAAGAGTTAATTAATGTTTCAAATCCGTTGTTGTTCCATGAGTGATCACAATTTGATGTGTGTTCGTCAAAAGACATCAACGGTGCAACAGACTTAATGTCGTTTTGGTGTTTAAAATCCAAACCGCTCTGTATCAGTTTTGTCGTGATGCGTATGCTCAATTGTTGGCCGAGAGTGTAGTTGTCTTCGTAACCTCTTTCCCACATAACGTTACAGCCGAACGTGATTAAATCTGTTACGTCGTTTTGTTGTAAAATTTTTGACAAACGTTTAAAATCACCTTTGTACCAACGGTCGCGCACGATCAATTTCAGTATGCACATTTGATGTTCGCTCAACTTTTGCATTGCGCGCGTACAATCAATGTACACGTCCAAATCGTCGGGCGTGCTGCGTTTCAAATTTTTGGGTTCGAATACTGCCACATTTGCTGTGAATTTGACAAATCCGTCGTCATTCACAATAACTTTTAAGTTTGCAACGTGAGTAGGTTTTTGGTAAAAATTTTTACATTGTACATAAGTGTTGTACAGAATTATTTGTTTGGCTAAATATTTACAACATTGAGGAAACATTTGTGTCTCTATCGAATAATAACGTACGAACGCCATCGTTGTAAATTTTACACTGAGTTAATTTCGCTCAACAAAGATGATTGTTAATTTAATTGTTATCATAGCAATCATTGTATTGTTGCTGTTTCTTTTTTATAACAAACCAGAATCATTGCAATCGTTCTCGACCGCAGACTTGCCGACGGAGGAAAAAACAATTGCGAGCGAATTGCATCCAAACGGCGCTGCGACACACAACACACCGCCGCACGACACCAACTTTATCACCACAACACCAACCAGTGTAACGAACTTGGAACCTAAAAGCATAGAAGAATTGCGCAGGATACGCAAAAAGTAAAGTCATGTCGCGTGTCACCGTAGTAGATAAAAATGAATTCGTGTTGCGTATTCAACACATACAAACATATGTCGAGCACATAAAAAATGTTGTCGAAAACCTTAACATTTGTCATAAACTTTACATTTCGCACGACACTGCGTCATGGTTGTGCGGCATGGTTGCACATTCAGAATTTGTAACTTGTACTTTGTACGTTTCAAATTTTGACGTTAACCACAGAACAATGTTGCTTTTTCATATGTTTGAACAATCGTTAGCGCAAGAATTGTTGTGCGATGACATGCCTTTTGTGTTTGTCAATTATGTTTTTGCTAATGTTCCATTGCGCTTGATCGTAACAAGTGCTTCAATTAATGTACATCCAAAGCTTCAATTTGAAGTTGACGCTAACGATTATAAGGTATTCAAACGTTCCAAAGAAAATAATATGCTCAGCAAAATTAAAATGACAAACGATTTATACATGAAACATTTGCTGAATCAAATTAAAACTTTATCTTTTTGCGACGATTACATTGTTTGCGTTAATCTCAAATAACATCAAGATCAAAATCGTTTAATCGGTTTGATAAAAAATGGCTTTATTTTATGATAAAATTTATTAGTTACTGTGCAATAAAGTAATATAACGCGTCATGCGACGCGTCTTTGTCGGCGCATTGCATAACTTGATTAGCATGATAATTTTACACATAAATACTTGATATTTTTTTTAATATTAATATTAATCGTAACAATGTCTAAGCGATCGAACGTTTTTGACGACGACCAAGTTTGTAAAATAAAAAAAACAAACGACAACAATAATCAAGATGAAGAATCTGAAGTTGAACATGTGGAAGCGGACACGCAATTGGTCGTAAAAAATGCGCAACCTGCTGCGACTGTATCGTTCAACGAAGATGATTTATTGTGCAACTTTGATTCACCATCTGACAATCAAATTTTGTCGTGGTTCGACAAAATTACGTTCAACCTGCGACGCAACAATCATAGCGTTATGTGCTGTTACACTCCGTTTAACAAATTGTTCGAGTGTTTGAGTTTTTCGTCGCAGTGTGTGTCATTGCACAAAAGTTTCAATTTATTGTACCCGAACGTGTCTGATGAAATAGTAATAGAACCTCCGAAGAATCATTTGAAAACGACATACAACATCGGGATGCACATAACCGGCGGGTATCTAAATTTTTACTTTTACGACTGGGTAAAAGTTCGTCGTTGCAAAAGCGTCTACGGTAATTTTTTGTCGTTGTCTTGGACCAATATTTCGCAACACAACAAAATGTTTGGACATGTGTTCAAACAGTACATGGATATAAAAGATTTGAAATTGAGCAACAACGTTATAGTAAACATGCCAGTGGACGAAAAATTAAACACGAAAATAATGTTTGTGACAAAATTTTTTGACATCACCGTAAAGAACAATGAAATGATTTACACTTCGAACGATTTGATTCACAGCGTTGTATCAACTCCGTTTTCAGTGCAACGATTCGATGAGTTGTTTGCATTCAACGCTGACGATAAACCGTCCAATGAAATAGAAATGTTAATGGGTGCTATAGTTGAAGGTATAAAAGTTGGCAAAAATGACACTATGCTCATGACAGTAAATAAAAAAATGATAAACGAAAAATCATATTCGCTTGCTATAAAACCTATGATTTTCTTCAAATTTGAACAGTAATCGCAAACATGTCATACGTGGTGTACATTAACGGTACAGAAGTGCAAAAAAAATTCTCTAAACAATTTATTAATTACATAACCGATTATAAAATTTACGATGACATACTGTGGGAAGAATCGACACGTCAAAAGTTGGTGATGTTATCGCGTTTTGCTGTGGACGCACTGTTAAAGATGAGTCGACGAGTTTATTGGCCCAACGGCACACTGTTTAAGTGTAAACTGATACGTTGGAAAAACCAAAATGATGTCATAAAAAGAAACTGTGTCGTCGTTCACAAATATCACAGACATATACCGAAAAATTATTACAATTATAAAAAAAACAAATCGAACCAAACGATGAACCACACGTCAAAATGTTCAAATGTAACAACAGACAAAAAATTAGGCGAAACGGAAGAGAAACTGAGCGACACCAACAGCGATTCATGGTATAAAGACATGTCATTTATGGATTTAGAAGAGGGCGAAGTGATAGAATAAAAAAATTTGATGTTAAAACAATTTCATTTTTATTTAATTACAAATGTATATCACAACATGTTTATTAAATAAAATAAAGCATCTGTTCTCAATTTTGTGAGTTTTTCTTCAATTTTTGCCAATTCTTGAGGATTTTTTTCGATTTTTTTAAAATTTTCCCAATGCTCCATTTTTATTAATAATTTTTGTTTGGCTCTTGCTATGTCGTCCATTTGACTCCGTAAATCTTGTATCGCACACTTGTATTTTCTGTAGTTTTCGCTCATCGTCGTGTTGTGTGTGTGCGTTGTTAAAAGTATTAATGCAAATGAATGGTTTCAATGTCAACGTTGCATCTTTATACAATCGACAGTCTTTTTTGTTGCATTTAAATGCTCCTAATTAACTTTATTGTTTTGTTCGACACTATGTGATGATAGCATATAAACTGCCATATTATGTAAATAAACTGTATAAAACATGTGCATTTGTTAAACTATTTTGCACACAGTCATGAGACCTTTACGCGAAACGTCCGGTGACGTGATGCATTATAAACTTAAAAATAGATCTGTGTCAACGGCGCACAGTCTGAGCTATGCTGCGTTTAAAGTTTGCGTTATGCACGACATCCGTGAAATATACAGTGACAAATATGCACACCTTAAACACTTGTGGAAAAGATTACTTACGCAAAATTCATGTTGGTATATGCTTAGAAAATATTTTCAAATGTACAATGATGTAAAGTTTGTGATAAAGTGTGTTTTAACCAACGACAAATTGGCAATGACAAGTGTCGAATATTCGAATCTCTGTGTGTACTATGAAACGCACATATTTCATATGTTGGCGCAAGAAAAGTATGTTAACAATAAAAATGTTCTGATAACAATACTAAAATGGGCAAAATATCACATGCATCAGTTCGATTACGTGTACAATATATTTTGTCCACCGTATTTGCACTATAAAACAATTGCTTACGAAAAGCGTGCTTTTATAGACATAAACCACAACAATTATTATTGTGAGCAGTGCAAAACCACAGAAAATATCTACGAAAGATGTACCATCTATTTTACTAAAAATTTAAACAATCTTTTTTTTAATGAAACCAACTATTGCTACAAGTGTTCAAAAGTGTTGTTTAAATATAAATATTTGACGCATTGCGCACAAAATTTTGACGAATACGACACCACAAGTGACGAAAACGAACAAGAAAATATTAACAATGAATAAAAAAAATATTTATAAGAGCATTATGTGTTGTACAAAACAAATCGCAGTGTTACTTTTTTTGTGTGCCGCTGCGGCACATAGTAAAGTACATTTGAATGCGTATCGTGTCAAATGTAGCGTTGATCACGACACTAAAAAGATTGACATCGATCAAATAAATGGTCAAAACTATAATTTTGTAGTTGTTCCGCCGCATCAAGAAACCACGGCATCTGACCTGTTTGATTATTATCATCAGTTTCCGGGCTTAGTGACCGATTATAATTTTCATAGTTTCAATATAAATGACACACTCAAAGTGCTGCTCAGCGATGGAAAGTTTCTACACGTGCTTGCACACGATAAAGTTTTGTTCAATTTTCATGTGCACAAAAATCGAATGATATTTGGACAGATGGTTTCGTTTTCGGTCAACGACCGTTCAATTGCATCAAAAATTTACGTAGGTGCGCCAGTGTTTCGTGCGTTGGACCACAAACTCGTTTCAGTCATAACGTGCAACGAACTCGTTCATAAAACTGACGGCGAACGTGTAATCTTTCCGCTGACGGGTGTGCGTCATGAGCATTTGTCGAGCGGACACGTTAGTTTTGATGGGGAGTATGTGGTGTCTCAAAAAGTGCACGGTTTGTCAATCTACGGTCGACAACAGTTACCGTACACCAATAATGAATTGTATCACACGAACGTTAAACAATACGCCATCAATATTATGAACAACCAACGCGTTTACAGAAACGATCCACGAACTGTGACAGTTTATTACGACGACGAAGAAATCGATTTGGTGTTGACTGAAGGCGAGTTTGAAATCATGCGATTTAGAATTGATGGTGGTTTAGTTAACGCCATACAAAATATAAGTAAAATATAATTATTGTAAACATGTCGCAAAATATTTTAGTTGTTATTTTAAACGAGATTAGAAGCATCAACGACAAAGTTGACGCTTTGCAAACCAGCGTGGAAGACGTGCGATCTAATCTACCTGATGTTTCTGAATTGAACGACAGATTGGACGCACAGAGCGCGCAACTGACAACAATACAATCGGCCGTCCAAGAAATCAACGATATTCTCAATCCAGAACTACCCGAAGTTCCCGGTCTGCCCAGCGCAACTCAAACATCATTTGCACCGTCAACGTTTAGCAGTAAAAAATTTAAAAGTTTTAAACAATAAAAATTTATATAATGCAAATTTACTTTGTTTTATTCGTCATCGAAATCCATTGTAGTGTAATGTAATATGTCAACATTATCATCACACGAATAATTGTAGAAGTGTAGCAAATCTTTGATGCATTTGAAAGAAGTTAGATCTTTAAACAAAATAGACGCAGTGTGCGACCAAAAATCTACCGCTAAGTATGTGTAGTACAGTTCAACAAAACTTATGATGCCCATTTCGCTATTTAAAAAATTCACGTACGCATCGTATTCTTTCACTTGGTCTTTGTCGAAAATGTATTTTTTGTGAAAATCACATCTATTTTTTTCATTTTTGTGATAGCATAACCTACAATGATATAGTTTTTCTGTCTGCAATGCATTCAAATATTGTCGCGATTCTTCCGACAATTCAATTGTGTCGTCAATATTGAAATCTTCATCGCGTTTGCGCGTAAGCAATAGTTTGTTTTTGCTCATATGCTGCAACACATCGCCTAATCGAGAATTAACATCAATCGGACACGAAGCGGTTATTTTGGCGGTGTGTTTTTTTAAGTCCTCACGGAAAAAACTCATGTTGTTATTTTCTTATAAGAGCGAATGACAATTAATTACTTAAAATGCAGATTTTCGTTAAAACCCTCACGGGAAAAACGATCACTCTCGAAGTTGACTCCACGGACACTGTTGAAATATTAAAACAAAAAATTGCTGACAAAGAAGGTGTACCGCCAGATCAACAGCGTTTAATATTTGCCGGCAAACAACTGGAAGACGAACGCACTTTAGGCGATTACAACATACAAAAAGAGTCCACATTACATTTAGTTTTAAGGTTGCGAGGAGGATCAGCAGTTAAAGATGAATTGTATTAATGTAAATGATCTTGTATTTGTAAAAATTATAAAGTATAACTTGCACGGATGGCATGAAGTCGTAATAGTTGACAATGAACAGTACAAATGCGTGCTGATCGCTCCCACTAGCGAAGTGTTGTACGAAAATTTAATAGTTAGAGCTAAAATTATTAGAATCAACGATAAATCTGTGGATTTAATTTTGAAAAAATAAAAAAAATATACTTAAAAACATGTTTTATTTGTGAAAAATTTTATTCTGACATTACACTGTCTTCTTCGTTGTAATCGCTTTTCATTTCTTCTGATTTTTCTGCAAACAACTTTTGTTTTTTTCTAATGTTCGGATGCACGTGGTTGTTACTTGTTAGCTTCCTTTTTTTTGCTTTTACATTATTCACATTTACAACGGCGTTATCGACGTTCATAGTTTCTAACGTGTGTTTAAATGTTCGAATACCATTTTGTACAGTTAATTTTGACAGTTTTTCAAAATCTTTGGACGACGCGTTCGTTATTTTGTATTCATACAAAAAACTCGTACCAGGCGCTGTAGAGGTGGCGCTTTCGTATGTTTCAGAGAGAACTCTATAGAATTCATTGTACAATTTAGCACGTAGTTCGTTATTTTTGTTTATGTCGTCTTGATTCAATGCGTTTGAAAAAGATCGTTTTTTCGACGCGCTAACAACATTTTTATCAATGATTGATTTTGAATCCACAACTATTTTTTCGTCAAAATTATTGGTGACAGTTTCCACAGATTTACACAAACGTTCCATAAAATCAAACAGTCCTACAAAATTTCTACTCGAAGGATTATCTTTCATAAGATTCCACATTGAATGACTATTGGGCCAGGTGTTGTGTTTGTGTTTTGTGTACCAACTGTTGAACAAAATATATTTGTTGTTTGTTATAATTTTTTTTCGCTTTTTACTAATCTTTTTATCGTCCGTCAGCATCGGAGACACGTTTATAGAGTAGTAGATCTTTTTCTTTTCGAACACATTTATTATATGTTTTAACTGATCCATTTTTGTTTTGTTAAACATGTAGTTGGTGTTGGTTAACAGTTTGTTGACTTCGGTGACACAGCAGGCGTTGTCATCATTGTTTATTTGATGGTGTCGTTGTTGAGCAAGATTGTCTAACGTCTCCGACATTGAATTTTTTGTATCTGCCAGCATTTATATTATACTCTTCTAGTAAAGTTTTTTTGCTTTTAAATAAACGATTTATTTTAGACGAATGAGCGCCTAAATGTTTGCGCGTGCAGTAGTCGTCGCAAACAATTGAAGTGTGTTCAAGTTTTTCCCTTATATATTTAATTTGCCACTTGTAATCGCCTTCAAACAAATGATCGCAAACTCCTCTCACATCGCCACTGTGTTTTCGAGCATTGATTGCCTCACGCCACAGGGCGCAAATTTCACTACGAGTCAAACACTGTTGATTATACTTTTTAATTCCTTGCAAGCCGCTGTCACCACAAACGAACGCTTTTTCCATTGTTCTATAAGGCTCTGACTAAGCGACAAGGTTAGTTTTATAAATTTATCCAACTCCTTGTTGTCGTGCGCTTGTTTTACACGTTTAACGTACTCAAAGAACTCGATGTAATTGCTTCGCTCGTATGTCATCAATTGTTTTGTGTACATATATTTAAAGTAGCATTCTAGCGGAGTTATATATAAAAATCGCGACAGCTCGTTGTTGTATTTGCGATTTTCAAACAATATACTGTAATTGTTCGGATTTTCGCACGTTAGCTTGACACAAAAACTGTTTGGTTCGCGTCGCACATATTGCAACAGATCTTCTGTAACGCCCACGTACACACAGTAACGATACATCACGCCTCCGTCTCGCCAATGTAACATGAAAGGTTCGCGATACACGTACGCTTCGTTAAAAAAAGTTCCGGTTTCTTCGATAAACTCACGTATGGCTGTTTCATAATCGTTGTCGTCGCATTCGTCTCGTTTGCCTCTCGGAATGCTGATTTTTTCCAGAAAAACATTGTCAACTATACGGCGTGTGTAAACTTTTGAAGAATTGTACGCTTGTCGCGCACACAACAACACTGCCTTGTTTGGTTTAATTATCAACAATAATCCCGAACACTTCATTTTGGTTGTAATGTTAAACATATACTAGAGTTTTTATTGTTATATGTTAGTATAAATAACATTTTATTATATCTTAATTTTTTTAGATTAGATCACAATTGAATTTGTACAATGTATTAGGCTGGTAACGACTTTATATTCTCCACTGTCGCCTGGCATATTAGATCCGTTTCGTATATACTGCAAACTTTCTGCCCAACGATTTCCTGCAAAAGATTGATTGATGGTCCATTGGTCGAGACGAGTGCCTTCCAATTTCTCGTGACCAGTATGATTTATTTTCAAAAACTCTTTGTATATGTTGCTGGGTGTGTTATTAAAGAACATGTACGGTATGTTGTAGATGGGATAACGTTTTTTGTCGCGATACACATATTTTGTTTCAACGTCTTCAAAATTTGATTGTCGCGACAAATATGAAACGGGCGACAGACAAATTTGTGCATGAGTGCCGTCCTCGGCTCGCCAGTTGCTCAGATCTTCTTCGCCGTTTATCACACCCTTTTGACCGTGGATGCCGCATATTTTAATGCCTTGCAAGTCTGTAGTGCTCGTGAGCAAATTTAATTTGACGTGAACCACGTCGTTGATGATGTTCATATTGGAATCGATTCTTTGTATAATTTGGTTTTTTATTTGTCTAAAGTACACAAAAATTTTGTACACGAAATAGTTTTGATTTTTGCACGACTCAATTTTGTAACGCTTTCCGTCGTAAATCCAAGCAATTTTTACACTACAAACTAACACGCCCGCTATGTACAGAACATTGCCTCCGTCCACCATCGCATAGTTGTTTGATTTGCTTTTGTTGTATTTCAACGTGTAATTTTCATGTTTAGCGCACAATATTTTGCCTTTGAGTTTGTTCACTTTGTTATTGTACAATATTATTGGCAGATCACAATGAGGTATGTATGGGTCTTCAGCCGTCAACAATTTATGATCGCGCACCAATGTCCACAGTTTGAACATTTTATTGTTCACAAGCATGTGTTTGGGCGCTGAAACACTGTTACCATACGACAACGTATCAAAATATCTGTTCAAATCCATAGTACTTGTGTCGTACTTTAACACTATTGGCATGGCATTTTTCAAATTTGTCAAAGACACTATAAGTTTTGGCACGGGTATGGTGCTAAAAATTCTTATGTAATCTTTGTAATAGTATTGCACAAGTTTTGACATTAAACAACGAACGTCGTCGTTTTCGCATATTGTGCCAACGTCTGTTGTTGTTTGTAGCAAAGACTCTGAGTTGTGATACTCGAACGGTGTCAGCAATACGTTAATTCGAACGTTTTCGTCGGTGTTTTTTTCGTGCAATTCGACACATCTTTTGATACAAATCATGCCTTCATGATGATTGACAAACAATATGTTGTTCAACAATTTTAATTCAATCGGGCTTTGCTGATGTTTGAGATTGTAAAATATTTTACATAAATCGTTCCTATTGCAACAGTAAGCCGTAGGACGATTGTTGAACGCTATCATCAAATTTTTATCGTCTAAAGTGTGTTGCGGTGTTATGCGTTCGATCAATTTTGTGTGTACAAGATGCATGAATTTTTCGCTAATCCTATTGTAGTTTACGTCGGGCAGAGTTACGTTGCGACACAAGAAAAACTTTTTACCGGCCACTGTCATTTCGCCGTGAAAAAAACTGTCTACAAACTTGACAAAATCCAGCTGTTGCATCAACATATCTTGACGCATCGAATCATTTGTGATGCGAACCACTTCATTGCCAATGCGGTATTTTAACACGGGCGGAGTGATTTCTATGTTGTTGTTACTACTGTTGTCTTGATAGTTGATATAGTTCTTTTTTTGTTTGCTAAACGTTTTAGACACCACGTAAATTAATTTTCCATTAACGATCGTGTCGACAATTTTTTTACTCTCGCGCAAAAACAACACGTTTTGTGTTTTTTTGCGTTTGATCGGTGGTGCATCACAATCTATTTGTGTATAATTGTTTAAAATCGACATATACAGCAACTCGATGAGGTACACAGCTTTGTATATTATTTTATTAGAAAGACTGTCGATACCGTACGATATTTTTGTGCACATTATATGTTTAATATAATTGACAAGTTGTTCCACTTGAAAATGATCGTAGTCGAACAAAAAGTTGAGCGCGTTCCACTTGCCGCTTTTTTTCAAGTACACCGCCAGCGTTTCACTGAATTTCTCATCGACCTCAAAATCTTTTGCGTAAACGTCGCGCGCGTACAAAACATTTGCGCAGTCGTCGTACACTAATTGTATTGCTCTGTTAATCTTTTTTTCGTCATCAAAATTGCCGTAATAAAATATTCGTTTACAATTTTTTGAATACATTTTGTCGTAGAAATTATGCGTAAGAATGTTGTTGTTCATAAGTATATTGGGAAAACTTAAATGGCGACCGTCTATGATGAACGTGCCGGCCACGTCGCGCACGCATTCTGTGTCGCTCGGTCTAAAGCTTTTGTCAAGTTCGGTGCCGATTATGACCAAAACACATTTGTGTAAAACACATTTAAGTTCACTATTAATCGCACAACAAAAGTATGATTTTCGATCGTGCAATTGTTTAATGGTGCAAGTTTGTTCCTCCTTGCTGTTACAGTGCAAAACATATTTCAATATAAACTTTTTTTGAATTTTTGTGTATAGTTTGTCAAAATCTTCAACTACGTCTGTCATGATTGACTTGTACCGTTGAAATAATTAATAATATATTCTTTATTTAAGATTACATTAGAATGTTTCTGCGCAGCGGTGTTAAGCATAAAATCAGCGATACTATTTCATTGAGAAACGATACAAACGTTGAAACAAAAAAAGCCAAAAATATTGATGGTTATCAAATTAACGATTTTTATTACATTCTCGGTTTAAAATACGGCGAAACCGATTTGTCCGCCGTCGAAACAAAATACAAACAATGGAGTGATTATTATAAAGTTTTATTTGAAAACAAACAAATACACATTGACATGTACAATTATATTTTAAACGTTTTGTACGTTGCACGAGCCGTGTTACAAAATCCAGAATACAATTTAAGTTATAATACGTTTCAATTTTTTAAACAAGATTACATCAAAAACAATGACATTATAACTATAGACATACAAAATATTTTGAATAATTTACAAAGAGACATAATTATACCTCTAAATTCAATAAAAGAAACAATAGACAGTATTAATGTTGTGCAATGCAAATATAAATTAAACGAGTACATAAAAGAATTTTTAGACATATACGTTCCAGTAGTAAGAAACTCTGCCACAAACCGTGTTTTAGTACAAAGTAAAAATGGCGATATAACAAATGAAAATCAATTGTATCAACATTTCATTCGTTACGGAGACATAATAGCATATGTAATGTGCAGTACGAATAAAAATTGTGCTGTTATTGAATTTAAAACATTTGCAAGCATGAAAGAGTCACTAAAAGATCCATCGTACGTAGTAAAGGACTACATACTGTCTAAATTTTCTGAACAAAACACCGAATTAATTTTAGACAAACTACAGTCGGTCATTGCAAAATTAAACAAAATAAATGTGTAAAAGTGTTTGTACAAAAAGTGTTGCACCAGTTTAGATTTGTGAACGATTAATACGTCAACTGTTGACAAAAACATATATTTTTTCGACGCACGGTCACGCGTCGCTTCACTTTTTTGACGCGGCGCCGAAAATCCTGTGCGATTACGGTGCGATGCCCTCGTTTTCCGGTTGTGCTTTCGCATCGTTCTTTGCGACGCACGGTCACGCGTCGCTTCACTTTTTTGACGCGGCGCCGAAAATCCTGTGCGATTAATCATTTTACATTATTTTACAATTGTTCGCATAACAATAGTCGAATTTTTTCACAGATGCAATTACATAAATTATTCAAACAAAGGAAACAAACAATAGTTACAGAATAATTCCAAACTAAAATCATTGTACATTTTTGTATGTTTATAATTAAAATTTTTACACTGAGCACAAATTTCGTCGACTATAACGTAACGTTTGTAAAAATTTTTTTGTGAAACAAATGTTGAATGCGCCACCTTGATCCGCTCCTGGTATATTTTGTACAAATTTAATATGTCACCGTTTTGTTTTGTGTCATTTTTAGTTGTTTCATAGAAACATACACTCAACAAACAATAAGTTAATATGTCTTCAATTGTAGGGTACATTTGATTCAGCGGATACAAACACTCTTGACAAAAACCAATATTATTTTGATTAAATTTAAAACAATATTCGCAGTGTGCGTCTAAAGAAGTCATTGTATAATATTTAATTTCATTGAACCACTTGTTGTAAATTTTTTGCTTTGTTAATTTATCACCACTTGTTCTGTATAATTTAGAATATTTTAAAAAAGGTTTTATAAGCTCCATCGTTAGAAGCGTCAATATGCTGATCACAATTAATGTAACTGATAAAGAAAATTATCTGTTTCGCTTGTTTCAAAAGTTGTGGGCGCAGAGCAACGTGGAATGTCAGATATGTTTGGACAGGATATCAAACGATGGCGTCGTCGCCGTCACAGATTATTATACGCTGAACCTTGAAAAAATGTTCCATGCGTCGTGTTTAAAACGTTGGAAACAAAGCAACACCAAGGATCCTTTCAATCGCAACGTTAAGTTTTATTTTAATTTTCCGCCGCAACATTACGAAGAGTGCGTATCGTTGTTAAACATTATCAAGGGATTTATAGGCGATCAGCATGTGGACAAATTGTATGCCAGTGAATACGAAAGAGTACACAATGAACCCGTTTTAGATTGTGAATTAGATTTCGCTAAATTGTTATCGTATTAACAAACAATATTACGATTATATCGAATATTTATAAATGTCGTCAAAGATTATTTTAATCTTTTTATTATCGGTAAAGATTAGATGATAATTAGAACTTTATATTGCTTGTATGCCAAGAACAAGCGACATTTTAGACGTGCGTTTACGTTTAATTTTAACATGAAGAAGTTTTTTATTCAATATTGTTTTAAAACCAACATTCCAGACCTTTTGCACACAATGTTACAAAAATTGGACGTGTTGATGGCCGTGTGTACGGAAACCGCCTGTTACGCCGTTTGTATTGATATATGTTCGCTAGCGTGTCACAAAGAAATGATTAAAGGACCAGTGAGCATGATTTATTATCATTTTTCTGAAGACAGCACACAGACTAGAGACTACGCCGAAGATTTCATCAACGTGTTTCCTGATGCTGTCGTTATTTGTGAGAATAACAAGTTCAGTTCTACATTTTTAGACACGTTACTAATTAATTAATAATAAATGTGTTTTAAAAATAAATTTTTTTTAGTAATTATAATTGTTTTATTACTCTAAACTTGTATTATTTGTCATTTCTTCAGCTTTTCTTTACCTCGAATATTGTTACACACGTATATTACAATCAACGTACTTTATATCCAATCTTGGTTCATACAACCGTTTATTGTAATAAATTTGTTGCAATTTGTTTGCATCGTTGTCGTTTGTATATTTATAAAATGTATCATTTTGTAACGTAATCAGTTGATTGTTAAAAGTGTTGTATAATTTTTTATTGTTTTGCTTGATACATTTTAAAAGTTTTTTATCTGTTTTATGCACTGTGCGTGCGTCAATTTTAAAATTTTTGTTAAAGATGTTTTGTAATACCAAAGACATGCACTGATTAATAAAATAAATTAAAACACAGTTAATGTGTGTTTGGTTACGTGTGTAGTTTACGTTGACAATAACGTGCGTTATTGAATTAATGTTTTTTATGAGGGAGTTATAATAATTGTAACAAAGTTTATTTAAACGTTTCATATTTGAATTGTTAATGTTGTAATTAAACAATGCATTCATGTTTGCTTCATATTCTAAATCAAAAATTGAAAAATTATTTTGAAAAGTAAAAAAATTTTTTAAAGACATACTGTCTAGACCGTTTAATTTCCTAACGTACAATTGTACACTGTCTATTAAATTTTGCAATTTGTAACTAGACATTATAAAGTTTTGTTGAACCTGATTAAAAATGGGATATTTGATAAAATGCACTTGCTGGGTTTCAATTATGTTTTGGCGTTTTTGATTTGATTGTATTTCTAGCATTGATGTGTCAGCTACGTCTAAATTCAAATTTGAATCGTTTTCAACATTGATCGATCTGTTGTATATATTTTCAAAATTTATATTATAGTATGCTAAATCTGACGGAGACGGCGCATCAAATTCAGACGGCGTATCAAATTCATTTATTATAGGATCAATAGTAGTTTCTTCAAAATTTAATTTTTCTTTTGTTAAACTTGTTTTATTACTTTTTTTATTTGTCGATTTTGTTGGAGTGCTCGATTTGATCTTTCGTTTCAACACGGCGCTCATGTTTGCAACAATTTTTAAGTTTAAATCTTATATACATTTATTTTTTTACACTACGTTAAAATTTGTGAAAAATTAATGGTCCATTCATCATCATTCACAGCCATCATAACACTGTTAACATTTGTCAAAAATAAAAACACATTATAGGTAATAATAAATCTTAATTTATTTTAAAAATATATTTTTAAAATATTTACAATATTGTCACGACACAATGGACAATTTTTAAATGAACAGGCGCATATGCCGCAAGCGATCGCGTGACCGCATGGTACAAAACAAACGTTGCGCTCTCTTTCATAGCAAATTTTGCACAAATTTGATTCAACTTCAACCGCATTAGATGATGCTTTCGAAAAAATGTTGTTTCCGATTTTTGGCTGTGTTTGTACAAGTGTGTTATTTTTAATAACACACGCTTCTGTAATTACGTTTTGAACATAATCTTTTCCTTTAATCAATTTTACGTATTGACAATTGGGAAACCAACGAGCGTGCATATGCCAAGGGTCGTCATCAGTTTCCCAATCTTTCAAACCGCCGTCGCAGTAAAAACACACAACTTTGTCGCCTCTTCCGCTATAAAAAAAACCCGCTTCTGCTAATTGTGTGGGTTTCTGTTGCAAAGATTTTGGCCAATCGTCAAAAGACTTTAGACGCGTGCTTATGTTACGATATTCCGTATTGATTGGTTTAAATGCGTTTTGTTGTTTTGCAACATTTGACAAATCGAACATGCCACAGGTATCGTAACCGTTGTAAGCGAATTTGCATTGAGGAGCAAATTTTTTGTGGTCCAACATAGGATCGTCACCGTGCTGCCAACGCATTATTTCTACTTTACAAAACGCGCAACGAGTTTCGTCGCCGACGCCCAAATAATAGAAACCATTTTTTGCCAAAGCTTCCGGTGTAACACAATCAGACGTCCAATTAACAAAAGTTTTTAATCTTTCTTCTTCTTGTTGCATCAAATTATCAAAAACAGACATATTATTATAACGTAACGCATATAACGCTTTAAGTTTTGTTGTCAATTGATACACATTTGCAAATGCTTATAAATATATATGAAAATTTGAATGAATGGTTGGCAATATAGCCACTGTCAAAAATAAAGTGATCATCGTCAACGTTGATTACCAAGTTACGCCAATTTGTATGGAGCGTTTCAAATTAAGTGATGCGACGCATTGYCCRGGCAATGTGCGACTACACTCGGATGACTCATCGTCGAGACGATGACGCGTCGATTACCAAGTCACGCCAATTTGTATGGAGCGTTTCAAATTAAGTGATGCGACGCATTGCCCGGGCAATGTGCGACTACACTCGGATGACTCATCGTCAATAAACTATAATTTTGTAATTTTTATACATGTTTATTGTTTGAAATTTTTTATAAAACATTTCAAATTTGTTAGATATRGTGTTTTGATAAATGTGTATGTTTGAAGCGCGTGATTCTATATAAATATATTTGGACATTTCAAAGTATTCATTATATGTTAACATTATTGTGTGATTGTCATCAAAAATGTCTGAAGCGTCGTCTGAATCAAACGTACTTTCTGTTATCGACATCATTTTAAAAAACAACTTAGATATTTTAAACGACACATATATTGTGTTAAATGTCCTCAAAAAAGAGAGTGGTGGTTTTAAACCAATGTGTATCGGAGAAATATCAGCTTTTAAAACCTTTGATTTTGAAACTGAGAAATCAATGTCCAATTCATTTACGTCGAGCGAACTGTCGAGCAATACGAGTTCGTAACCCGCTCACTAATTTGGATTTCTATCGTCACGTTACAATACTTGAAAACACATTCCTCGATTACAATTGTCGTCCTTATTTTATGTGTCTGTTAGACGAAACGGACGTGAGCCGTCGTACGTTAAACGTAAACGGTGATAAATTGTATGCTGCTGTTGATTTTGAACGACTAGATTCTGATGAAATTTTCTACACGATCGACGAAGCCGGTGAAAAAAATCTAATCATTATACGTAACGTGATTATTACGCTTTTTAAATGTTTTAAATCATTAGACACACAATTTATATTGATGGTTGATTTTTTACAAATCGATTTAGTTTACTCAATGTTTCGCTGTATTATACTGCCTCAAAAAATGTTGTGTATAAACTCAAACGAGACAATAGTTCAAAATAATGATTTATTTCAAGTTTTTAGTGTGCCTTCAACGGACGAAGCTCTTATATCGCAACAGATTTATTTAACTTTTTTAGTGTACAATACTGTATTGACAATGGTACTGAAACAAAAAAACCCATTCAATTCCAGCAAAATGATTTCAGTCATCTTGAGAACATTGGGAAAATGTCCTAATAACAAAGACCGAATAAAGTGTTGTGATTTGCAGTACGGCGGCACTGCACCGGATCATATTTTTTGTGCTCCACGAGAAATGGTAAAAAAAATTTTTCATTACTCAAAATGGGCACGCACACCCAATAACTATCGCAGATATTACACTTTAATAACGTCAGTTCCTCTGCGCATGCGTACGAAGAATTATGATGTCATATCAAACGAGAGAACAAAGGCAAAACAACAGCTGCTTATTATTGATTGGCACAATTTTTTTGAAGACTTTAGAGCTTATTTTGGTATTCGTGTGTAATGCATGTTTACAAAACCGTACACGTTTAAATAGCTTTTTGCGTTTCATTGTCGTATTTATAATGCTACTATTGGATTGCTCATAATCAGTATTTGTCTGTATCGAGATGAGTCGAGTGAACATAAAACTAAAGGCATTAATTGATAAAATTATCGATTACGAATATAATAAAACAACAAAAGTGTCAACGAAAATGCCACAGAAGCAGCATGAACCAAGATTTGTGCTAAAAGAATGGAATACGGACATCCTTCAGGTGGGACGTGTCACAACCTACGACATCGTCGGTCAAAGAGATTACGAAAAGTTTTTTCAACAGTTTTAATGTGCCGTTGTATGTGAGTGTGTGTATGTGTACAATGTGTCAATTATTCATTCTAGTCATGCATATGCAGCCATAAAACTACAATCTTTTTAGTATAAATGTATTTGAGCATTGAGTGTTTCAATATCAATACGCTGAAACTAATAAATCACGCACGTAATGAAACATCGTTTTGCAAATTATTGTGTCGATTTAAGTGAAATACCATTTCTACATGACGTGAACAACAAGGAAAATGTGATTAACTACTGTATCACTATAAACATATATAATAGTGCAAAAAAAATTATGATTTACACTATTCTCTCTATGCACGCTTTGTGTATGAAAATGTTTGAACACATTTTGTTTTACATCGACGGCGTTCACATGGACTTTGAGATCAATTTTTCGAACGTCATTATACATAGTCGTAACAATATTGTATTATTACTTAATGAACATGTAAACTGTGCAATAAATAAACTATAACATCCTAGAAATTTTGTTTAACTTACCATATCACAACCTATGAGTTTTATAAATTATATACTAAATCACAATTTATGAGATTCAACTTGATAGTTTTGACATTTAACTAGAATTAGTTTTATAATAAATTTTCTGAAATTTCAAATTTTGTGCTAATGTTTGAATTTAACTTGAGCAAATTAAATATGTCTTTTTCATTTTTGACAATATAAATTTCACTTTTGTCGTTCTTGCGAACCATAACACCCGACTTGCACAATGATACATACTTGTAGTATGGCAAAAGAGCATCTCGCGTCTTTTTCAACAATACTTTCAATTCTAGTGGAGCTGCCACAAAAATTTTAATCGGACCATCATAGTCGATGTTAAGATTTATGTTTTTGAGACGCAATTCACGCGACCTGTTTTGCCATTCTTTAGCAGTAATTACATCTCTTAATCTTACAACAATATGGTTTTTGTTGTACCACGAATCAATAATTGCTTTGTGGTTTAAATTTAGTTGTTCGCATATTTGTTTTAGCCTATTGTTTCGTATTTTTTTGTTATTCAACCTGTTATCGTGCACGCCGTATATTTCAACGCAATCTTTTAAATTTTCGTTTTCAAGTTTTTTTAATTTGTCATTTAAATAAACAATGTTGTCGTTGACATTGTAATCTATTTCATTCTTTATTAAATTTTTTAAAATATGAACGTTTATAATTTCCGAATTCATAGCAACAGCGGCCCTCAAACAGTGTAAACGTGTGCACGTAAATTTAAAATTATTACCCTCTTATATTGTTGCGTGCAATAGTTGCAATCATGTTTGGCCAAGTGCATAACGTAGATTATGAATTTGCACAAAAACAACCTATCACATACAAACTGTTGAAAAACGTAGCAGATTTGTCTGACAGTGTGTTTATAGACATTGAAACTTTTAAAAAATTTTTAAAACATTTTATTGAAAATTTAAAAAAAATTAAACTCAACTTTTACAATAGCCTAATTGAACAATTGATTTCTTTGTACACAGAGTACAATGTGCGCAATAAACACACAGATATATTGACCAAAATTGTGTCCGCTACAACTATAGTAATTACGAATTTGCCTTCGAATGTGTTTTTAAAAAAATTAAAAACCAACAAATTTACAGACAATATAGACTATTTAATATTGCCCAACTTTATTTTGTGGGATCACAATTTTGTAATTTTTCTAAACAAAGCGTTCAATTGTAAGCATGAAAACGGTCTAGTTGACATTGCCAACGCAATACAAAAAATCAAATTGACACACGGCATTATTAAAGATCAGTTGCAGAGCAAAAACGGATACGCCGGTCAATACATGTACTCCACGTTCTTAAACACCGCTTCGTTTTACGCCAACGTACAGTGTTTCAACGGGGCCAACGAAATAATCGCACCCAAAGCAAGTTTGAAACGTTATTACGGCCGGGACGTAGAAAATGCTCGCGCTTGGACCACGCGACATCCCAACATTTCGCAATTGAGCACACAAATTTCCGACGTCAAAGCTACACAAAGCTATACCGACTGGAACGTTAAAGTTGGTCTGGGCATATTCACCGGAGCAAACACCGACTGTGACGGAGACAAAAAGGTGAAAACTTATATGCCTAAACCCAATTCGTTTATTGATTTAGAGTGTTTGTTGTATGGAGATCCGCGTTTTAATTTCATATGTTTCGACAAAAACAGACTGTCTTTTGTGTCTCAACAAATATTCTATTTGTACAAAAAACAAGATCAAATGTTAAAAATCTTTGATGCAATGCCCGTTGTAAAAAGTTTGTGGAATTCGTATCATACCGACACGCTTTTTAGTCAAAAGTTGGACATGTTACTGCGCGATTGCACTTTATTGTTGAGCTCCCAATTCAGTTATTTTTTGTTTAAAAAATTGTCGAGCATCATTGAAAACGAAGAGATGGTATGTGGCGACGAAGAATTGCAAAATTTGACTGGACTATTTGGGCAAATGATCGAGTGCGGTTCGAAAGGAACTCAAAACCTAATCGAAAGCACTAATCATTTAAAAAGTACAAAAATAAACGAAGTCGACACTATAGCCGAAAGAGCCATTAACAGTTTAAACAATTACATAAATTCTCACAACAGAGTTAAAGTCGGCGGCGGTGATATTTATCACAATACCACAGTGTTACAAAACGTATATTTGCACAACAATTTTATTTGTTATAAAAATAATTCCAGACAACTTATGAACGTGTGCGCATTGCCATCTGAATTTTTGTTTCCAGAATATTTGTTAGATAAATTTTTAGATTAATATTTACAAAATGTAAAATAAAAAACTTTTTTTTATTTGATTAGTTTGTATAAATTGAAAATTGTGTAATTTTACGCTTGATTCGGGTACTAAGTTTTGGCGTTTAAAATTAGTATAATGTAAAAATCTATCGACTACATTAAAAGTTAAAACTGAACTTTCTGTAAAACTAAAACAGACCTCATTGTTACTGTGATTCATTAAAATGTTGTTTTTGTAAATTGTCAACGAATTGTCAAGTTCTAAGTAGAAATATCCATCAATATATTTTAGATCTTTTTTATAATTCGAGTCTTCTTCAATTACGTGCATACTGTAACATGCCACACCCAACGAGTATTGTACGTATAGTTCTACATTTGATCTTGCGCGAAACAAAACAAAATTTTGAGACGGTGTATAGTTTTTAATTGACTCCATTTGTGAAACAACACCGTTTTGCGTGACGCTTGTAGCAGCCGCGCCCCACTGTTCGTCGTTGTTTTCGAGATTAGTTTCTCTACTAATAATACAACATAACATTAAAGACGGCCCGGAGACGTTAAAATACAATTGAAACATGCCCTTTTCAAAATATATTGTAATAGATTCATATTTTATTTGTAACGCTTGCAAATTCATTTTTTGATACATAGCAGCGCTGCCGCTAGTGGCCACTATTGCTATGTCACACGATGACAAATAAAAATTTGTGTACGTTGATGTAACAGATCTAAATTCATTGTTTAAACCAATGTAATAAATACATCCACTTTGAAAATTGTACAAACTCGGTGGAATTGGCAATATATTATTTTTTTTATTCCAAATTCGTTTACACATAGTCCACAGTGATATTTGTGTGAAATGTTCATTGTTTGTTTTCAAGTAGGGTAAATGTGTATTGTGACCGACTAGACAACCAACATATTTAGGATGATTTGCTACGTTAATAATATTGTTCAATTCACAAGTAACAAACATTGAGGAATCGCTATAATTATATAAATCTTTTAACACTGGGCTATAAATTGTACTTTGAATGTCAAATAACATAGGTCCTATAAAACCCGCGTTGTTACCTACTGTAAGCAATGACTTTTGTACGTTTTTAATGTTAAACTTTACATTGTTAAACAATTGTTGGTAATAAAAAATTGTAAAATACACGTTTATTAAATTTTTATACAGACGATTGTTTGTTTTATCAACAAATACGTAATCATGTCTAATTCCTGGCTCATTTTGAGATACAAGTGCAAACGTTGCTTTTTGAACGATTTGTTTTAAAGCCGAATTATTTACTGTCATGTAATCTATTGAATTTAAATTCAACAATTGATTATATATGTATGGCAGGGCTAAACGTAACTCTCTTAAATCATCAAATACACAGTTCAATGCTTGATTGGCGTTATTGATGTAAATAGTAAATATATTCTTGCACAATTCTTCGCATTGTCTAATATATTTTTTTAGTGATATACACGTGTACATAATATATTCTAATAAAACAATTGCAAAATATTCTATATCATTTTGATTTCCCCACAAAACTTTGCAACGTTTTGTAATTTGTTTTGGAATATTGTCGTAAACAGTGTAAAAACTTTGAATTAAATTGCTACGAAGCGTTACGTTATTATTTTCACTATATATCACTGTGTAAGCTATTAAATTATGCAACATAATCCCAAAATTATGAGAATTGTCAAACGGTTTTATATCTTTAAAAACTGTATCTTTATCAAACTCTAATGTTGGATTGAGAATTTTATTAGGATAAAACTTATACAATTCGCCTATGTTGCTTATCCAAAATTTGTCGAATTCATCAAGTTGTCGTTTAGCTAATTCTTGGTCATTAATTGTTTTGCTATTATACATAATTAATTTGAACAATAACAAAATTATTAATACACATGACACAAGTAATAAAAACATTTTTTAAAATCTTATGTTAATATAAAAAAAGACAAAATTTTGTTTTATTTTATATTATTAAAACGTTTCCTGCAAATGGCGCTTTTACATGCAAACTGTTTACAATTTTACCGTTAAACGTTAAATTTATGTACGTATTAGACTTGTAACTATTAACATACACATCAATTTGATTCTGTGGAACAATTTTGTCAAAATTTATTTTATCTTCGTTGTGCGTAAAATACACATAACCATTAAATTGAAACAATCCTCGCAGTGAAGACGTTGAATCATTTTCCAGTGGAAATATACAAAACTCGCTGTTGTCTTCAATGTACACTTCGCTTATGCACGATACCCAACGTCCGTTTTCATCAAACACAGGCGCGCCCGTGTACATTTTTCTTATATTGTTGCGATGAATTTTCAATCCTGGCGTCAAAGCATACGTGTAATTGTTATAATAATGGTTATGCACAAAATACATTTTGTTGTCGGCACTCATTTCGGTTATTTCCATCATTTTGTTGTCGTCAAATGTCATCACTTTAACAGGTTTATACCTGTTTAATCGCTTTGGCAACAGAGTTGTTGCGTAAGTGCAATATTTATGATACGAGTTGTACATGTCTCCTCCTTCAAAACCGGTGAAAACGTGCACGTCTATAGGTTTATTTTTAAACGAAACGTATGATACTGTTTTTAAACTGTGATTGACTTTTAACACAAATGAATTAATTTCCATTTTTTCTTCAATTTCATTGGAAACGTTCATGTTGCACAGTCGGTTCAAATGTAACTGCATTAAAAACTTGTTATTGTTCGTAAATGATTCAGTGATTCATCGCGCGTTACAAAAATATGCGCATTTTGTTTTGTATATGCACACGACAAACGCAACACTCCGCGATAATTACAGCACATTCGCTGCACACGACTACATGTTTGCATGGTAAAAAACATATTTCTCTTGTGTTTTTGAAACACACGACACATTCAAAGTTGTTATCGTTTTTTTGATTTAACTGAAACGGCAATTGAGGCGCGCTTGGCGCAAAGTTATTTTGTGTAAATAAACATTTCGACGACATATTAACGTGTAAATTTAGTATTTTATTAATGTTATTAAATTTAAGAATTGTAAAACCACAATTGCAACAATGAATTTTTTTTGTACATGGATTGTAGAAAAAACCATTTCTAGAGAGTTGTTTCGTGTACTGAACGAAAACATTATACACTATAAACGATTCATTTCGCAAGTGCTCATTGTAAAATAAATTTTGTATACACTTGTAACAAGTAGAAAATGTATGTTTTAAAATATCGTTCCAGTTGATTACGTTTGTGTTAAAATTACAAAAAGCGCACTTCAATTTGCGCGTCGTCACACAATAATAAACACCGCTATTAACAATGAATTGTTTATCTTGTGCAGAAAATTTATTGTTAACTGTTTCAAATGTGTTCATTCGCGTGGTGCGATAAACGTATCTATTACGTTGCAGCGGCGCAATTGTTTTGTTTATCGCATGCGCGTGAAGAGTGTCCATTGTGTATCAATCTTATCTAGTGTGTTGAACACAAAAGCTGTAATCAACACTAACAGTATTGTACTAATAAAAGCAAGATAAATTTGTATGGATTTTATATTCATTATACTGCTCGTTAGGGTTGCACGATTTAGTGCGCGATTTAAATTTTCATTAGTTACTAATAAATTTTTAGATTTTACTTCATAAATTAAAGGACTGTTGTAATCAAAGTGTTTAAAATTGGCGTTGTTAATTAAAGTTCGAAAATTGGAATCGTCAGGACTGCGTTTTAGCACGGCAAATATCAATTTTCGCCACGCGCGTTTGCGACTACTAGGAACTACCTCCACTCGATCCGTGTTTAATATACGCCAGCGCACCTTAGCCATGAACAAGTCTCAACAGAACGTTTCGATTGTAAACATTTGTGAAGAGGACGAAATTGAAATGAGTATGATTGAAAATTGTAACAACGGTGAAGGCGGTACTAAAAGAAAAATCCAAAATGAAACTCAAGACCGAAATGAACGACAAATAAAACAATTTAAAAAGTCGGACAACAGAAAGTTTTTGAAAACAACTGGTGAATTGATAATGAAATGCAACATAAACATAAACAATGAACCTTTTTACTTATTTAGATTTTTAACACATCTGGGTAGTAAGGAATATTACGGAGACGTTGGAACCTTTCAATCCATACAAGAGAACGTTATTTATGATGTGAATATTGTTATGGAAAAAAGTAAATTATACATTGCATCGTATAAAAAAGCCGACGCCCCGTTGGTGACTGTGGACACTAAAAAAGTATTGTCGCAAAAAAATTTTGAAGCAGGCGATAACGTGGCAGTTTTGGCAAAATTACAATACATATTCAAACCGGTGGAATCTAATATGTATAAACTGGTGTTTTTAATTAAATTTTGTGACAAAAATGATAAAATTATCGATGTGCAAGTGGAATGCTCCGCTTCGTTAAATTCTATTGTTCAATCTGTGAAAAAAGTGTCTTTACAAAATGAAAATGATGTGTTAAATTATTTTAACAAAAAATTGATGAATGACGTTATATTGTATCGTATTCAATGTCAAACTATGATTAACAACAATACGAAATATTACAGTTTAAATTTTCAACAAATGTCCGAAATTAAGTTTGATACGAACGGTTTAATACTCGATTTGAACGTGGACGATTTTGAAAATATAAAAAATATAAGTCGTTCAAACAAATCTATTGTATGTAAAGACATATCAAACATCACTGCCACTCAACACTCTAGCAGCAACAACAATGTTAGATTTCAAATTATTATGAAAGTCAAAGACGACAATGATCCCGAAAACTCGATTCGCACTGTGTACTTTTTCAACAATAATTTTAATAAAACTGAAACACCTGAGAAAACTAAAAATGAAACTGCAAAAATTGAAAAATTGTTGATGGATATTAATCAATTGAATGATTTAATGGAATTTATCGATGTTAAAGTTTATTGTACATACGATACATACAATTACAATTATAATGTGTTATCTATAATAAAATATGACAGGGATGAAACTTATTATGTCATTAATTAAAAAATTTTTATTTAAATTGTGTAATATATAAATATAGCTGTTGTGCACAATCTATTTTAAAAGGTGTTGGATATTATGTAATAAAATAAAGCTTTTAAAATATATTGTTATTTTAATTGATTCATCCTCAATAACAATTCGTTGTCTCTATTATTTTCCGCCAAAGTTTTGATATGTTTTCGTGCTTCGTACTCTTGCCGTTTGTACAAATCAAAGTTTTTGTTATGACTCATTTGTTTGTCATTTAACACGTTTATTTTAGTTTCAATTGGAGCAATCAACGCACTAATCTCATTTAATCGACCGCTAATATTTGACTGTGAAATTTTATTTAAAATATTTTCAACGCCCTCGTTGATTTTTTCTTCAATAATTAGTTTTTGTGCTTTATTTTCCAATCTCAAACTGTTTACCTCGTCGCGCAAACTCTGTTGACTCTTTTGATTTAATGACAACAAATCTTGAACGCTTAGTGTTTCCGAACTTGGTAACAGAGTAGATTTAATTATATTTAAAATATCAAACAACTCTGTGTGTAGTTGTTTTAATTGATTCTTTGCTTCATCACATTCCATATCGTTCACATTTCCCAATGTCATCAATCTATCGTTTGCTCTTTGCAATTGTAAGTTTTGTTGCGATAGTGACGATGATGAAACAACTGTCGCAGTGGATGGTTTAAAAGTTATCCTGCGTTTAGGAGCAACTAAAGCAGTTTTCGATCTTATGTTGCCGGCTTTTTCCAAATCTCTGATTTTTTGTTGGTCGCGAATTGTTCGCTGTTGCAACGATTCGTTTTGCTTTTGTACTAAACTCAATTGATTTTGCAACTCGTCAAATTTTAATTGCAAAGCATTCAAATTTCCTGACAAGCGCTTGTTTTCATTTACATATTGTTGTGTCAAGTCTGTGATTTGTCTTTTGTTAGTTTCGCTGTTTGATTTATACGTTTGTAATTGTGCAGACAATGATGCGTTTTGCAATCGAAGTTGTTCCAAATCTTGATTTATTATTTGCCCTTTTTGTTCTTGTTCTCTAAGCGTGTTCAGTTGATCGTTCAATTTGGCAATAGTAATTTTTTGTGAAGCATTATCTGAACTGAGTATGTCAATTCGAGTTTGCAATTCGTCGACTTGTGATGAATTTGATAATAAATTTAAATTTTGCTGTTGTAACGTTTCATAATCATTTTTTAATTTTGTAATTTCATCAATTATCACGTTTTGTTGATCTTGTGTTTTCAATTGTTGCGCTGTCGTAAATGTTGTTCTCAAGGAAATTAAAAAATTTTTTAGTTGTCTATTCAAATTGTCCATTAATGTTGAAGAAAACAAAGGCAGATCCGTAAAACTTTCCACATTACGGCCGGTGTTTAGAGTAAAAAATGTTGTTAGTCTAAATATATCATTGTTAACTTCTTCAATTTTTGCCTGTTTAGATAAAATGTTGTTGTTTAAAGTCAAAAGATTCTCTTGCAATTGATTATAGTTTTCTTGCATTGTTTGCATCTCTTGACTCTGACCGGGTAATATTGATGACGCGCGAGTTTCTATACGTGATAGTAAAGTTTGAGCGTAAGTATTAATTGATGAAACGGAGTCGATACGCGTTAAAATAAAATTATTGTCCACAACAATTTTATATACATTAATAAAAGTTGTTAAAATTGTGACAAATATAGAACACAAATCGGGTGAATCCACAATTATTATTTGACTATCTCGTTGAATACACAACAAAAGATTAGTAATGTCCTTGTTTTTAAATAACTCTTCAAACGATTGAATTTTTATTAAACTTCGTGTAAATATGAACGATTGGATGTAACGCTCGCTTACCGCTATCAAACTTTGTATCATTTGTCTAAAGGATTGAGTGGTGGGCAATCTCAACATTTGTTCATAGTTTTTTTCCAATTCTAATGAATCGTTTTGATTCAACACTACTTTTGCTACAGTCGGTGCATCATCGTCATCATTGTTTCGACTGCCGCCTCTAAAATTGTCATTTCGAGTCACAGACGGTTGCATTGACGTTAAATCGTTGGGATTTATTTGATTGAATGTAATTTGAGTGTTAGGCGGTACGATTGTATTACGAAAATTGTGCGCATTAGTTTCGTTAGCATAACTATTTGCATTTAATTGTGAAGGAAACGTCGGTTGTTGTTGCAACACTTGTTGATGAGGCGGCGGTTGTGTAAAATTTACCGGATAGGCGTTCGTGTTATAATCGTATTTGTAGTTGTAGTTGTGTGTTATTTCTCGTGCAACGCCGACGCTCGTCGATAACGCTTCTGTCACCAATTCGGGCGTATCTAATTCCGCTCGAGAGATAAGATTAGGTCTGTGCAAAAATATAATAGAACGAATGCGAGATACAGTTTGTTCATTTTCGTTACTGCTGTTGCACTTACGACTCATAGTGTTAATCGTTCGCAACAAAGTTTGAACAGTGTTAGCGTTTACGTCAGTGTTCTTGTATTTGGAAACACCGCGAGACATGTCTATAAATAAAATCGAAGAAGTGTCTGAACAAAAATTAATTGATAGTTTATCACAATTTTGCAATTATCAGTACAAAGTTGAGATATGCACTGACGATGTGTTTTGTATCACTAGAATGGTGTACGATAACAATTATTTGTTAATATTTTGCACAGGATATGCAAATAAAAACACAAATCGCACTTACCAATTTTACATGGAAATACAATGCGACGTTTACACATATCAAATGTGCTACGGTAATCACGCAAATTTAGTGTGTCATAAAAAATGTCAAAACTATAAAACTTTTGTGTTGCCCGGCTTGAAAGGTTGTCACATGAAACGTTTGAACGTGGTAAAACGCAAAAAAACAGTTTCCAACAAAAATGATTACTGTTTGGACAAATTTCTAAATGACATTAATCGTGTGCACATGCAGTATGAGTTTACAGAAGGAGATTACTTTCAATTTAAAACTGCCCAAGTGTGTTTCAATCACGTATTAAAATTAAACAACGACATCAATGCTAACAATATTTTAGAAAAAGTAATTACAATCGTGGACGCTGATAAATTGAGAAAAGAAATCGTACCCGTGTTGGCATGTTACGACATAGAAACCCATTCCAACGGACAACAGTTCTCAACGCCAGAAAAAGATCATGTCATATCGATTGGATTAGTATTGAAGCGAGACAATTTACAATTTAAATTGTGTTTGATGTACACCAAAGAAGCGCATCGCACGGCAAAGTATTCAAAATTGAATAGTTTCAATTGTGATGTTATACATGTTGTGTATTTTAACGACGAGCAAAAAATGATACTTTACTTTTTTGAATTGTTACCAATTTTAAACATGGACTATATTATTGATTATAACGGCGATAAATTTGATATGCCTTTTTTAATAAAAAGAGTGTTCAATAAAAGTAAAACGTCGTGTACTGTTGCACGGTACAATTTGCCGTCGAAAAAAATAGAAACAATGATACTGCATGACAAATTTCAAAACAAAATACATACACATTTTTTATATTATTATGTGCATATTGATTTGTATTTGTTTTTGAGTAGCGATCCCGAACAAAACGTGGAAAACTTTGATTTAAATACTGTGTCTCAACATTATTTAAACGAATCCAAAGTAAACATGTCTGTCCATGAGATGCTTTTGCAATACAACCGAAACGAATACGAAAAAATTATAGAATACAACGTACAAGATTGCGTTTTACCGATTGAAATTATAAACAAATTAAAAATTATCAACTTTATGTACACCGAATGTAAACTTTTGTATTTGAGCACCGATGATTTTTTGCGCAACATATCCCACAAAAATACAATTCTATCATTTTATAAAGCTTTGACGCACAAGAAATATAACGAGAATACCAAATCCTACGTACAAGACGCATATTTTTTTAACAAACACGATTTGCACGCTCTAATGAAACGATCTGCAAAGGAAATTGACTTAAGCGTGCTTGATCGAACTCCAATACCAATGTCTGCTATTCCGTTTGATAAATGTGTAAAATTGTGCTCTACAAAGTTTAGTAGCAATTACAAAGGCGGCAAAGTCATAAGCCCCAAACCCGGTTTAAAAACGTGGGTCGTTACGTTGGATTTCAATTCCTTGTATCCGTCGATTATGATGCAAGAAGGCGTGTGTTTGTCGAACACATTTATAGCTGAAGACAACAATGTTTATTTGCACAAAGATCAAACCGCTGTTAATCCGATGTCGTTGAAACAAACGCTTCATTTACGGTCGGTCTACAAGAAAAAGCGCGACGAGTTTCCGCTTGATTCGTTTCAATATATGTTGTACGACAAAAATCAAAACGCAGTGAAACGTTTGGCCAACGGCATGTATGGCTATTTTGGAGTATTTTTTAAACCTTTGGCTAACTATGTGACAAAAAAAGGACGACAGTTGTCGTCGATGGTTGCAAAAAAAATTGAAAGTATGAGCGACGATCAAGATTTGATGGAGGAATTTAATTTGAACACAATTTCGTTCAAAATCATATACGGTGATACAGACTCGTGTTTTGTACAGCTAGTGTTTGAAAAAAATCAGATTGTGACTGTGGAACTAGTGTCGAACATAATGAAAAAAGTTTTGCATCAAATCAATGACATGTGGAGCGGATATAAAATGTCGTTGGAAAATATAATGCCCAAACTAATTTTATTGAAAAAGAAAAAATATTGTTTTATAAACACTAACAATCAAATTAAATATAAAGGTTGGTTGGTTAAAAAAGACATGCCTATATTTATGAGAAAAATTTTTCGAAGTGTAGTCGATATGTTGCTTCTAGGACACCCAATATCGTGTGTCATGTCAACGTTGCACGACAAATTGATCAAGGCTCACAAAGATTTCAACACTGACAACAATCTGTCGGAATATTGTTTTAGTATGAAATACAACGAGAGCATTAACAAAAAATCAAATGAAAGCAGCACACGTAAACCCGTCATCACCATTGCTAAGCATTGTCGCGAATTGATTGCAAATTCGGGCACAAAATTTTTGCCAGGCAACGGCGATCGAATTCCGTATCTGTTGTTGGACATAAAAGAACGCATCACTCAAAAAAGTTTTCCTCTTGTTTTGTTCAACACAACGAAGCGAGTGAGTTGGTTGAAACATATAACCATTGTGTGCACGTTTGTCAACGAATTGATCGAAATATTTGGCGACTTGCCACAGTTTGTGTACTACTTTGAGAAAATTTGCAACGTTTACATGAAAAATCAATTGTACGATGTTAAATATGTAAACGTTGTTACAACTAAAACTAATCGAAACAAAGCAAAAAATAAATTTGACGACTTGGATTATAATAACAGCGACTCGAGCAGCAATAGTGATGTTGATGACGATAATGTCTATGACACGCTTCACACATGGCATGTTAATTTATGTAATAAAAAAATGTGTTTAAATAAATACAAAAAAAATTATCAACAGCTCAATGTTTGTGAAATTTGTAATAAAAAATGTTAATGTATAATAAATTTTATTTTAATTGATAATTGCGTTGTTTATTTCCAAAACCAAAAACTCTGCAAGATCGTTTATGTCGTACTCTTCTAAGTATTGATTGTCTGTATAATGTTGCAGTATATTCATTATGTTACTGTTGGTGTACACTCTGTTGCAAAAAAATTCTATTTGTTGAGGCGACAGCTGAAGGGTATTCACTGCTTCGGCTATTGTACACATGTCTTGTAAACTTATTTCTTTGCGCAAAAACATGCGCAATATTTGTGTGAATTTGTGTGCAAACACTTCGTCTCTGTTTAAATCTTTTATATACTTTTTTAAATACACGTTTACATTGGCAATTTTGGTAGCAACAGGCATGCAGTTTACTACTTGATTAACGAAAGATTTGAAAAACTCCATTTTAGTCTATTGAACTAGTGTTCTTATATAAAATTGCGAATGACGCTTTTAATTCAATTTTATTCTTATACTTGATATAATTAGTAGATATGGGTGTGTTTTAATGAAACAACACAATTTAAAAACTACATTTTATTGAACATCAGAATAAGGTGGCGGTGGCGGCTCGATGGCCGGCCTCGGCGGACATGCCGTGTCGTACAGTTGTATGTTAAAAACGTTTTTAATAAAGTAGTTAGTACAGTGGTTCATGGTGTGTATGACTTGTTCGTCGTTCATGTTGTCGCGCGTTTTTGCATCATCCGCCACGTTTAACTTGTTCCTCTGACTCACCACCCATCGACTCAACAACGACTCAATTACTTTTGCCGCTGCACGAACGTTTTCGTACATACAGCGACGCCGGCAGTCATCAAAGTTTGCAAAACCCAACGCTTTAAACGTCGATTCTTCAAACACGCTACTGTTCTGGTCGCGATCGTACTTCTCCTTCAGTTGCTCCAAAGTCAGCGCTCTCATTTCAGTTTTCAATTTGTTYACAAATTCGATGCCGTAAAACTCGGCGGGATTTGGAGCGCAACATCAATGAATATATACCCGCTTCCGTAGTCATCAACGTCTCCGGGTGCCAATCAAAAAAGCGTACTGATCACCGCCCAAGGCGCACACCGCCAACGAGTGAAGCAATTGGGGGTCGCTTGGCTTAGCGATCACGTCCTGCGCGATGTCCGCCATGCGGTTGGCCATTTGACCGATGGATTCGTTGGCCTTATGTAAATTGTTGTTTGCAGAGATTAAATTGTCATTAGCCACAATTAACGCGTTGGCAAGTTTAACGACCTGTTGATTCATCTCTGTTAAAGAAATAGTTAAAATTTCAATTTTTTTATCTTTTTCTACTATTGTGTTTTTTAAATGTTGCAAATCTTTCATCCACGGTGCCTCTTGACCGTCGTTGGTGGCCGCGTGCACCGCGTTCATTCCTTGCGCAATGTCTATCGGAGCGTTTTTCGCAATGTTGTATTTGCCTTCGTCGCATAGCTTCGGCAGCAGGTCCGAATTGATCCAGTCGCGAAACTCCTGCGCCTTGGGCATGCGCGACGCTTGGATGAGTTCAAATAGGCCAGCGCGGTTGATAAATTTAGACTTTGCTTGAACGGATGATGACGTCATATAAGTCGCGATGAATTGACGCGACCCGATTTCTTCGTAGTTTTTGCTATTATGAATAGACACATGTTGGCGGACGGCATCATTGGCTTTCGTGTACTCCAAAATTCTAGCAAAAGGGTTTGCCAGCATCCACAGTTGATTATTGTTATCTCTCACGCTAAGGCAAAGGGGTTCGCCTGATGCCATTTTTCTCCCTTGGAGTCCACCACGGTGAACACCTCCAGTGATCGGCCGGCAAAGTTTACTTTCGACAGAGCCATTTTAATTTATTCGTAATTAGGTCTTGCCACCACGCGATCTCAGAACACAATGATCGAAATCGCGCTATTTTGCTGAATGCTAGGCGGTAGCACTGATGACTCATCGGTCACAGGGTTCCCTGTGACTTAAAATCCTCCAATTTGTTGGTGGCGGCGTGCACGGCGTTCATGCCTTGCGCAATGTCGAGGGGAGTGTCTTTGGACATGTTGTACTCCCCCTCGTGACATAGCGTCGGCAACAAATCGTTGTTGTTCCACGCCTTAAAATGTTTAGCGCCTGGCATATTACTGGCATTGATTAGATCGAACACACCCGCAGTGTTAATAAACTTAGTTTTTGGTGTAGCGTGCGTTGGTGATGAATCATCCGGTCCGACCGTTTTGGTCGGACCCAATTTCAAGATATTCTTTAACGTTTTCCTGCGTAACGTGGTCTCTAATAGCTTTATAGGGATTGTTATAACCCAAAGCTTCGGCAAAGGGGTTTGCCTGATGCCATTTTACACCATTTTTATCGACTACTGTGAACACTTCAACAATTTTATTAGCGAAATTAATTTTGTTCAACGACATGTTTCTCGACCGACGGTACTACAATAATGAATTAAATTTAGTTAAACTGTTAATTTAATGTGTCATAAGTTTGCACAACGGAAATAACATCGGTTAGTATGTGTCACAAATTAGTCTGTCGAACTAGTGTTTTTGTTCAAAATTGCGTCAAACACTTGTTCTAATTTTCTTTTGTTGTTAACACTTTTAGCTTTGTCGGTGTGCACGTCCGAAGTTGTAGATGCTTCATTTTTTATCAAATTTAAAACTAACACGATTAAAAATAACATAAAAATGAATAAAAATAAATTTAACGCATTATCGTTTTTATAAAACAACAAACTCAAAATTATTATCGACAGAAACAAATATTCAAAATTCATTATAAAATTTACAAATAATCCCTCTTATTTGTTCTTAGTTAGAACTGATTATCGTATATGTATTATACGCATGCATTAAGACTCTACGTTATTTGTTTCTTCATTAATACTACTAACATCGTCTTCTTCAGTGTCGTCTTCGTCTAAACCAACATTAAATTTATTGATGTAATGTCGTGTACTGATGTACGAATTGTGATTCATTAATTTCGCCACCTTTTGCAATGACATGCCATTATTATACATATTACTACTCAAATAATGACGAATCATATTAGAGCGTGGTCTGTCCATTTCCACGCCAGATTCTTCTAGAAGTCGTTTAAAATCTTTGAAAGGCGTGGATGTGTTTTTAGAGATTTGTAGTATTTGAGGATGTTTTGCATAAATTTCACAAGCCAATTCCAAAGGTTTATTGTTCAAATTGTTCAATATATTTACTTCATTTTGTTTTCTTTTTAAATGAATTTTGCTTTTTAATTTTTTCTTTTTTATCAAAGTGTTTAGATCGCTTAGCGAGAGTTGTCGCGCTTCATTTATCCTCATTCCCGTTCCTAACATTATACAGAATACAATAGCGCCTCTGATCAAACCGCGGTCGTGCACATAATCACCGTTGAGATATTTAACTTTAGTTTTGATCGTGTAAAGAACTTGATCTATTATATTTTTAATTATCAAATTTTTTTCTTTAGATTTGATTTTTTTTATTTCTTTGTCTCGGGGCAACATAACCATTTTTGGAATTTTATACTCGGGCAAGTTCATGGCGTTTGAATAAAAATTTATAGTCAACTGCAGCGTTTCTTTTGTTACCGAACGCAAATCTAACATTCGACGACACAACTCCTCGGGATTAATGAGCACCTTTTGTTGCGCAATCGAATCAAACTCTTTGTCCAACGTATAGTTAGCGATATCGTTCAAATGTTTGTCTTCTATGAGACAAAAAATAATTTTAATAAAACGAGATTTGTAACTTTTAATTGTGGTAGGCGCAAACGGTTTCAAAAACATGTATTGAGACCACAATTGATTGTTTTTCAAATCGTCAGGAGTGTATCTTTGTCGATCGGTGGCCACCAAAAAAAGCTCTTCGAATCGTTTGTGAGACTGTATTTTTTGTTTCCAATTGCAAAAATTTTGTTCGTTTCTCAGAGTCGAAGACATGTTTTTAAAACAAGAAATTGTATAAATTATTTTGTCTAATTCCTACAAAATTGTTACGTCTCTCTCTTAATATAACATAATACAGTATAAAATACAACACTAACGTAACGCATACTACAATCACACAATACAATATTAAAATGTCAAATTTCAATTTTAATATAGTTTTTTCATAATATAAATTATCGCTTTCGTTCATTAACAATGTACGATTACTTGTATCATTACTTGACATTTTTGTGTCATTCGACGAGTCTTTGTTTAACACGAGTTTCAATGGGATATATTCAACGCTGTTGTTTATAGTGAAATTTTTGTACGGTAAATTAAAATCCATTTTAAAATTTTTGTAAGTGAATGCTCACATATAACATCTTATTGATGCGCTACCGAATATGCGACTCAATAAGCAGACAGCGCTACACGACGACGCGTTTAACTTGCAATTTATCAGTAACAGTTATCTGCTACAACGCATTAACGCGCAGAGTGTCGCACGACTTTATCTGACTCATTTGAATGATAAAGATATCGTTCATGTATAAATAGTTTGTAATACTTTTACACATCATTATTTGTACAGTAAACACTGTTGCAAAAACGTAAAAAAAAATTGTAAAAATGTCTACAATAAATAATAAAAAATTTATAGAAAATTATTGGTTTTTTAAGGAAAAAATGCCAAAGGCCGTTTTTAAAAAGCATATAGCTAACGCGCTCATTGATGACATGGAGGATTCAGAAGATACAACATTTTATGATAAATTTAAATCAACTGATAATTGGATGGACATTGACGAAGACATGTATGTGGCGTTTCTGAAAATGGACAAAAGATTGTTCGAACAAATCTATTGCGACGGTAATACGTTTCAGTATGTTTTAAAAATAACAAAAAACAACTTAAACTTCTGTCGAAACTGTTGTGAAGATTATGAAACGTCTACTTTTCAATCTAACGAGACTTGTTCTACGTGTGAATATGATTACACTACCCAACTTTTGAGCCCTTACACCTTGTGCAATGATGTTTTGGAGAATATTGTTCTAAATGAAAAATTTTGGTGCAATAATTGCTTAATCAAACCATTGTTTAACATTATTGTGTGTCCATTTTCGTGTTTTGTTTGTGAGGCCATTGATGAGTATGGACATGATTATGTCGACAAAAAAATGAACAAAAATGTGTATAAAGTAAATGTGGATTATTTGTGTTAATAAAAAATTGCAAATGTAACATTGTGTTTAATTTAACTTTTATGACAACATGTACAAACGAATCAATACACTACTTTTCAACATGTATTTAAAACTTACAAACAATATTCCTTTTTTTATTTTTCAACAAAATTCATCTGTTGCAATATGAAACGTCTTAACGTTTCGTTTTGAAACGCCATTTCAGTCAAATTTTGACGACACCTATACGTTTCGTCGTTTAGATTTTTATTATTAATTTGCTTTTGAATCGGTGTGCTTGTAACAAAGTTGGCACTACTGAACACACTAGTTTTTTTGCCAGATTCGGTGGCTTTTTTGGCAATATACTCAAACACGTTAGCGGACGATGACAACGGTGCCAAAAAACCAATATTTTCTTTCAAACTAGTAATTCTTGCACGATTATTTTCGTTTAACACATAAAAATAGTAATCCTCGCCTTTTACAAACAGATCTTCTATTACATTATTAATTATATCGTTGATTGCGTTCAACAGAGGATTCTTTCTTTCGTCTATTAGATTTTGAATGTTTATGGGAATGTTAGCTTTTTGTAACAATAATATTAAATAATTATTGGCCACTTGAAAATTAAAAGGCAAAGGTATTGGAGCGTTTGTGGCCACAGCTTCGGCCACTTGGTATTGCAGCGACAAACTTAAATGTTTTGCAGCCTTTTCTAAACTTGTGTTGCGCATTTGTTCAAAACCATTGTTGTAGAATTTTTGTGCGTAACTCAACAATACAGTGTTGACAAACGACGGTTGAAATATATTATCGGCCACCGTTTGACTAGTGCTCAACTCTTTGTGCAACCGTCTATAATAATTAATTAAATTTTCGTCGTTGTCGAATTTTTTAGTTACATTGACATCAATAGGATTTGTGTCTATGCATACATCTCTTATGGTGTTCACTAACGAAATCATTTGAGGATTCAACTGAGACATGTCGTTAGTGCGATAGTATGTAATAATTTTACTCACATAATCAACACATTTTGTTAACCAAACGTCTGTATTTGCATGTTCGCCGTTATTGTTCATTATTGTGTTTTTGCGATTTGTGTATGCAATAATTGATCAAAGGTCCACTTATCATATAATTATTAATAACATACAAGCACATGATAATAATTATTGTTAAAAAAATAAATAACCATGAAAATGAAAACATATTAAACCCGATAATTATTAATGCAACTGTAATAAACACTGTTTGCACGCTTTGACGTTTGCATAAGATTCGCTCACAGTTGTAGAATGCCACGTTAAATTTGTTCTCTCCTAAAATATAATCGTACAGTTCACGTTTCACACACGCGTCACATAATATATTAACAATTAAAACATTTCCTAATGTGTGCACGTTTTGAAAAGTTTTAGGTTGGCTGCCTGGATGAAATTCAAACTCGAAATTATTCGAAAGTTGAACGTGGGCATAATAATGAGCTAAAACTATTCCGCCTGTCTTTTTAACTTTTACTTTGCACACTTTAATTACGTTACAATTGTCAGAGTATTGGTAGTTGTCGAATAATAGATGCAACAGCATTTCAGGATCATACTTGATTCGATTCAGTGTCGTCAAATTTTTGTTTCTTAGCAGGCGGTCGCTCTGAAACAAAGTCCTCCTCGCAGCTATTGGTTTCGCTACTTGATTCGGACACGCTGTCATTGTCAACTGAAGTGGCAAATGTTGATTTGAACAATTGTTGATTGTCAAGCGATGCGCTAATAGCAGGAGTTACGTTAAACGTTGGCGGCGAGCTTGTCATCTTACTATCTGTATGAGAGGTTATTAAAATTTTAAACAAACATTGTTCCTTTTTCAATAGACACGGCTTTAAATTAAAAAGTATTACGTTTAACGAATTAGTGTCAGTGCAATTATACACAATAATATAATCGCCATACGCTACTGTGTCGCATCTGTTATTGTGCATGTTTGCTATTAATTGTGTGGGCAAAATGAGCAGACCGTATGCTCCCAGTTTCTTTAAGTGATAATCATCTTGCAACATAAACGACAATTCGTAAACATTTTCGTTGTTTTTTTTCCCTAAAACGTACACTGCGATGTCCATTGTACCTTTAGTGCTGTTAATTATTGTTCTTACTTTAATATTTTCAATATTTTACTTATCAATATACAATGAATTTAACGAGAACGAATACAATAACAAACTTCAAATTTTGGTCAACTATATGCGAAGAACAAACGCCGAACATCCTACGCCCGATTATATAGGATTTGTGTCGTCGGTTGACAAACATCTATACACGGTAACATATTTTGATACGACCACTTTGCAAACAATCAATAAAACTACACACGACGATCGAATAGAAACGTTTAACTTTTTAACACAAAAATTTGAGTCCGTTAAAAATTTTACTGACGAGTCTCGCATCATAGCCGACATAAATGATTCAAACAAATTTTTAGTCAGAGGAGATGACAACGAACAATATATTCAAATGCAATGCGAAGACAACGAATACTTTGACAAACAGCAGTTGGATTGCGTCGATCGTTCACCGTGTGAGAACAAGCAAGCCGGCAACTATGCGTTAACTGCCAACATGCTTGACAAGCTTGTTTTGTTACATAGATCCGCAGATCGTTTGAACAATGATTTAACACTAACTCATCCGACTCTATATTTACGTTGCCTAGACGGCGGGTCGCATGTAATAGAAGAATGTCCGGCGTCATATTTGTTCGACAGCGCGACAAAACTTTGTGTGCAAATTGAACAGTGCGAAAACAAACCCAACGGTTATGTCCTAAACTATTTTCCGGAACATTTGACACAAACACAATTTTACATGTGTCAAAACAACACAACGGTGCTGTCGACTTGCGACGACGGTGAAGTTTTTGATCGACGACTAATGACCTGCATAAAGAGCGGACCGTGCGAATTAAATGGCGCTGGACATACTTTTATTACGGCAGACACGCCACCCAACGAATTTTATTTATGCGTTTCCAACACTCAATTCGAACGGCAAGTGTGTTTGGTGAGAAAACTAGAAAACAATCAGTATGTGTGCGCAGGTAGCGCGTCGTGTTCGCATTTTGCACAAGGTACCGGTACGCAACATAACTTTTTTGAAGACGACGTTTGGAAATTCTATACGGGTTCATTAACATGTCAAAACTTTGAAGTGGTAAATAATGTTTCGTGCGACACACAAAACATTGTTGCAAACAAAATTTTCGACAACCGTTTCACAATTAATGTGCACATGCCTCAGGAAGTTTACGACGTCGACACAAAAAGTTGCGTTGCGTTTAACTTAAAACATGTTGAAATAAAAAATAAAATTTTCTCAATAAATAATTTGCCTAACGACTATCGTGTCAACTTTACAACTTCAATGGTCGGAAACACAACAAATGTGAAACAAATCATAACAAATGATACACTTTCCGGTTCAGTGACATATGCGAGAGATACAAATTCTGTTGGCATAAACCCAATCAACGGTCAAACATTGGAGTGTTACGGTGAGCATCTTTACGACATATTTAATGGTCGACARCTCAACATTTGTGACACGAAACACCAACTTTTGGAACGCCGTGCGCTCAACGAATCTGAATACATTAAATCGATTCCGGATCCGATTAAAATCGATTCTGATATCGATTATAAATCGATTTGCTCGAATCGATTCGATTATGATGACGTAAATTTCGTAGAGTTTGATCACTTTTTGACGCGTATATTTACCAATATACTACATTCTGATGTCTGTATCTACATTTTTGGCAAAATCGACGAGTCATATACTACGATTGCACACAAATATACTACACTGACCCCTCAAATATATTACGATCGCGAAAAACGGCCAAAATATATTGAAGTATATGGGGCAAATATACAAAAAAACAACTCTACGATTTTCCGAATGTATGAGAATATACTACAAAAAAATCGATTTTCAAAAAATAAAATCGATTTTGATCACAATAAAATCGATTTTAAAATCGATTTTAACGAAATCGATTTTAACGAAATCGATTCTAATAAAATCGATATTAATCCGATGTTTGAACCCTTTGTAAAAACCGCTGATTTACAACCAAAATTTACGTTTTTCAATAATGATGAAACCAAAAACGAGGGTGTAGAAAATTCACCGCTGAGCGTCGAAAAAAAGTTTGTCAGTTACGCATGTTTTTATGCGCTGCCGACACACAAATTAACGTCTTGCGTCATCGAACATGAACACATAAAAGATAAAATAAAACAGATGCGTAGTGATGCGATCGTCGATGAAAGATGTGCGAATGCGCGAAATTTGTCATACGTTATCAACTCTTATGTGTACATAGGCGACGGAGTGGGTTGTCAATGTGAATTTACAAACGACGCAACATTACACATAAAAAGTGTGACGACCGGTTTGAAATTTGACAATATCGCAACACAATCAAACGACGGAAACAAGTACAATCCGTTTGTGCATGTGCTCGACAACACATATTTTATGGCATGCCCACCGGACTTGGTGACGGATGATTTTCAATGTGACACAAAAGACGATGAATTGTATGTAATGGAAAATAAACAACAATAAATAAAATTAACATCTTTATTTTAACAATACATTTGCACTATATACAGATTTTAAGAAATTACAAATATTAAAAGTAGAAAGGGTATAAATATTTTTTATTTGACAAAAATTTAAATCTATCAGCGTAACTAACCCGTCGTGTGCGCAAATTATTCTGCACGTTCGGTTCAATGTACGACATAACGGGCATTTGACGACATTATTATTAATCAAATTAATTGCGCACCTTAAACACAAACTGTGTTGACATTGTTTCAGTTTTATCATGCTAATGACGTAATTCTTGAGTTTAACGAACTCATATTTTTCGTAACAAATAGTGCACTGCAAAGTAACGGCTGCGGCTTGATCATCGCTCTTGTTTGCGTTCATTATGTTTGTACGGTCGCTGCGAGCGTTTCTGGTGCGGCAGCAACGTTAATATTTTCAAACGCTGCTGTGTTAGGCTGAGGCGGCGGAAATACTGATGTTGATGTTCCTGAGATTATTGTGGGCAATGTAAACGCGTTTGTATTTCTAACAGTTGCTGTTGATAAAATTTGGTTGCCCGATATTAAAGGGACGACAATTGGATATTCTTCGTATCGAGCGAGATTTGTTTGCAGAGCGTTGGAATTTCCACGAAACTTTAAAACGCTCTCTACTTGCAACACGCTGTCGTTATATCCGCTGCGATATTTGGGCACAACTGGATTGTACAAATTGACATCTGCCCTTAAACCGTCCTCGTATAGATTACAAGTGGCGCAGTTGCGCAACAATAACTCCTCTTCGTCTATGCGTAAAATTTCAGGAGCAACGCAACGCAAAATTAAATTTTGTAGAAACTTAGGCATGTTAACGAACACCGCGTTTGAGGTTTGATCTGCAAAAATTCGCGTATCATTTGTTTGCACTTGCGAACAGTATCGTGTGTTATCCGTCATGCTCAATATAGCTATTGTTTTACTGTAGATGTTCTCCACAATAGGATACATGTTAGTTTCAAAGTTTTCGTTGTATTGCAACAATTGACAGATTCTGTCTTGTTCGGGTTTGTTTTCGTAAATCATGTGCGTGACCAGTTGCTCGGCCAGCGGCATAGCTCGTACGTTGAGCACCGTTTCATAGTTGTATCGCGTCGGTATCAGTATTCTGTTGTCGCCTTCAGTTTTGTGATTGACAAGACTTCTGCCAACGGTTCTGTTATACACGGTGCCTTCAGCATCGGGAATGGGCATGACCATTTTTTCAATTTTGAATCGAATCGAACAATGGTACTCGCATATGAACCACTTGTCGTTGATGTTTGCATCGGGCGAACACGGCGTGCCGTATACGCGACACGAATCGAACGGTTGTATAGCACCGTATACGCAATAATTTTTCAGTCGCGTCGAAGATACGCCCAAAGGTAGTAACGCCATTATGACAACTATAGAAAAAGAAGTCTCTTATACAATAAATTTGAGTCAAGAATTATTGTATAAAATTTTGCGATCTTATATTTACAAACGTTTCAAACGAATACAAAAATATGTGGATTTCTACGACACTAACAGTGTTCGCACAAGAATGTACAAAGATGTGTGTTGTAGTCAGAAAAAAATTACGTTAAACACACAAAAGTTCGTGTATGCGCGTGATAACGTCATACTGCCGTTGGTGAATCGAGTGAGCGAAGAATCGACTACGCAACAAGCGCATACCGAACTTAAACGTATCGTAATGTGTCATGTGTACGTTGATGAAAAAGTGCCCGATGTCGAAATAAAATTTGAGCAAACGTACATGAATGCGTATGCATCTGATAAATTTGATTCGTTAATGGCCAGCAAACAAATAACCCTATTAAATCTTTTGATGAACACCGACGAGAGTGTAGAAAAGCAAACTTTTCTAGGTTCCGATGAAATATTGGCGAACATTCGCATAGAATACGAGTACGAAAATTATGTTTGTGACACTGTTTTGTCGCACATGGCGTCGATAATTTGCGACATGAACGAATACAGTCGCAAACAAAATATTAGCCCGTTGTTTGCGTACACTACTCTATTGAACAACATTATTTATAGAAAATTTGAACAAGAACATGTGATTGATACGCCGTCTGCCAAAAATATTAACATTTTTAGATGGGCGCACAAGTTGGACGGCGTAAGAGGCAGAGGTTTTTACACTCGTAATTTTGTGCTAGTGTGTACCGATGATATGCAAATCTTTACCTCGTTCGACCCTCCGCCGATGTTCACTTTGAACAACGTGGTGGCTTTTCAATGTGAATATTTGCCCAATAACAATTGTTTGTACGTTACCGATTTATTACACGTTTTTAAGTATACATACAACAATCGCACACAATATGAGTGTTCTTTTGACGCGTACAACATAGACGCTAATTCGGCCGTTTCGTGTATCGAGTTTTTGCATGCGCAAAATTTTAATTTTTCTTTGTACACAAACGACAATGTTGAAATAAAAGTGTTATTTCAAAAATTCTATTTACCGCCCATACTCTTTGAATACAGTACGTTACCCACAGATGGATATGTAGTTCTTAACACCGATCAGCAATATAACAAAATTAAATACGAACTAACCAAAGAAGTTGAATACGATGATGTGACAAAAAAATTTAAAAATATTGATCACATTATACAGAAACGGTACAAATTTAAAAACGATATGGCTATAGAACTCGTGCACGGCTCTATCTATGAATCAGTTGAGCGCGATGATTGTTTAATCATTTTGAAAAAAAGATGCGATCGTGTAATACCAAATTGATACGCTCGCGTGTGCGAGCATACTTGAATGATAACGTTATTGCGTATATATAACGCTTCATATATTATCGCTGATCATTTTAAATTGAAATTTAATATCAAAGCTATTTAAAAATGAACGGTGCTCCAAACCGAAATAACAACTTGTATTCTGTTCAAAGTTTTTATAATAATGATCGTAAAACTTTAAAAGAAACAACATTGCACAATGGTAATATAAACAAAACAATGTACGAAGATATAATGTTTCTAAGGAAATTAGTGTGCAGAGAGCTAACGATGACATCGTTTTCGTCTACGAGTCGTTTTGACAACGAATCTGGCAACAAAGAAAATAAACGACAAACATAAATGTAAAAACTCTTGTATTTTAAAATAAACGTTTCTATTTAAAACCTAATGAGTTTTTGTATTCGTTCCACTTCATTATTTTGTAATCAGCGGGCGGTTTAATGTCTCGCTGTATCCATCTGTAGCTATTAACATGATTGTGAAAATTCATGCTCATGTACAGCATGTAGTGTTTCATGAGCAAATTGTTGTCATTTTCTGTATGCGTGTGTAAAACGAGATCGTTTGTCAATATCAGTTTATTGTCGTATTTGTTACGATGCAAACACAATTCTATGTGTTCTATGGCACAAATTAAATAGCCTTTTGTTTTCATGTAATGCTCTCGACACATGCTGCAGTCTAATTTTAAAAATAGATTAAAAAATATTATTTTGATTTGCAACAAATGATTTACTATTATTGCATAGTCTAATGTGTTGTGTTGTTCTACCAAATCGTCAATAAGTATAGACAAAAAATGTATAAAATCCCATATAGTTGTGTACGTGTACGTGTAATTGTTTGGTATTAACGCTCTCAAATTTAACTCTTGTAACTTTTGCTCGTACATACTTTTTAACGCTTCAATATCAATTTCGTCGTGCGACAACGACAACATCCAGTCGATAATTTGTTCGCGCTCTTGACGCAACACACTTTTGTAAGTGACAAAACAAGCTATGTCGTATAAATAAGCTAGTTCTGTGGCCAAAGTTTTCGCAAACTGTTCATATTTATTGTTAATGCTGCGTATTCGTTCAAAGTATCTAAATATACATAATAAAAAGCTATTTTTGTACCGAGCAAACAAAGGCGAATAAGGAAGCATAATAATGACGTTGGAACACGACAAAACTGTGCGACTGTATTTATGCGATATGCCTGATGGCGTAACCAACGACAAAATTGAAGACGACAACGTTATTTATTTTGAGGGTATTATCGAATGTTTTGACGACGAAACGTGCAATAAGTTTAGTTTTTTTTCTGAATTGAAAAAGGAGGAAGCCTTATTTATGAGGAAAATGTTTTATGATTTGTTAGAATACAACAATGGCAATTTTTGTAAAAATCACGTTCTAATAGACGCACTAATTATGTATAAGACGTATGCGGAATTGATCGACGAATCTGCATTTGGAAACAACATATTGGAGTCTTGTGTTGATTTTATAACTAATTTGTTCAGAATCTTTAGACTGAACGCTCGTATATTGGTAGTGTTGTCTAATCGCATAGATTATTCGCAAGATAATTTAAGTGCGTTATTAAAACATTTATCTCAACATTGTTTAATAGAAGTGTGTTATCAAAATGATTAGTGGCATTGTTTTAATAATTATAATATTGGCAATACTATATTTTTTATATGTTAACAACAAATTAAACTTAGATTCTTTTAACGAATCATCGCCCAATTTGAGCCAAAACAGCGATTCTTTGCAAATGGATCAAGCCGGTCAGTTTAGTGTTAAATTGAAAAACTCTAAAATCAAATCGCTACGCATTTTGCATGGAGAAAACAAAATGAGCAAAATATATGTGTCAGAAAGACCTTTGACATTTGCAGAAATTATAGACGAAGGCAATCGCATGATCGGAACTAATTGTGTGTTTGTGGGCACATTGACAGATCCTGCTATTGTATCGCAAAACACTGTTAACAATATTTCAACGTCAGCTTCGTCTACTTCATCGCAAGTCGTCATACGAAGTACAGCCAACTTTGACATAAARCAATTCAAGAATATATTTATTGTGTTCAAAAACTTGGAACATAATAAAATCAAGGAAACGATTAATGTGTTGCGTTATGAAGCCGACGGAATGGTATATTTCTTTGTCGATAATAACGCCAATAACATAAACGAGCTGCGCGAAGTGTCATATCCTGTCGTTGTGTACACAAATAACGTTAACGCTCAATTGAAACTGAACGAGTGGGATTATACGCAAATAAATGAAAACGCAACTCTGTTCATTAAAAACGCAAAATCTTTTAGAATACAATAATTTATTTAACGCACAATAATTGTAACAATACAGTATTGATTTACAAAACAATAAAAAAAATTTGTTAACATTTCATCATTGGTTTTTTTACAACAAAATCCTCCTGACACCATGCCATGTTTAAATTAAAAAACATTTTCTGATCATCTTTGTAGTATTTGTCAAATTTTTGCCTAAATTGCAACTTTAACTCTTCCACTCTGTTATTGATTCTGTTTCGCTTAGATTTCATCAGATCGTGTAACATAGTCTCCACTACGGGCGCGGCCAGTTCAATCATATTGTCCACTTTGGTTTCGTCAGTATAACCAACTGTATAATCAATTTTTACGTTTAACACGTAAATCAAAGCGTGAATAGCGCTGTTGTTGATGTTCATACAATGCATATTGTGATTGTGTATTGCGTCGTGAGCAATCAAATGTTTGTAGTATATGTATCCGTTTTTAGGATCTCGTTTGTACTTTAACACGTGTGATAAAAACAAACGCACAGGCGTCACAAGAAACTCGTGATACGATCTTTCCAACGGGTAGCGTTTAGTTTTGATGTGATGATACACGGATCCTTCGAATTTACATGCGTCTTCAAACAAATGATTTGAATATACTATGGCAAACCTGTTGCGCACTGCTTTGTCGTAATCGACAATGTACAACGGTTTGTTGTTTGTAATTAACAGTTTATAATTAGCCTCGTACTTTTGACTGCCTTGATATTTTCTGCACACCGAGTTGCTCTTTGACGAATCCGCGGTGTTTTTGAAAAACGCGTCATCACATTTTTTCATTTCGTTGATGACAAACAGCTGAGATATTAATTTGTCAGCTTCGGATTCGTCTGTGTGGTTTTTGGACAAAGTGTAGATGTCATAATTTTGTTTGAACACCACAACTATGTTTTCAAGTAACTCGTGAAAACTGGACTTGCCCGTACCAGACTCACCGATCCAATATAAACAACACTTTTCCGAATCTATAGCCATGCCCAAACTGGCCGCAAACATAATAATTAATTGTGTGTTGATAAAATTAAAGTTGGTCAAATTTCTAAAATACAAGTAACCAGTCACAATTTTTTTTATAAACACATTAGAATAATGTTTCAAATCAAATTTGGACATAATAACGCACATATAAAATCGCACAAGCCAACTCAACAGATTGTCTTCGGGTCGCAATATGATCAATTTGGTCCACCAAACGTTGTGTGTGTTTAAAATTTGCACTATTTCAGTGTAAATTGTGTAAAACTGTTGTTTACAAGTCGAGTTTGTTTCGTCATTAACGTCGTGACCGTTTGTGATGTGCAATTCGCACATTTGTTTTATGAACGACATAAAATTGTTTTCTTGCAATTCAATAAAAACATTGTGCAAATCGTCGTTTGAGTTAATTTTTTCGTACAAACCGTGAGCAATGATTGTGCGATTTGTATAAACATATTCAATGTTTTCAACAACAAACGTATTATTTTGCATTGCAGCATCAAGACATGTTTTGTATTCGGGCTTGTCGTACATCATCAACCACATTAATTCTTTAATGCCCACAGACACATTACACAATTCAAACATTACTGCTAACTTCAACTTTTTTATGTCAACACACAAATTATTTAAACAATTGCACTGTTTGTTTTTTGATAATTGACACGAAAAACAAAGATTGTTGTTCAAAAGATCTGTCAGTTTTTTGTTATTAACAAAACACGCCATTATTATGATTTCTTCAAAATTAAAGTTCCACATTTGTCTAAACACGTCGTTAAATTTGTTGCGCGCGTCAATTTTACATGTGACACAATCAGTGCATTTGTCTGTCAAATATATGTTGGTCATTAAATATTTAATGTCTCTACACATTTTAGCTACGTGATAAATTTTGTACAATTTTAATTCGGTTTTACCATAATCCAACATAAATTGTATTACACTTTTAGGCAAATAAACTGTTTCATTTTTTTTTGTTAACGGCCGAATAAGTGCATTGCCCATGAGGAAAGGACTGTTGCTATGATAGTCGTTTATAATTAAATTGTACACACCTTCTTCAGTGTAATACAAATACTTCCAATCGTTAAATTTTACGCTCGACATTATAGTGCCGCTGGTTTTTTCTGTAATTTTATACAACTCGTCCTCCTTCTTTATTGACACATAATGTTTACCATTGTACACTAAATTTGCACCAGAGGTTTGAATCTTTCTAAAAAAACCTCTACACAACACTTCGTTTGCTATGTTGGCGTTGATGATTCGATCATATGTAAGGTTCCAAGCGTTAATTTCGTCCGCATTTCCAAGTGCCAGTTGATGAATATACACCATGTAGTGAACGCTAAAATAATAGCCTAAAGTGACACAATTGTCTTCGCTCGAAAAAAGAGCGTAATGATTGCACAACTGCGTAAACACCGTGTGTGTCAACATAACATAATTTTGACATTTCGATTTTGCTTTCGCAATGGCTTCGTTATCATTCTGAAACATAATTTCACACAATAATTCCAAATAGAGTTTTATATCGGTCACGTTATATTCAAAATCTTTACTCTGAACGATTGTTTTCCAGATTAACATTATAACATAATCGAAATTGATGTATTGACTTTTGTTCATGTAATCGCACAAAATATTATCGTTGCACTCTTCGTGTTGCGACATTAATTCCATCATGGTTTCGTTTATTTTTTTCAAACAATCATTGATAATTGTTTTAATGTAATAAACATGTTCGCTGCTGGGTGTTAAATTGTTAACAATTTGACATTTTTCTATGTCTAAAAAATCGTTAAAATTTACATTATTGCGTTCGTCGACAAAACATCTCAGTTGATTGATGTCCACGTTAATTATTGTTTCAAATCTGTCTAAAGTCGAACACGATTGTAAATTTATATTGTCACGAATGGTGTAGAAAATATTCTTGTTGGAATACACCAATGTTGGTTTAACTTTGCACTCACACTGCGATCCGTCCATCATTTTAATGTCAAATAATTTTTCAAACTGTTCGTCGTCGACACTTGACCGTCCGTTGACAAACAAAAGTTCTTTGTCTTGGTTTATTATGCACAACTCCACATTTAAATTGTACATAGAATTGATACAAATCAAATTTACAGCTCCGATTGTTTTATTGTGCACGAGTGGAATATAATCGCCGATGATATCTTTGTTGCACAACAGGTATATGTACAATCTCCAACCAAAAAATGAAGCATTTATGTTCGGCCAAAAGTAATATTCGCCAGATTTGACTACTAAATTAGGCGATTTGCTGGTCACGTTGCAAATTTTAAACTCTTCAAAATTAATTTTGTCTTCTATATAATGATACACTGTTTCGTGTACAAACGGTTTGACATTTAACAAATAGTAGTTTCCTTTTACAAACAAATCGTGCGCCGAAATATTGATTTGTTGATTGTGCGAACAGACACCATCTGTATACGTTAATAGTTTAATTATTTTTTTAAAATTTTTAAATGAATTGATTAATTTGAGTTTATTATTACTTTTAAGCACAATTTGATCCACAACGTCAACATTGTGTATGTTATTTTCATTTATTGTTGCAAAAAGTTGATCGATAACAATGTCAATACTGATCGGCTCCGTCGCCATATTTTTAATATTACTTGTATATTTAAATCCGTATCGCTATCACATTGATAAGCTAACGCATGACCATTTACAAACGCTTCATTTCGGCGTATACGTTGATGTGTACGATCTAAGTGTCGACAGCGCGCATGTAGAACGATTGTTCGTTATCAAACCGGAAAATGTTATGTTGTACAATGTTAACGGAAATTTATTTTATTACTTGCAATCGACCAACTTATTGTGTCCCAACGAGTTTACTGTGGTGCGTTTCAACACTCACGACATAAACTTAATCAACAAAGATAATTTTTTTTCAACTATGTGTACTAATATAAGCAGCTTGAGTTTATATGAACATTTTATAACACTAAAAAACAATGTGCCTGATACTAAAATTATATTGTCGGTGCATGACGTTCAATACAGCGTTTTAGATATTGTCAATATGCTTTTATTAACAGGTTATGTATTTTTGAATTGATTTTAACATCGATTAAAAAGAGTATGCATTGTCGTATTGTATAAAATTTTCAAACAGCGCGTCGTGATAAACATTCCAATCATTTTTAATCGTGTAACTTTTTTTCACATTAATAAAATAGTCGTAATTGTAGTTGTTTGTAGCCAAATCGTCCACTAATGTTAAAGATTTGAACGTCGTGATGCCAATTTTTTTAACGTAATGTAACACTACTTTTGGGGATTTTGGTAACATCTTGTTGTGCAAGTTTACATCAACGTCAAACATTGTTTCAACAAAAACATTTGTTGCATCATAATCCAGCACAAATCGCGGAGCATACTTTTTTGATCGCGATGTCGAAAGTTCTGTACAAATTTCATAACGCCCGTTGCATATAATAATATCAAAGTAGCTCATCATGTTTAAAATTTTGAGAGAATGCGTAACGTGATATTTGTTGCCGTATGACCACAAAATTAAAACGCAACCCGCCCGTTTCAGTTCTTGTAAACTTTTGTGTATGAATTTATCGCGCAGCGTTATTTCTTTGTCATCGGTTATTAACGTGTGATCTAAATCGAACACAATAACGTGAGGCGATTCCCAAACAAATGTTGCACACTTGACGTTTAAAACTGAACCATAATCACTTACGTGCCATTCTTTTAAAAAATTATACATTGGTTTTTGATCATTCACACAAAAAACGTGTCCCAGAACGCTCGTCTTGAAGGCAAGTTTTAGGTGTATGCGCACATCTACCATATTATCGTTGCAAAAAATTATTTTTGTTTCATAAACGTTTGTGTTAAACAGTTGAGTTTGTACAGTTGGTTGCGTTGTGTCAAAGCGACATACAACAAATTCGAACCTTTGTCTATAATGATCGCTAATCCACATCAAGTCACTGCAAGTGTTCAACACCAAAATTTGTCTGTCGAGCAAACAAACACGTCTGCGAAGCACGAGCCATGCGATTTTGACGCTCATGATAAACAACTTACGTACAAGTTATTCTTACAATTCAAACATTTTAGAAATAATGAGTTGTACGACGAATTGATCGATTTTCTGATCAAAGAATTTCCTAGTAACGTTAAAAACAAAACATTTAATTTTACAAATAGTAAACATTTATTTCATTCGTTGTACGCATACATACCAGTGATAAACAATATTGAAAAAGAAAGAAAACAAATTAGATTGTCCAAAGAATGTATAAAAAAATTATTTTTATGCACTATTAACGATTTTAAACTGTACTGCGAGTTGTTTGACATGATAAATGCAAACAAAATGAAAGAATCCTGCCCTTGTCAATTGTTATTGAAGAGAAAACGTGAAATACAATTGTTTGTGGACACGATTAAAGCAAAAAAATTTGATACAAAGCCGCCTAAATTGAAAAAAGAACACATTGATTCTATCATGTACAAATATTCGTTAAATTGGAAAAATGTTTTGTTAAAAAAAAAGAATATTAAATCTAAAACGAAAAAAAAATGTAAAAAAAATAGAAACATCATTAACGACAACTATATTAAATATGCTGCAAATGGTGCGCGATTATCAAATATTAACGGTTTTAGTTTRAACAGTTGCAATCATAAGTTTGTTACACAGGAGAAGCAAATGCGAGCCGGCGACGAAGCAGTTTCGTTCATTGTATATTGTACGCTTTGTAATCAAATTAAACATTGATAACTTTATATGCAATTTATTTGATTCAAGTAATTATCGACGATCGTAACTGTACGGATTTCTATTGCTTGATGATCGACGTCTTGATCCGGACCTTGAACGTGAACGAGAACCCCTTGGCCTGCCTGGTCTGCGCCTGTAACCGCCGCTGCTGCTACTAGATCCTCCGTAACTTCTACGTCTGTTAGAACTTCTACGTCTTCTAGCAACTCCTGTACTTCTACGTCTTCCGTTGGAACTACGACGTCTGCGACCGTTACTACTATAGCCGCCCGATCTCCTTCGATCGTACATAATTTTATTTAACAATAAACGAATATAAAAAGACCTTATTAATATTTTTTTGCTCTTTTACTATTCAACATTGGTCTATTGTTTAAGTAGTACGTTAAAGCTTCAGATTGTATCGAATTTGTAGTATCTTCACAAAGGTTTTCAGACACACTTTTAATAACGTCTAAACTCTTGTAAATGTTATTGTAGTCGTCCACGTTAAAATAGCAATTGCTAGAGGCAAAATTGTTCATTGTTGTATAAAATATCGAGTTTGCAGCGTTGTAAAACATGCGTTGCACAGAAAAATCACTGGTAACGTTGATCAATTCATTTATTAAATCGTCATCGTCACAAGAAGGAATTTTTGTATTTTCTTTGATCAGTTGTTGACTGTGTTGTCTAGATATAAAATCGGCTCGTTCCGTGATTATTTCTTCGATTGTACACTGTTTGTCTTTGTTTAAGTTGTCATTATTTAAATATATTATTCTAGGAAATCTGCTAATGGGATAATCGTAAATTTTGTTAAAGGTCAACTTCAAATTTTTAATATTATTTTCGTCTATTATAACGCTTGGCATTTCAATCACAACTCTTAGTAATTCAGTTAGATTATAAAGTTCTTCAGACGTATAGTTGGGAATGCATTGCGTTTGATTATCGGCAGGCTCTAGCAATTTAAACAAACCGTTTAAACTTTGATTGAGCATCAAATATATTATACAAGCGACCAAATCGCCAATTTTAAATTCTGTACTGCTGGTGCTCATCAATGTGTATTGTTGAAGCAATTTCTTACAAACTTTTTTATAATGGTCATGGTAAGTTGTTAAAGTTTTAAGTGTTTTTGTATTTGTTTTTGCAATTTCATTGTTGTTGAAAATATTAAATATTTTACGCGGGGGGTTAACAGCGTTAGTAGAGTCTATTTGATCATAGATACCCGATGTAAATTGACTGGCTAAGGTTGCGTTAGTTTCTCTGCTGTTAGCAACACTCAATTGTGCTACAGTAGTTAAAAATTCAACAAATTCATCACTTGACCATTGCAATGTAGCATTTGGATCTGCCAACAGAACAAAAAATTTAGACCACACGTCCATTCTCATTGTAGGATCAATTTTATTTTTTAGTTTTTCGATTTGCAAAAACAACAAAACGTCACTCATTGTGTTGTTGATTAGTTCTTATTCGACTAGAATTGGAAAGTTATTGTCGTACACGTCGCTTAACAACTTTAAAACGTTTATCGTCGCGTTTGCGTCGAACGTGATTGATTCGTTTTCATTATTTAACTCATTATAAATAGATTTTGCTGCAGCAGAAGTTTTGCTCATCAAAAAAAATGCGGCTTTCTTTTGTTTATCAGTGTCATACACAATAACTTTTGCAATTGAATCAGTTCTGTTCATGTCTTGAATTAAATTCACCGCGTCGACCTCTTCACTATAAAATTCGTCATTTTTATTATTTCTTTTACGTTTTTTCATAGTTAATTTTTGCAACAAATTGTTTTCAATTGCGCTGATGTCGTTTGCTGTGCTAATAAAATTACTATTCATTTTTGTTTAACAAATACGACAAATCTTCGTCTAAATTGTACTTGAGTATCATTTGTCTTATATTTTTTTCCGTTATAATATATTGGTCCGTTGATAGGTCCTCTCTAATGTTGCTCAATTTATACATAAAATTGTTAAATTTTTCAGCATTATAGTCTTGCAATATAAATCTGCATACGTTGCGCAATTCTAAGTCAAACGGTGTACTGTGAATTCGTTTAGAAGCACTCTCTAGATATAATCTCAAATAGAAACCTGTAAAAATTACTGAAGCAATTTTGTTTAGTTTAGCAATCTTTATTTTGGTTTTGTGCGCTAATTGTAGTACAAAATGTTTAAAAGGCGCAAACACGGGCGAATCGCACATATTATTTTTGCGTAACATGCATAACAAAAACTCCAAGTCGTGTTCGGTCAACGACGCGGTRGCTTTTCTGCATTCGTCAATGAGCGAATAACACATTTTTTTGTTGACATATTTATTAGAATTGTCGTTGAGAACACTGCTAAAGAAACGGGCGAATAAATTTGTCACAAGATCGTCGCTGTTGAACACACCGTTTGCTTCGTAGTTAGTTTTGCACAATATGTACAACATGATAGGCATGCCAAACATAGGGCGCAAAAAAATGTCCCATCCGTCGACAATATTTTCGTTGAATGCGTCAACGCTCGCCACTATGTAGCGAATTTTACATTCACGACACTCCAGTTTGTTTAGTGCACAACTAGAACACGATGTGTCAATATTTGATATGTCGGGAGATATCACCGGTTTATAATATTTTTGCATGTAATCCATTAACTTTCTAAACTGTGGAACTTGACTCATAAACTCATTTTTAAGAAACGCCGATAAAATTCTTTTTATTTCATCATTAGAGTGTTTGTTTTCAAGTTCTTTTTTAACGTTGTCTATACACTTGTTGAACTCGTTAAAGAATGTCAATCCTTTAACAATCACAATTTTACTGTGATTGTAGTATTTTGAAAACAAAAACGCTAACGAATCAATTTCGTTTTCAGATAAATTTATTTTGAAATTTACACGTTTTGGTGAATTATTTTTGCTAAATTGCAAAGAGTACAAAACTTCGTATGTCTGCATAGCGGTCCAGTCAACTTGCTCTTATCAATATGACGACTAATTATAACAATACATTGTTTGAGTTGCAAAAAAATTATTTAGAAATAAAAAGAAATTATGCGTTTATGCTTTATAAAGACATTTATCAAAGTAAAAATATGCCAATTACAAATACTTTTGTTGAGGACATTACAAATGCCGATACTGATGCAAGAATAGACAATATACTCAATCAACTTAATGTATTGCAGCCAAAATTGTCTACAATAGATGAAACTCAAACGAATAAACCAAATGAAACACAAAATATTATTAAAGAAAACACATTTAATCCTTTACAAATTACACAACAATCTTTCGATCCACTTGTGGATGCGTTTGCACCACTACAGCAAACATCGCCTAGTTTTGAACAGTCAGAAAGTGTACAACAAACTAACGAAACTGTGCAACAAATGGACATTGAAAATAATTTATTGACCGGCTATGATTTAAGCAATAGTCTTTTGAGTCCGGCTATTAATGTTTATTCAACCACCGATGACGATGAAAATGTCATAGAACGTTCGACACTGACGCGTAAAAAGCGAAAAATTAAAAGACACAACAATCAAACGGAATCAAAAAATAGAAACGTTGAAACAGATGCATATAGTGGACGTGTAACAAAAACAACCGAGTTGTCTCAAAATGTTAATTATAATACACAAATAGATGGTGGTGATGTGTCTCCGAACACAGATGCGTTTAACAGTTATGCGTCAAAAATTCAAGACGAATTGTTTCATTACACAGTGCCAATGTTTTTCAATCAAATTAACACTTTAGTAGAGCCGTTTGATCAGAAATTAATAGATTGTCCGACGGAAAGTTTACGTTATCCAGTATCGTCGACTATGTTTAGCGCACATAACAAAGACAAAATAAAATCGTTTAACATAACGAACGTTTCAAACAAAATAAATTTATATTATTTTCTTCAACCGTTGACTTGTTACCATTCAACTGCTCAAGATGAAACTATATCAGCATGGTTTATTATGCAATCGAGCAACTATTTTTTGACAAGCGCTAAACATTTTTATGACACACTTGCGCGTTTCAATAACGACTACCATTTGACTATATTTGCAATCGTTTACAATTTTTTGTATCATTACAAACAATTTATAAGTAAACACATATACAGTAGTGTATCTCCGTACAGTGAATATCCAAACACAAAATTATTAGACATCCTAACCAGCTATTCAAATTCAGTTTTGCGCGCTTGGTCCAAAATTTATGTGCCGCGCTCGTCAATAGTTGTCACTCAAAACACTATGCCTTTGATACAGTTAATCAACGGTACTTTGTAATGATAGTGTACATGATTTTAGCATGCGTTTTATTTTTTGGTTTTGTGGCATTTTTGTTTCAATTAAAAATTAATAAAAAACAGTTAAGAAACGATTTGTTCTTTCAATATAAATTTATACCTGAAAATCTTTTACCATTTGTCAGAGTTGTAAACCTAAAAAACTATGACTTGTCCTTACAACATTAAAGTGTGTGTTAGTGATTTATTTTTTGGATTTCCGTACGACTATGTCGTGCCTCAAATGGATGTGGGCAATGCGCCTGTGCTCAATTTGGTCATATACGTGCCAACTGAGCACGACAAACTGTTTATTAACACAGAAAGGTTAMAAACGTTTAAATCGGTGTTAATTTACAGACACGAAATCGCTATGAACGGAGACAGTAAAAATCCGAAAAAAAATTCAAGCGCCACTGTCGTGTACTGGAATCCCATTTTGCCTATCAATGAAATTGGCGTGGGTGAAACTCGTGTTTTTAGTGTGCTATTGACCAATCAGTTGTTTTATTGCAACACAATTATTATCGACAACGACGCAATAAGTTCGTGTCCTATTGAATTGAGAAACAATTTAGATTTCAAAAAAATTGTACCAATATCAGGCGAGAATCCATTAAATCACATTAAAGATTTGCTAAATTTAAATAAAGATAATTTTTTGATTTGCTTCAACAGAGAAACGTCGAATATGTTAAAAATTTTAAACATCAAACGTTTGTTGTCTATATTGGAATTGCGCTCACAACCCGCTCGATTTCGCATACATTTGCCCGACAATGAAATCGATATAATTTACAATAAACTTGCATGGGAGAAAACTAGAAGACTGCTAAAGGGCGGTGTCAACACAAAATGTATTCAAATAAATCGTGCCAGCTTAACATATGTTCGCAGTGCTCAAGAAATGCTCGGTGATGTTGATTATGTTCACTCTATTAAATCTTTTATCAATCTATTTCAACCTATTGTGTTCAGAAATTTAATTATACCCGACATAATCATCAAATTGAATAACATCGAAATTGACAAACGCGTTAGATTGTCTTGTATAAACGACAGTTTTTCAATAACATCGTACGGACCTGTGCCCAATAACATGGCCGACGACAACCCAATAGAGTTTGATTATTCGGACATAAACAACAATTCGTATTTATATAAAATACAATCAAAATTTTTCAAAACCACCGGTCCCACGAATATTAGAGCGGCACGTTATAATTATTTTCTTTAAAACATAAGTTATCATGCGCAGGAACGCACGTTTTGCAGAATACGCACAGAATGATGTGTCACAGAACACAACTTTCGTTGACCAGTTGCAAGAAATTATCAGTAGAAACTCGAGTTTTTTAAGAGACATTATATTAATTTTGTGTTGTGTAATTGTATTTATTATAATTGTTGCATTTATAATATTGTTAGTAATGACGAATGAAACGGCAGAACGCCAACAAAGAATGCTTTCAGACACTCAGACCGCATATTTGCGCAATTTAGGAGTCGTTGCATCACTATAACACAAAAAGCGGGTTAACAGTTTTCGCGCTGGCACTGGGTTTTATGGTGCGTTTACGCACAATATCTGTTATGAATCGGCTTTTATCAATAATTGTGTCGTTGTCGAAAACGCTAGTTTTGTTTGCATTTTTGGCGTTGCACAAATCAATGGCATCGATGAATATTTTTGTAGTTATTTCTTTGGCAAATGACAATAAATGATGTTCATTTTTCAGATTATCAATAGAGTCCAAACAATCGTTGTAATGTTGCAACAGTGCTCTCGGCGAATTGTGTAAATCTGGATTTATGGTGTTTAAACGATTTATGGCTACTTCGAATATATGCGTGTAATTTTTGTAAAGCATTTTGCATTTGTTTAAACCAAATTTAAACGCAATAATCAAAATACGTCTGTAAAAATTTTTGTATTCGATAGAATCTTCAACAAATTTTGTTTGAAAAAATAAATGTTTGAGTCTAATGTAGTTTTTTTGAGTAGGGGTTTTTAAATATTGTGCTTTGGCATCAATTATTACTTCTAGAATATGTTTCGGCAACATATTTTCGTTTTCAATCAATGCACTACATTTGTCTGTAATGATTTGTTTAGCAAAATCATCAACTGTAATTACTTCCATTGTGCACTGTCTCAATATGTATGCTTATTCAATGCAAATTGTTCTCGACGCTCATGTCAAAATTATAATTTAATAATTTTTTATACAATTCTTGAATAGTTAACAGAGAATCAAAAGCTGTCATCATATTGGGCTCTAATTCATTGCCCTGCGCGACTAATGTAACTTTTAAAGTAAATCTAAAATAGGAACTCATCAAAACATTTACGAGATAATCATACAAGCATTTGTCATGTGCTAATAAAGCTAAATGAACTGTTTTATTAGCAGTGCGTGCGTCAGTTTGCAAAACGTTTATTGAACTGTACAAATGTGAAAAATTAATGATTTTACACATTTTATAGTTTTCTTCGTCGTTGCAACAACTAGGCAATGCAAAGTTTAAATAAACAAGGGTTTTGTTGGCTGTAACTTTGTTAATTTTCGACGATACATTATTGTATTTTATTAAACTAGACAATACCATTGATTTTGAATGTCCCAATTTTATAATTAATCCCAACAATTCTGGACACTCCATGAACAGAGTATCGTGTACTGAAATTGAATCGTTACTCATAAATTCCGTTACACATTTTTTCAAATTTATGTATGTGACTATGTTGTCGTTATTTTTAAGTTTTTCTGTCAAAGATTTATTTACACCGTGATAGTCAATTTTTACATTTGAATTAATTTTTCTTGGATTTTTGTCCAATCTGGATATGTCAAAGTCATGCAAATTAATAGTGATCAATTTTGTAGTTGTTTTATTACGCATCATCTGACAAACTTGTTCAATGTACATAAAAATTGAGCGCAATTTAATTTTGCCATAACGTGTTGATAGCATATTTCTAAAATTTATATTTGTAATCAAATCGTTCAACAGTATGTGTGTGCATAGATATCTGTGTAAAGAACTTTTATCTATCTCAAATTTTTTTGGCACTTCAATCAATAAATAATCAATTTCGGGCAAATATTCAATTAAACTAGGTAGTAATTTGTCTATATAACTTGTTAAATAGAAATTATTAACTAACTTTTCATCTTTTAGTATAACAATTTTGTTTTTAGATGATAAATTATTTTCATACCATTTTTTTGCTATGTTTATAATTTTCTCAGTGTAAATTACGTGTGTATTTAAAAGATCGTACAATTGACTATCTTGTGTATACAAATCTTTAAAATTATTGAAAATAGTAATAATATTGTTCAAGATTTCATTTAATTGCAACAAATCATTATATTGTACATCATTAAATGACAAAATGCGTTGTTGAACGTCTAACAAGGATTTTTGATTTTTTATTTGTTGTTTTAATAATAAATTTTTAGTTTCAATTGTCGCATTAGCCATGTTTTAAATTTGTTCGTATACCTTTGCAAACAAAGACATCAAGTTGTTGGGTATGCAGACTGGTACGGCTCGAGCGTACGAAGTTTGATTGAATAGCATCCGCGTAAAGCCTGCTAAGCAAACGCAATTTGATGGGACAAAAGGTCTTATTGTTAGATTAACACTTAAAGTTCCGTTATCACACACGTAGGGTCTAGGTTTTCCAAAGTCATCAAACACATCTCTGTATGTACTAATGCACAATTGATTTATTACAAATTCATTAGCAATGAACACTTTGATCAAGCCCACTTCAGCGTTACAATCAAAATCGTCCGGCTGCCCTGCAACGTTGGGATCACGCACTTGACAGAATCCTTCATTACATTCTAACGTTCCCAAATTATTGATTTTTGTGCAATTTTCATTACACTGCTCGTCTAGCACGCAGGGTAATTTTGTTTCGGTGCAGTTGGTCAAACCGTGTCGCTCAAAAATCAAATTCATGTTGTGTGTGTTAAACGGCGTGTTGTTGTAAGTTTGTTGGTGTAAATGTGTAAAATAAACACTCAAATAGATATACAGCATCATCATTACAATTAACAATATAAATAAACCAAAATATGTACTAAACATTTTACAAGCAATACTAATATAACATTTAATTACTTAGTGGTGGTTTGTTTGATATTATTCTTTACATACACCAATTATTCCACAACCTAATCGTGAACCAGAATTTCCTGTAGTTTTGCTCAATGGATGATCTGTTAGTCCTAAATCGTCTTTGTTAGTGTGTATTACCAAACTTCTGCCTAAAATTGAATACGGCCCGTACAAAGAAATCACATCGTCCTCTAAAAATATTTCAGTTAGTGCGTCGGAAACGTGCGCAACAATATTGCCCAAATCGCCTACGTGTCTCACGCTCGCATTCGGCGCTCCGTGATTTTGAAACGTAGGATTGTAGTGTTCGCCGGCTGATTTGCAGCCGTCGGTCAAATCGCCGTACTCGTGCACATGAAATCCGTGCAAACCGCGCGACAAACCCAAAACGTGACCCGTTATCTTTACGATAGCGTTGGACGTGGGTTGTTCGAAATATATTTTACCGCTCACGTCTCCGTTGATAACGCACAAAGCTTTCATAATTACAGAAGTGAATACAGTATACGAGCGTTATAAAATTTATCAATGGAGACTGTTGAAATTGATTTTAATAAAAAATATATTTGCTTAAATGAATATTATGTAGAAAGAAAATCGAAAATATTTTGTCACAGATGCGTGACAGAAAAGGAGATGTTTGACAACAAAACAAAAGTGTTCAATTATCACAACACTGTACTAAAAACGTACGCTAACGACATTAGAAATGTGAAAAAATGCTGCAAATGCTGCAAAACTGTAACGATGTTCCATAAGTTTGACGACTGCGATGTGTGCTATCAAGGAATTATTAAATTGTACGAGAAGCTAATAAACCAAGGAAAAGTTGCTGTACTTGTGTAACCATTTTATTATGTTTTTTTAAATAAAACTTTAAATCGAGTTGGTTTATTATTACTTTTACCCTTTAATGCCCAAAAGACCACAATCCGAGCGTTCGTAATTAACGCATTCTTGATTGTGATAGGAAAAGAACTCGTCGCTAAAACAATGCAACAGTCTTGCGTCACATAAATAATACGTGAAACATTTTCTTTTAGGATCAATAGGATTATTAAACTTATGATTTGGTAGATTGTTAACTTCACAATATGTTTTTATATATTCTTTAAAATTTTCAAAAGATTCTAATGCTGCGGGTGGAAAATTGTGACCAATTTGTATAGGTTTAGGCGAATCAGGAGTTGTAGGAGGCTCTGGTGGTTTAGGAATTTGTGGCGGTTTAGGAATTACAGGCGGCAGTTTATTAACTAAAATAATATACAAAATGATACAAATCAAAACACAAACAATAAAACCAATCGACACATTCATTTTATTTGTTGAAATTTTAAAAATTAATTTTTAAGAAATAATAACACTTAACGTAACAAAGCTAATAAAGTCTACATTGCGAATTTGTATGGAGCGTTTCAAATTAAGTGATGCGACGCATTGCCCRGGCAATGTGCGACTACACTCGGATGACTCATCGTCGCTTGATTATGAAGTCTCGCTGTTCGTATGGAGCGTTTCAAATTAAGTGATGCGACGCATTGCCCAGGCAATGTGCGACTACACTTATTATCTATGACATCATTGCACTGTTGTAACAGATAAAATGATCACATTAATAATATAAAGAGTAAAGACAGCGGTTATATTGTTAGAAAGTTAATAAAAATGAATCAAGATATACATATGTTTTATGAAAATTGTAAAAATGAAAACGACGATATAAATGAAGATCATAAACGCTATTTGGAAAAATTTTACTATGCTAATTTTGTGTCTAATTTGACAAACATAAACCAAAGAGTTTCAAAATCGGACATTGAAACTGTTGAAAGAATTACTAGAGGACAATGTACGAACAAATTGTGGGAAATGCTTCGATTAAACAGACACACTGCTTCCGGTGGAAAAAACGTACAAAACACTCTGCCAGAAAGTGCTGCAATGACGTTTGGAATTGTGCAAGAGAATTGTATGAAACACGAAACAAGTTTGTTCGATTTGTTAAAAAGTTGCGTTGAAAACGAGTTAATTTGTAAAATTAAACACGTTCAGTTAGAATGTGGTATGTTTTTATCGTCAATGGGACTGTATTCGGCTTCTCCAGATGCGTACTTTGTCACCGATTCTGACGCTATAATTCCCATTGAAATCAAATGTCCTTACACGTATCATTCAAAAAGTGTACAAGACATACGCGATGAAATGAAGTCACGAAAAAGCAGGTATCGCATTAAACACACCGCATATTCGGTGAACAAAACAGGCGACCCGTTGTACATAGTGGAAAAAAAAGATCCTCATTATCGTCAAATTCAGCGGCAAATTTATGTACTCAACGCTCAAGTCGCCGTGTATATTGTCAAATTTAAAAATTCATACGTTGCTCATCTTGTGTATCGTGATCAAGAGTTTTTTGATGCAGAATTGAAAAAAGAATTGGCAGTGTTGAAAACGTTCGTGGATCAAAATAGAAACAAAGATTATTTGTACAAGCAATCTTATCGTATTAAAACCTTCGACAACGCCTCGCTTACTTCGATTGACAAATCTACAATACTTACGTTGACTAAACTTGGCATGTATCACAATTATGGTGTTATAGAATGTGTCTTTTGTAATCAGACTGTTGATTCAACAACTGAAAACTGGCAAATCGTGTACGACGCTCATGAAAAATGCAAAAAAAATCCAAGAAACATAATTACTTTGGTCAATGCGTATCCACAATATGCAGACTACAATAAAAGATTTGAAACGTTATTGGCCGCCGTGGACGACAAACGCGATGCTGCCTATGCTGCGAGATGTGGACTTTTTTATAATTTTGAACACGAACAGTTTGTCATGTTCTGTTGCGGTTGGTGCGATATGAAACTGTTTAATGCGCATCACAATGAATGCGATTATGCAATGATGTTGAATAATGCAACATAATAAGTTGTGCAATTTACGATTAGCTGCGTGACTTCGAGTCGCGCCGCATCCTACGTAATGACCTTGTATGATACCTTATATAACCATTTGTAAAGCGGAATTTTTATTTTTGCAATAACAAAGTGCACAATGATTGGGTGTATTGCATTAGTGATATTATTTGTACGTAGCGTTGTAAACGCGCCGATTACAATAAACTATCAGACCGCATACAATAGGTATATGCAATTGTTTGTCAATCACAACTACATTAGAGTGAACGAAAATAAAATTGTAAGTATCAGTAATGACAGTAGAATTAATTTGAACGACACGCTATGGGAACGAAGAATAGTTCAGTTTGACGAGTCCAAGTACATGACCAAAATTGTGTTCAGAAACGTGTTGTTTTGCGAATATTTGTGCATAAACGATTGCGGTCAATTGTTCTTAGACGAGCTGCTCACCGACAAATGTATACTTAATGAGTATTACGATAATACCAATAAAAATTTCAATGTGTATCGCAATTTTAACAACGACACCAGACTATATGTAGCCGTGACAAAAAAAGGTGTCATAAAGCGAAAAATAATTGCCGTAAATGAAACAGTACAAGAGACAGCAACGCACAGAATGATCGGAATCATATACAAATTTCAAGAAAACAATCTTTTGAAACACGCCTGTGTTCAAGATGTGTCAAAAATGCGCATTGAACGTACAAATGAAACGTTTAACTGCAATGAACACAATACGGAACTTAAGAGCGGCGGTCACGACGGTGCGTTTCAAGATACGCGGCAAGTGCTAAATGGTGTCGACAAGCAAAATTTGTACACTGTTGACAACGGAGAGTCTATATACATTCGTTTAATGCCGTCGGAAACGCCTCACAAAATTCATCAAAGTCATAAGAAAATTAACAACACAAATTTTTTGTTTAATGTAAAGTTTATTATTGATCAGTGTAATTTGTAATGTGTCATGTATATTTTGTTAACAAATAATACAATAATTGAACATAAAGTGTGTTTTTCAATGTACTACTGTTTGTCGTTTCACTGTTTATTGACAAAAAATTAATTAAAAATTGCAAAACATAACTCTTATTGAACAACGCTTTTTCTGTGCATATTAAATAATCAAACAGTGCGATAAGATTGTGCAGAGTGCTGTTCGTTTGATTTATAAATTTATTTTGCAAAATTAGAGAACACACGTTATAAAAACTGTAACGTTTACTGCAAACGGACGTGTGTTGCTTTTTCATTTTAATTGTACATTATGTTAACATTAAAGAAAAATCTTTTTTTTAAAAAATATATTCCTTATAATTCAAAAAAATTTGTTAACGATGAACTCAACGATTATTTAATTCGTACTATGGATACCAATTTTTTTGAAGATATTTACAAAAAATGTGTAACGAAACTGAACACTTTTTGTGTGGGCAAAGGGCGATTAGCGGTGGCTGCTTATTTGAAAAATACACAACAACCCACAAGCATAGATTTAGAGATTTACGTTAATAACGAAACTAACACGGACGACGTGTTGACGCCCGACATTGTCAAGCAACACTTCAATGTGGACGAGCTTCAAGAAGATCTAAAAAAAGTGTGTGAAGTGCACAAACAAAAATTTATAAACATATTAAAATCGACAAATTTTTCCAGTGTATTCGGTCAAGACGTAATGTATAAAGACAGTTTTATTATATTCAAATCGTACGTAGACGAAGCAGTTGAGTGTGTTCCTCGTTATTGTGTTTTCAGATTGAACGAATCTAATATGTTAAAGTGCACTATGTCAACTGTTAACAATGACTATTGTTTGTTGCGATTCTCGTACAATATACACATGAAGAGCGTTGGAAAACCAATATTATGGTACAAAGATGATTATGTTATACAACAACAGGAATATTTTCCTTTAGATTTTTATTTTTGTAACATAATGATAAAATACAACAAGGGCGTTGTTAAACACTACAAAGTGGTAAAAATGTTAAACAATATTTTAATCGTTGACAATTTAAACGATGTTATCGCCGAACAAATCGAGTGTTTACTGTTTAATATATTTTACAAAAATGAAAAGAAAATCAATCAACGCACAATGATTATTAACAATTTGTTGAAAAAATTGTACAAGGATACAAATGCATGCCACGTAAACTATGCTTTGGTAGACAATTTTTTAAAACAACACGACAAAATATACAACATTTGCGATGTTAAAAATATTATGTTCGAGTGTGGTGTAAAAACGGGCATGTTTATAGTGATAAATTTATATTTTAAAAAAAGGTTTACATATTGCATTGACGATATAACTTGTCAAATAAATTTTCCCTATCACATATGGAACTATAACCATTTGTCAGTTTGCTGGAAACGTTTTATTAAATTAACCAACGACATGTTAGACTTAAGAGTTTTATGAATATAATTTTTTTCAACAATTTTTTGTGTTTTATTCTGTTCCTTTTTTTATTGTAGATAGAAATGGAAATAGAGCATCTATTATTTCTTGTAACAAAGTTAAAACTTCTTGAAGAACAGAATTAATATTGCCCAAATTTAAATTGTTCAATATTTGCAATACGTTGTTGAGTGTAGTATTAATATTTGTTATACTTGAAACTAAATTGTTTAATATAGAATTGATGTTCAACAGTTCGTTGCGTAAAGTGTCTTGTAATTGTGCAATCGCATTTGTTAATTGTTCAGTCAGACTGTTGAGTTGATTGTTTAGGTTTCTCAAAAGAGTCGTTAGTTCAGTTGACAATTCGTTAAACTGCGTTTCAATCAACTCCAAAATTTGTGACACGTTGTTGAGTATTTGTACGTTCTGTAATTTAATGCTGTTCAGTAGATTAGTAATTTCTAAATGTTGATTGGAATTGTTTATGCTTAACTGTGTTAGGTTTATGAGTATCTGATCGTTCTGTCTCGCAATTCGTTCTAGCAATTCCGAATGATCGTGATCGTGATGGTGGTTGTGTCTGGAACATCTGTCGCAAGTAGGTTTTGGGCACAATTGTGATACGTTCGGGCCATTGTCGAGGCATTCTTTATATATTTCTGCAACAAACGCAGTCATCAAATAATCGGCAGTGTTAGAATTGATTTTGGCGCACAACAACCCGAGACCGTACAAATCGATAAACACTTTTGAATTATCGCAGCGGTATGCGCAGTTAGAGTTTTGAAAATCAGACCAACATTTTTTGTGTCTCAAGGGAATCGATTGTAGAACGCCAGGCGGCAAACGCAACAATTGTAAAGTGTCATCGGCCGATATCCAAAATATGCAACAATTGTCAAGAAACGCCGATATGTGACAATCTTGATACGGTTTAGACAAAACGTTAAACGACATTATATTGTAGTTATTTAATAAAATTTTGGTAAATTACTTATCAATCAACCACATAATACCGATTAAGTTCTGGTGCATAACTTTTGTATATCACGGAATCTAATTTGTTGTTGATCGCTTCGATGGCGAGCGTGTTGTTTAGTGTTAGATTTAGATTTTTCTCTATCATTGCACCGTTGTTTGAAACAATTAAAAATATGTCTTCAACCGATTCTTGTAAATAGTTAAGTTTGAGCATAATAGTTTCTCGCATATAACTCATCTGATTTGTAACGTTGAAAAAATGTTTATCAATGTGTTCAAACAGTTGAAACAATATCCGTTTTAACACGTTCAATTCATGATAAATAGAACCGTTGTTGTAATACAAATAGGCTAGCAGCGTTACGAGTAAGACAAACGAATAATTCATTGCAAACGCGTTCCCTTATTTTTTTCTAATTATTAAATCTTTAATGGATTTAAAACTGTCTATCATCGTATCGTTGCTAAAGCCTAGTTTATTTAGAATTTCGTTTTGAGCATTTTTAACATTTTCCAGGTTATTGGATACGTTGGAAAAAACATTAACAAATTCGTTGTGAACTATGTCTCTCAATTCGCTATAATTAATATGTTTACTGTGTAACTGTTCAGACGGTTGATACAAATTTACGGCCGTGTCCAAATTTGTCGTGCCGTTAGCGCTTATGCACTGTTGTAAATTACACAACTGATTCTTAATGTCCGACAATGGGTCGACAATTTGACTCTGCGCACCTATTAACAAGTCGCAAATTAATTGTTTGAAAATATAATATTCGGACGATTTGTTTTTCAATTGTGCCCCGTTTAGATTTGAAAAATAACGACACAACGCAAACACGTGCACATAATTTTTATTGTTCCTCACCAATTTCTGTGGTGGCAATGTATTGGCCCACAATACTGATTTGTTGAAACCACGAATCGAAACAATCGGCGCGAGCAGTTTAGTAACTGCGTTGAGCTCAACGTAGCCGTCGCGATCGTCGTCACCGTTGTCAATGATTACCACTTCTAAAACGCTATCGTTGTACAAAAATTGCGATGTGTCAGACAAGTTTTGTGTATCATTGTTCATTATGAATTTGGTGCGATGTATAAATATTGAAATATAATGATGCACTTATTTTTTTCTAAGCAAATAAGATACATTAAATAAATAAAAATGCAAAATAACTTAAAAAAATACCATCATTATTTGGCCCAAAATGTCAACAACAACAACAACAACAACAACGCTTTATCACACACATACGATTTGCACCAAAAACTTGACAAGCTGCACAGCTACGTGTACGAAATGTGTCAACAAACGAGAGGGCTTGATAAGAGTTTGTGTAATCGTATAAAGCGATATGATGACATTTTTAATACAACATTTTACACGGGCTCGTCGCCGGTGATGCGTGAGAACGAAATTCTTGTGCCTGCAACAGTGTTAAGCAACGGCAATAGCAACGCGCACAATGGCGTCTCAAACGATCGCTCAAACGCTCGTGTGGAACGGACAATCTAATATAGATCCTAAACAAAACTATTGGCTGTGTTTGGATAATTTTGAACACGTTAATTTAACACCATACACAAGTTTTAACGATGGCGCTACAATGATCAAAATGTCCGGCGTTCGTCTCAAGTATTTGATCAATTACATCAACAAACATGAAGAATGCAAACGAACGAACGTTAACGATCACGCATCAAAATATGCTGGCAAAGTTAACAATTGCAAAAACGTGTGTTTCAAAAACATCAAAACCGCCAAAGAAGCGATGTGCGCGTTACGTGAACGTTTGCGTTTGCCTCCGTGCGTATTAAACATAATAAACGGTATATTGGCTTCGCCGAGAGGCGACATGTTTGACAAACGATACGTTCTAAATACTTACATTTTGAATGTAGTATCTTGTCAAAAATGTGACAATGTGTGCATTTCACACGTTATGCAGTTGTTGTACAATAACGAAACTAAATGTGTCAAAGAATTTCAATCGTTGTTGAAGAAAAGTGAAAATTTGTCTTTACACTACAAACCTCCGAATTGTGCAAAACTATTGAGTAAGGGTATTTGCAGAAGAAGCAGTAATTGTAAAGGACGCAATCCCATTTGTAATTTTTAATAATGTCTAACGAAGCGATAAATATTATTGAATCATTGCATCAAAAAATTACAACACTGGACGAAGAGTACAAGAAAAGGGTGATGGCTTTTTTTAAAAATACCAAAAAATCAAATTCATTGGCGTTACAAAACGAATTGTACACCCTATACGCTAAAAAGTATTCATTGGAAATTCAATTGTTGAACGTGGAGAAATATTTAAACGCAAATAAAATGGAACAAATTAACTTTATCAACAGTATGGTCGAGCTCAATACACCGCCGTTTGTCATCGATCAATGTTACGAGAACAGCGAGTGTGATTATTTTTTAAACAAATACAATTATGACGTGTTCAACGACAGTCTGCAACAAGCGATCAACAATAATTTGAAACGTTTTAAAAGTGTATTAATTCAATTTATAGACAAACGTAACAGTTATCGTAAAAAACAAAAAGACTATGTACTCACTGAATTGGTATTGTTAAAATGTACTTTAATAAAACACATTTATTTTATTGAAAAGCTTGTAGAAATTAATAAACAATAAACGTTTTGTTTTGAAAATTTTTGATTGTATCATTTTTGCCATACATTGAAATCACATTTCTATCACGCATTTAATAGATTATTTTATATGTGATAAGATTAATTAGACATGTTTTATTTTTTAATCACAATCATTGTAGTAATCTTTATTGTGATAATTTTAAAACCTTTGCACGACGGTTATCGGTACATCAAAACTGCGCAAAAGTATTACAACGACACTTTAGATTATCGCATCGATTACATAGAAAATGTGTTGAAGCGTCGCAAATATGTGCCGCTATCGTCTTTGCCGCGCATTAACTTTGAAACAGATTTGGGCACCATAAACGACGGCGAGACAAAATGTTTGTCAATGCCTAAGTTTGTGGGAACGGAATTTACGCCAAATTTTAACTGCGAACTTATTTGCAACGACCCGTCTGCTGCTTATTTTTTTGTGGGAGAACATGACAAATTTGTAGTGAACGGCCAACTGTTAATGAGCGGAGGTTATTGCACGTTAAACAGTGTTCCGCGTGATTGTAACAGAGAAACCAGCGTCGTGTTGCACAGTTTGAATCAATGGACTTGTATAGCGGAAGATCCGCGGTACTACGCTGGTACATCAAATATGATACAAGTGGCAGGCAGACAGCACGCGCAACGCATCAAACCCGGCGACTCRAACAAAAACGTTTTGTTCGATCGTTTGCTCGGGATGGAAGTTAATGTGTCACGCAACACGTTTAGAGAAAGCTGGGACGAGTTGATGGCCGACGGTTCGCGTCGTTTTGAAATGCGATGCAATGCGTTAGACGATCACAACAATCGCATGTTTTTGAATCCTTATAATCCCATTGAGTGCTTACCGAACGTGTGCACCAAAGTAAATTTTGTTCATCCTAGCGTGCGTCCGGATTTTAAAACGGGCGAGTGCGAGTGTGGTGATTTTGAAATTACAAGATTGCTGCATATCGTTCCTAACGACAAAACATCAATTTGCGCGAGCGTGATCGATCGTTTCAACAGGACAACTTTGTCGCACGAGTTTCGCACGGATTGTCTAAGTTTAGAATCGTCGATGAGCGAGTATGCACCGAACAAACTATTGTGTCCACCGTCGATTTTCACTGCCAACAGTGATCATGCTTATGTGTTTACGCTTCCAGGTACGTTTCCAATAACGCAAGACGGAGTGAACGAACCCACTCACAGATTGTACATGGAAACTAGGGATCGTATTTATTATAATCATGAACGTGCGGTGCCGCATTAATTATAAGTTTAACAATTAAAGCTTAAAAAAATTTTACATGGTTTACGCTCGTAATCAAGGTTAAAAAAATCAAATGAGTAATATAGACAACTTTTATTGAACACACAATTTAGTGTTTAACAAGTTTTAGGCACTTCGGTGTCGCTCGGAGCGATGGCTGGCGTAACGGGCGCCACGATATTGTAATATTTCACGTTGAACACGTTCTTCACGAAAAAATTCTGGCAGTTGTTCATTGTGTGAATCACCTGCTCCGCCGTGTACGCTTTGTCGGCGTTCGAGTGTCGGCGCTGCGGAGTGTCGGGTACCAAATCTTTGGACATGCCCTCCACAATGCCCTCGACGATCGAATTGATGCGCTCCTTCGCTTCGACGCTGGGCGTCAAACATTTCGCAACACAATCTTCTTCGCCCGCCAACTGCAACGCCTTGAATTCGTCGATCAGCTTCGAATGAATGTTTCGGTTGCGTTGGCACATTTCGACATCGGCGCGATACTTGGCTCGCAACTCTTGCTCGTCCAACACCTCCATCTCTGTCTTGAGTTTGTTGGTGTAGCGCAGGCCGTAAAACACGTGCGGCCGGTCGGTGCGAACTTTGAGCCACACCATCACCGGATTGGGACACTTGAGTTGCAGAAACTTCTCGGAATCGCGCAACCACGCGTACCGGCGTGAAGTCTTGGTGCGTTTGTTGTCCTGCGCATTCGATTCGCAACGATAACGCTGAATGGCTTTGTCCTGCTGTTCGATCTCGTGCAGTTGGCTGCGACACATGCGAATGCGACGCTTGCCGTTCACCATGCGCTCGTAGCCGGTGATGTACTCCTCCTTTTCCGGTTGCTCGGTCATCGCGGGCACGACGCGTCCGCTAATGTCCGTCAGCGTCTTGCGCAACTGCTCGTTTTCTTCGATGTTGTCCTTTGCGAGCAGAGCGTTCACAGCGAATTGAGTAAATGACATGTTTGCCTGCGTGGCCATCTCCTGCATCTGCAGCTGCATTTTGTATTCGCGCTCCTTGTACTCGTTCATTTGGTGCTCGTAGTTGCGCTTCATCTCAGAGATTGTTGTGTTGTGGTTAGCAATTTCTAGCTTTAATTGCAAAGACTCCATTTGTGCCTCTGCTAGTTTTTTGTCATAATTTACGATTTCTGTAGATGACGACGAAGTTTGTTGTTGGTCGTTGATAGAATATGTTCCTTTGCGTCTAAGTTCTGGTAATACTTCTTCGAACAACCAACGCTGAAACTTCTCGGCCGCAGGCAACTTTGATTTCATTATCAAAGCGTAAACTCCGGCCTCGCTGATAAAGACTGTGTGCGGTTGCCAATTAGGTGGCACTTGATTCTGGTCAGGTGACGTCACAAGGGAGTTCCAATTTAGAACTTTTTTGATATTTTCCCAATTTTTACGCCAAGCCGGTTTGACGTGATCATACAAAGCTTTTCGAGGCAATTTATAACCCAAAACTTGAGCTACATTGTGTCCTCCGTACATAAACTTGTCTTTTTCAACTTCAATGATCCACAAGTCGCATTTCACTCCTCCGATGTTACAAGTCTTGTTCACGAGCGACATAGTGTCAATTGTATTTTTTTAAATTCAACAACACACGACCGCGCGGTAAGAGCGCGCAGAGGCTAATGTTGTCGACACAAATTGTCGTATTGGGTATGGGAAATTTTGTGCGTTGCCTAATTAATAATAAGTTTGACAATTGAAGCATGAAATATGTTATTCGTTATTTTTTTATTTGTTCTAATTGCAATTATTATCATTATATCAAACTATTATGTTTTATTGAATGCGCATTATCAAATCAACACAGATAGGCCTTTAACCAAATTTGACAATTCAAACGTACCACAGATACAACCGCCGTCGGAAATAATAATCGAATCTAACCCACAAGCGTGTCACAAACAGTTGACGCCATGCACCACTCACATGGATTGTGACGTTTGCCGCGAAGGTTTGGCAAATTGTCAACGGTTCGATGAACCGACTGAGATAGTTATGCGCGACGAAAACGGAGATGAAACTAAACACACGATTAATCCAGGCCAATCGTATTGTTTGGCTCTGGACAGAAATCGCGCAAGATCGTGCAATCCTAATACCGGTGTGTGGATTTTGGCCGAAAGTGCTGTGGGCTTTTCGTTGTTGTGCAATTGCATCAAACCGGGCCTGGTGACACAACTAAACTTGTACGGGGACTGTAACATTCCTGTCGGCTGCCAACCCAACGGAACCATTGCCAATCTAAACGAATCGCCTCTGAGGTGCGTTTGTGACGCAGGCTTTGTTTCTGATTTCGACGAAACACAAACGCCTATTTGTAGACCTCAAAAACTGCGCGATTTCGTCGATGACGAACGCTACTTTCCGCGACACCCGTGCGATAAAGGTTTCGTGCGCATCGATCACCCCGCGCTCGACCCTGCGTACAGAGAGCAATTGCGCGACCCCACAATTTGTGTCATCGATCCGTGTTCGATCGATCCCATTACGAATCGTCGAACTCAGGGCACGCTCATACATTATAAAGAAAGCGAACAAGTGTTTTATAATTTTTGCCAGTGTCCTGTGTCCGACAACTTGTTTCCGGTTCACAGCGACGATCAAACAATGATTGCACCATCGAGCGCCAAAGTGTGCAACGCTTGTGTACAACCTTTCAGCGTCAACCCGTCGACTTTGAACATTCAATACAAAATTTTTTGGGCCAGAGCAAATTTAAATTTGTCAGACGATGAAATTGTCGCGCACGTTCACCCGCACCAAATGAGTCACGACAGGTACAGAAATTTGTTGCACACCAACACAAATTCTAGTGACGGTCGTATGACTTTTAAACTGGCGTTGAGTTACACTGTCAATCTGCCGAACGTGCCTTTTCCGAATATGTACAATCGCTATTTGAACATTGCATCGAGCACGAGCGAACCTAACTGTTTYAAACCGGGCGTCGGCAGATGCATAACCGTCAACCCATACACTTGTATCAGAAGACACAACAGCGCTGCGGTGGGTTCGGCCGAATTTTTTACAGGTCAATGGTGTTTGTTTAGCCGAGACGGATCGTTTATAAAAATGTGGAGTCCCATAAGTCGTTACCCGGTGTCGGTAGCGCCAGTGATGATATTGGCAAACGGCAGATTCGCATGGAATTCAACTTTAAGAGAGAATACGGAACTCACAGTTATCACTATAGACAAAATTACAAAAGATAATGAACGGTTTAAATTAAAAGCGTTGTTAGAAACATATTCCAATTATTCAGTATGAACAAAAACACAAGTTTAATTGATGAAGCCATTTATTTGGGTGATCAATTTACAAAAATCGGTTATTACAATAAAGCTTTAGATTGTTATACGATAGCATGTCAAAAATTAAACAATGACACTGAATTATATATTGATTGTGCAAACAAATTAAACAGCGTTAAAAAAATTTTGCAAACTAATAAAACACATGTTAAACGTTATGTATTGGTAGTGGATAACTCGAATTAACTAATGCGACACAATAAACGTGGATTGGTAAAGCAGGAAACTGCGTATACTTGAGTCGAAAAAAAAATTTAACAAAATTTATCAACGCGTCATCGTTGACGATGAGTCATCCGAGTGTAGTCGCACATTGCCTGGGCAATGCGTCGCATCACTTAATTTGAAACGCTCCATACGAACAGCGAAACTACGTAAAGATTTTGGTCGATCCAACTGACTTCAAGCAAAATAGCGCGATTTCGATCATTGTGTTCTGAGATCGCGTGGTGGCAAGACCTAATTACGAATAAATTAAAATGGCTCTGTCGAAAGTAAACTTTGCCGGCCGATCACTGGAGGTGTTCACCGTGGTGGACTCCAAGGGAGAAAAATGGCATCAGGCGAACCCCTTTGCCGATGCGTTGGGTTATACTAGAAGTAACTATGCGGTTTCAGTACACGTGTCGTCAAATAACAAGCGTGAATTGGAAGATTTTAAATCACAGGGTAACCCTGCGATCGATGACTCATCACTATCTTTACATCCGCGCACGAAGTTCATCAACACGGCCGGCGTATTCGAGTTGATCAACGCGTCCGAAATGCCAGCTGCTAAGAAATTCCGCTCATGGGAGAACAACGACCTGCTGCCCACCCTGTGCCACGAGGGCGAGTACAACATGGCCAAGGATGCGCCCGTCGACATTGCGCAAGGAATGAACGCGGTGCACGCGGCCACCAACGACGGAGCTGATGCACCTTGGATGAAAGATTTGCAACATTTAAAATCTGCTATTGTGGAGAAAGATAAAAAAATTGATGATTTAACAATAGCTTTATCTGAATCTAACGAAAAATTGCACGAAGCTAATCGTTCAATTGTAGTCATGTCCAATAATGTAATGAAAGCGTTCGAAATCGTGAACGAAGCACGTAAAGATTGTGAAACGGCACGCAAAGAAACTGCAGAGCTAGCCAACCGCATGGCGGACATAGCTCAAGATGTAATAGCGAAACCCAGCGATCCTCAGCTGCTGCACTCGTTGGCGGTGTGCGCCTTGGGCAACGATCAATACGCTTTTTTGAGGCCGCAGAAACGCAGCTTGAAACGTAGTCTCGAACGTCTGAGCGTGGACGAGAAGGACATAGTGTTCAAACAAGACTACGTTCCTAATGCGATGAACGTGTTGAACAAAGTAAAAGAGCGACTACCCAAAGACAAGTACAAGGCGCACAACAACCGCATCACTCTTCACGACGATTTGACCAAGGAGGATTTGTTGAAGGCTATAGAGTCGACGGTCACTTCTCGCCAAGCCGCCATTATCGTCAACAAGGCCAACAAACATTTATAATATTGATATCGGCGTCGTCGAGTATATTCATTTAAAATGTTCGTTCACAATAAACGATTACATATCAAAATGTTGTTTCATTCAATATCCTACCGACACCCAATGTTTTTTTTATAGTTATAATCACAGTAACTTCTGTGTAGGTACTGCGAGCGCAATGTGTCGCGTTAACATGTTTATTCTTAATCCATATATGGGGGAGGAAGAGCAAGTGTAGGCGATTGTGGTGCTGCCGGTGGTGGTGTACCAAAAAAGTTGAAATAATTGTTGGTTATATTTACAAAGCTGTTACTTTTTTGCATGGAACGCACTGCGTCGTACACCTCGTCGGGAGTGTACGAAACATTGTCCGTCGTTGGAGGATTATTAATGTCACCCGTAATCTTTGAATCGTCACATTCGTCTATAGCAATCTTTATGCAGTTAAGCGCTTTGTCTTTTTCCACGTAACATTTGGTCACGCATTCTTTAACGTTCGTAACGCCTAACTTTGATAGCCACGATCGTCCGTCATCGTTTTCCATTTCGTATTTTTCAGCGACGTCTTTGGCTTTCATGAATTCGCACTCGGTGCGAGTGCTACCATTTAAATAGCGCACTCCGTAGAACAGCAGAGGATTGGCTTCGCGCATTTTGTTCCACAGTATCAACGGGTTGGGGCAGTCGCGTTTAAGAAGCAGCTTGCCGTTGAGCACGTATTCGTCACAAGTGCTCGCTTTTCGTTGACGGCGGCGCGGTGTCGACGACGCCTCCATTAGTTTCATGTCCTTGATGTGTTGCGCTATTTGAATGCGGCGCGCCATCACTCGAAGCGCGTCACCCACTATCATGTAGTACACCACAAGACAATGGAATTTATCAGGGTTAGTAAAACGTATATCCGGTACCACTCGTCCGTCGACCATGTGCAGACGTTTACGAAGACGTTCGCCGTATGCGGCGGTGTCGCGCACCAGCAACGCTGTGCCTCCCAATTGATTGAGTGCGTTGTTTCCGGTCATCATCAAACGGGTGTTCTCGATCTCCTTGATTGCGTATCGTTCGCGAATCTGCGACATTTCTTTTTGCATTTCAGACAACTGTAAATCGCATTCTTTTTGCACAAGGGACAGCTTGTGGTCACACTCTTTTTGTATAATAGACAATTTGTGCGCTAAATTGGTTCGTTCAGCAACCAAGTCACGGTTTCGCAACGCTAGTTCCGTTCGAAGACACTCGTGTTCACGTTTAAACTCGGACAATGCCAGCTGTGTTTCCATGTTTTCCAATTTCAAGTCAGCTACTGTTTTGTCGTATTCGACCAATGTCATCCCACTCGACTTTCGCACATCAAATCTGCCGGTCTTGCGTATGCTCGGCAGTATTGTTTCGCAAACGAATTTTGAAAAAATTTTGGCTTTGGGCTTGTTGGAGCGCAACATCAATGAATATATACCCGCTTCCGTAGTCATCAACGTCTCCGGCTGCCAATTTGTCGGTTCGACAAGGTGGGACCGTCGGGGTCCCACCTTGTGACGTTGGTTTTGAGAGCCCATTTTGTGACATAATTCATTCCACGTAATTTTCCATTCGTCTGGTATTATTTTGTATGCACGTTTAGGATCTTCATAGCCGAGGGCTTCTGCAAATTCTTTTAGCTTGTAATAAATACATTCATTTTCAAAAATTATCGCCCAGCAACTAAATTCGCTATCGCTACTCGACGACACGTCACTCAACGGAAAATTGTAACGTTCTAATTGTCCGCTCATCATAGTAGCGTATCGAATTTTAATTTAATAAATATTAATTAGTTTTAAGTGAGTTCTCGCCGCCACGAGATCCGATTAAACTGTGACGTTTCTACCCTGTGTGTGTTAATTTGTATGATGTAATAATGAATTTTAGTTTATTGACCCTAATCGACCGAAAAGTGATGCGTCGCACTGCGCGACAATGTGTTGCACCGTTTTGATTATTGCGTCATATTTTTTTAGTTTATTGACCCAATGAGATCATGTAGTGAATTATACTTTTAACTATGTGTTAGTGACTGCGTTGGTAATGTGTCGCGTATTGTTCCGATAGCAGCATGTTGCACAATAATTAATTATTTAACTGGCGCTACGCATTGCCGATGCAGTGTGCGTAAACACATTTTTATGTGTTACCGCCGTGCGTTTAAGCGAAACGAACATGAATTGGGAAAATAAAAATGGTCTTGAAACGAGCCCCCTTAAAATCAAACAGCAGTCTGCACTAAACGCTTCATGGCGTTGAACGATTTACAAATGATTAACTATACACAGTTTTATGTTTCACGTACACGTCATCGTCATCGTCGTGATCGTAGTCATCGGCGCGTTTGCGCAGTAAAGTCGGTTTGTTCATGTACTCTAATTCGTGGTCCATCGTTATAATATTTGCTGGTTGACGTCTTTTTCGGGTCGTTGTGCTACACTTTGAACACAATTCTGTGCATGTATTTGCGCAGAAACAATTGTAAATTTTATAGCTGAACAGCAACACAAATGCAAAAACTATACACACAATTATCGATTTGACCACATGACAATCTATACCCAACCAACCTATCACGTTACAGAACCACTGCTGTGACTCAATTTCGTCGTTTATTTCATCATCTTTAAACACAGTGTTGTTTTCGATAGACTTACGCAAATCGACCAATCTTTGCGTCATGTGTTTTAAATTGTTATGATTCAGATCAATGTTGACTTTTAAATCGTGCATTTTCATTTCGTCGATGTTTCTCAACGCCGCGCTCAAATTGAAAGAGTTATTTATGGAGCCCTTTAACGTGTTGGTCAAATGATTTTTTAGTTTGTTGATTGTTAATTTTGTACGTTTAGTGATAAGTTTACACGTATTGTCGCCATTGGCATCGATAATGCCCGTGCCGGCCGGTATGATCATCGGTTCCACTACTATTTCTTCGTTGATGTTGTTGTTCCAACAGTTAAATATTATCTCTGTATCGCTGTGCAACACATACAACCATTGATTGTAGTCTGCGATGGGATAGAAAATTTCCTTCTCAAATTTGCCTATTCGTATGTCGCAATCGCGTTCGTAGTCCACCGCGGCAGACGATTTGAGAAAAATTTTTATGTCGCACAGCGTTGCTTGATTTGAGTCGTAGATTATTTCAGGTTTGTAACACAGCCATGTGTCGTCGCCCAGTTTAGATATACGTTCGTCGTCATCTTTTCTGATGTAACTTCGCTGGTCGTCTTTGGTGATACCCAAATATTTGGTTTCGGGCAAAATCAAAGCGCATTTATTATTAGCATCGCAAAACGGAATCGAAACGATCTGATACATTTTATAGACGGTCGAGTCAATGAGAGGCACTTCGATGTAAAACAACAGAGTGCGATCGGATGTTATGAACACGTGTGTGTGCACAATATTGTCGATCAAAAGCTGTACGTTTTTTAGGTTTAAATCCACCGGCCAATACAAGCCCGAAGGCAAACGTACGTTTTGCAACTGTTCTAACAACGCCTTGGGTGTCAACACAAACGTGTCCAATTCATTGTTTTTCGCGTTGTGCACGGCTCGTTCAAGGCGGTCGTATATTTTTTCCATTTCGTTCAAATGCTCCGTGATAAAGCTAGTTTTGGCAGTTATATATGCGCACTTGTCGCTGTGTTCCTTTTCTATACAATCTTTTTTATCTACGTACTTGACTAAATCAATGAGTTCATTGTTAATCATTTTTACTTGAACGTTTAAAGCGTTAGAATTCTTGGCCAATTCGTGCAACTCTTGCGCGTCGTTGCTGTCCATAACGCCGAACAAAAACTTGTGTATGCTTCCTACGAAATTGAAAACGCCTCTTTTTCGTCTTTTTGCATTGTTAAACGAGGGCGCTTTAGTAGACAACAAGAGTGTCTCGTGATCTTCATAATCGCCTACTTTTAACACACTTTGATCTAGCATATTATGTTTGTCTTGTAGCGTTTGCAAACGTTTAGTTATGTATGTTGTGAACTGCAAACGCGCAATATTGACAATTTGTTTGCATTCGTTAAAATCCGTTCCGTTTAACATTTTAACCATACTATGAATTTCTTTTTGAGTCATCCTCAACGAATCAAAAATGTCATAGTGGTTGACTTCTACAATGAAATGCCAAACGTCTTCGACAAATTTGGCATTGTTTGCATATTGATAATAGAGACCTGACGTTTTAGGCAATTGTGTTACGTTCACAATATTTGTGTACGGTACAGTGCTACAATGTGCAAAACTGCGGAAAAGTAACACGTACGCGCACAAATAAATACACTTTGTACATTGAAACATTATAATTATACTATCTTATCAATAATGTATGCGAGTATAAAACGGAGAAAAGGTAATAGATTTGGCAAATTTACTTTAACGCGCACAATGAGTACGCAATGTTATACAGTGTCGATTATAATAATAGTTTGTTTAATACGCACTGGCAATTGCATTTATGGAACGTTTAAATGCGACGATATAAACAAATTTGACACATACATTAATGAATGTATCAGTTGCCAATTTAGCCATCGAAAGTGTGACACCAATTTAATACTCTACACATTTACAAATCAAAATTACACTTTCAACGAAGTCAACAGTGTAAAATGCGTTACAAATTGGTTGCGTTTAGTGAATAATGCGCAATATTTTTGGCCCACAATGCAAATAAAAATGTTGGATAAAATTGTGCAAATAGCAAAAAATTTAACGTTGTACGCGTTGCGAGAGCAACATTATATGATGCTACAGCACAAACGCAATGCAAACGAACTTTTTAGATGGCTGTTGGACACAATTTTAAATAATTACCAAGTGGTATCAGACGAAACGTACATTCGCTCAATGTTTGTCGACGTTAACAATTTGTGTAACACTTTTGTGCTGTGGAACAATAAAAATGTGTATTTGTTAAAAATTATTCTTGCTACATACAAAGAATTTAGAACGGATCATAGCGAGTTGCAAAACACAGTCGACACAGCGGCGCAAGATTTGATGCGCCTATCGCTCGACTATCCTGTCGTGATGTACGAAAAAAGCGCTGCGCGCGAAACGTTTTACGTACAATACGTGCATTATCTTGTGCAAACTGATCGACAAAAATTTGACGGTTTGTTTGACGTTATTGATGTGGATTCTCAATTTCCTAACACAAAAAGAGTTGCAATGTTCGGTGAAAACAATGTGAAGAGCATAAGTTTTGTTTTGCATCACAACACATTAAACGATGAGAAACTTGTGCAAATTGTTAAAAAAACACACGATTTGTACAAAGGAATGACACGCTTTTATAACATGTTAAAAGTTTATTATTTTGTTCCTGCGACGGACGTACACGTGTACATCTACGATGATAAAGAGTCCTACGAAAGGCTCGGTCCGTTGATGTCGATCGATGTGAACAACGGAGGATACACGTATCAAGACGCTAAAAACAATACTTTTGTTCACGTGTACTTTAATGATGTTCAAGACTTGATACCGCTAAATTATGGTCACGAGCTTCAACATTCGATACTGTATTTAGTTGATAAAATTAATGCGATGCCCGCGTGGTACGTGGAAGGCGTTGCGGACCTGTTGGGAAACGGCCCTTGTTACAACTATGAAACGCTTAACAATTATAAATTAGAAAAAAATTTTACAAAATTGTTAATGAACGAGGGCGGTGCAAACGTTTACGTATTTGGCAATGCTTTTGTGCATTTTTTAAAAATTCATTATCCGAAAAAGTTTCATGATATGATCGTAAATATTGACTTCGAAATTTCAAATAATATGTTCATGGCAAAAGTTCACAACCAGTTTTATATGTTTGTAAAAGATTTAATAGCGCGATGCAAACGCAATTCGGCAGTAGTTATAAAATCTGTTGGCTCAAGCGCGCATGACATGTATATGCAAATAGTGAACAGTACGAATTATCCTAATGATTGTTTGAAAGATGCAAAATTCGAATTTGATAATGTAGTGTTCATGATAAACACACAACTGATAAAAAATCATTATAAATCAAATCCGAACGTTTCCTACACAACGACAAATGACATGGACTTGGAATGGTTTTTGAACGGAGTCACAAAATTTGCCGTTTTACGTTTATGCCGTGAATCTAATTTGTTACTCACGAACGAACAAATTATTGATTATTTTTATTTAGATAACACAACCGATTATAGTATGAATGTTTCAAATTGTGTTACTACTGACACTTTGTTAAAAATTGCTTTTTGTAATATAAAATGGAAAAAAAAAMTTTCAACACTTCGCACTGCGTTTGATGTTGAAACGTTCAAGCATTTTGTAAATAATTTTGCACAAAACAAACGAATGTGCGAAAATATGATTGTTTCGCCTTCGTTGCAAAATGTATCAGAATATATCGATTCGAATATACTGTACGGTGCGATCAATACAAATCTATGGTACAATCGATCGTTTGACGACTCAATGTTGAAACAATTGCACAATTATTGTAATCTAATCGTTGATGTTCAACACAACACTTTGTTACATCATGCTGCAATGTTTAATGGCGCTTTGTATCAACTATTAATTACAAACAGTACATGCGCGCTTCAGTCTATGCATTTAAAAAATGTCAACAATGCAAGCGCACAATTTTTAAATAAAAATATGCTAAAGTTTAAACGTTTATTTAATAGAAACATTAAACCGTTTTGTTACACTAACACACAACATTACAATGTATCTCATCAAATGAAATCAAACACAACGACTACATTTGAGAACACAAACATAAATAAATTTAACTACATTACCAATACAAAATTAAATACGGTTAACAACACAAAAGATTACAAGATAGATATCATTACGTTTAATAATATTTTTTTACTTGTTTTTATTTGTTTAATGATTAGCATAATATTAACAACAGCTGTAAACACAATCCTAATGTTATTATTTAAAAATAAAGTAAAAAAATATTTTATTAAACACAGCGGTGACAGCAATGCGAGGTTTAAAAATAATGATTTTAAAATAAAATTCTACGACCACGACAATTGTACAAATAAATTATTTGAATAATATTATGTGTGTTTTATTATTATAATGTCAATATGTAAATTCTCATTTTAAATAAACTTAAAGATTAAATTAATAGTGAGCAACAGACGGCCCGTATAACATTCGACCGGAACCCAAACAGTCGGATTTTTAACAGTGTCAAATGCCGATACGTAGTTRTCTATAATTTTATCGTCTTCTTCTATAAAATTTACGTTTTCCTTCAGCTGAGTTTCGTTTTGTTCAAACGAATCCATTGCGTGTTTGTCGTAAGAAATGAAGCGATTTAATGATTTAAAAAACCACAATGAGCTGTACCATTTTTTCGGTGAGCATTTGTGATGCGCTTCGTTAATAAATATTTTTACGACGGTGGCCTTCTCCATCAACTCGACTATTTTTCTAACTTTTAAATTTTCCACATTCAAGATAGAATTCAGCGGTTTTAAAATAAACGGCGTCGTGTGCGATTCGTCGGCGGGATGTATGAAACCGTCAAACTTGATAGGCTTATCTTTGTCGCTGGCGTTCACGATAGCAATATGCTTATCGCGACATTTAAACATGGCCTGCAGGAAACGACGCTGATTAGAATTAATTAATATTTTGAGCCGCTTGTTTGTGGCGTCGTGGTTGCTTAATTCAAAAATATAGGTATGTATATTTTTTATGTTATCGACGGTTAATTTAGCGTGAGGCGTAATCGTATCGTTTATGAGCACTTCGATTTTTATGTCATTCATTTTTGCAACACTGTTTTTTGAACAATTTCAATATTCTCTCCTCAAATTGATCGGCGTAGATTTTACATATAAAATTAATTTTCTTGTCGTAAATTATAACGAAACGTCTAAAGTGCTGCGCTTCATTTATGCACAACGATACGTACACATCGCAGTCGTTTAAATCGCACCAAGTCAACACTTTGCAATTTTTATTAGGCAATTTAACAAATTCAATACTATTATCTTCACGTACTATAAACACTTTGTCAACACGTTCATTTTCACTTCTAGAAACGCCTGCTTCACGGTAGTTGTCGCGCAACAGATTTATTTCGTGTCTTAGATTTTCAATAATACAATCTTTCTGTTCAATTTGCAATTCCAATTTACAGATTTTGTTCTTATAGATTTCCTCGCATTTCTTGTATTTTGACTGATACACTAGCAACAATCTGTTGCTGTCTCTGCTGAGCTTTTCGATGATATTTTTAAAATTTTGCAAATCATCTAACGACACCACACGATTTTGTTCGAGAAATAACTCTTTTTGTTTTAAAGAGCGCGTCAATTTTTTATTGCGCAGCGTAGACATGTCGACGTTTGCACTGACACAGAGTGATAACTACAATACACAGCTAACGATACGTTTATATTGAGAATTGCCAAAATTTATGTAACATTATAGTACGTATGTATATATACATAGGGTTCAAAATCAATATTTGTATTATTCATTCTTTAATGACGCATAAAATACTTTATTAGCAGAAAAGAGATAAACGGAATGTACAAGTGAGTCATATAGTATTGGTTGTAATCTTTGTTTGACGCTGTAGTTTTGAGATCATCGCCCCCTGTATTCAGCACGTGTTCCGTGTACTGTATTGCTTTTTGCAACGGTTTGTTGTGTTGAACGTTTGTAATTTTGTTTAATCTTTTAACGTTTTCGAGATATTTTGTGTTTAACATCACTTTTTTTATGGCTTGTACTAGATTTTTTGAATTTAGTGTGTTCACATTCAAACGAACACCTATGCCAAGCTCTTCGTATTTGTTAGCCATGAACATTTGATCGCCCATCATTGGTAGTCCGACTAGCGGTACCGTGGCGTCTATGGCCTCGGCCGTCGATAACGCGCCGCACTGTGTCACAAAAACTTTTACATTCTTGTGTTTCAACACTTGATGTTGATCGAACCAGTTTTGAGTCAAAACGTTGTGCGGCAACAAACTGTAATCGTATTCTTCGTCCAAATCGTGCTTCCACAACACATTGTATGACGACAACGCTCTAAAAGTTTCAATCAAAACGTTCAAAATGTTCGAGTTAATGTTGCGTGTGCTAATACTTGTTCCAAAACTTACGTATACGGCACCATTAAAACTTTCGTTTAAAAACTTGTCTATGTATTTGTCCATTGGCTTTTTTTTCTTGTGCTGGTCGTGTAAATGTAAAGAGCCGAGATATTGCACGCTTGGAGGCACAGGTCTATTGTTGTCGAATATCGGATGCACATTTACCAATAGCAATTTTACTCTATCGCGCAACTGCTGTAAACTAGGCGCGTCTTCGTCAAACTGTTGTTTTATTATTTCGTTTTGTAATTCTGTTAATCTTTCAAAATCGTATTTTAGTTTCCATTCAACGATAAATTCTTGAACCGTCTGAGCGCTGTTTAAATTGCGATAGTTTTCACGCCACAAGTTCGGATAATACACTGGATGTCGCGCCACCGCGCCCATCGTTTCGTAATGTTCCGCCAGCGCGAAACCTGGCGATATTTGTACAACAGGCGCGTCGTTGAACAAATGCGAATACACTAAAGTGTAGTCCAAGAACGCTTCAAGTATGATTAAATCAATTTTGTACAAGTGGCGATCGTTTATAAAACGTTGCACGTGCGGCATGTTCATTTGTCTTTCGTACATTTTAACCAAATCTGCGTAGTCATCGAACGTAGGCACGCCGCCTACAATTTTTTTGTTGGTTGCGTTGCTCATGAGCGTTTTAAAATCTACTTCGCTCATTGACACGTCGAATTGAGTAATCGCACCGTAATATGACTGTTGTTTTTGAGTGTAATTCACACCGCTTGAAGAATTTATTACGTACACGTTATGGCCTCTTCTAGCCAATTCTTGTATATAAATTTTATAGATTTTGTGATGGCTGTACGCGGGAGTCGGAAACACTGCTAGAATGTTAGAACTGTACACACTATTTTGACACACAAATATTATTGCAAACAACACAATTGTTATGTTCATGTTGATAAAATTGCAACCGCAATGCAACGTATGCGCTTTGTGCCTTTTTATATGCAATTATTTATCACAATGCAAAGCTGCACGTTTTATAGGATGTTCGTTTCCGTTGATAAAATTTTGTTGTTCGTTTATTGTAAATTCCATTTCAATTTGTATGTCTGCAGTTGGCAAATGATGCGCTGTTTCACTTTCTTTGCGTTTTTTGCGTTTTCGTTTACAAAAGCAATGCTTTATGTGATAAAACAAATGCGTCCGAAAAATAATAACGAACACGAATATTAACAAAAAAAATATTAGACGTGTGTAACTAAAATCGTTCGACTCGCTGCTTTTTATTTTGTTTATTTCTTTCACTATATAGTTTAGTAAATTATTGATTGAATCTTTGTAACTTTCATTGGCGTCCGCGTTGTCGCTTTGTGATTCGTTTAAGGTTGATGATATGCTAATGATTAATATGATTAAAATTGCTAACGTCATTGTTTCTTATATTTCAGACAATAGCCACAATGAAGTATACAGAAGAACAGGCTCGCGATATGTATGAGTCGGTTGCGTTCAACGATAGTCGTTTGTACGCGTTTTTTGACGGTCGTTACTGGCATCATCCTGAAAAAATATTTAATAATTTTAACGAGTTCTATTACTACATCATAATCAAAAAGATTAAAGAAGTACACGCAAAACCAATAGTCGACAACGGCGGGCGAGAGTGGGTGATCGATGTGGACTTTGACGAATCGTGTGACACGTTGTTGCAAATAAAAATTGACATAGCGTGTCAAGTGTTTAAAAATTTTTTTAAACAAAACGTGTCAAAAATAATGCACACAGGGAACAGAGGCATACACGTTTGGTTGCGCATTGACGAGTTCAGGTTAAGCGCTGACAAAATTTTACGCACCCGCTACTATCAAATTTTTAAACGGCCGAAAGTGATCGTGTTGCGAAGCGTTCCAAAAAATTCGTTTATGTCGTGCGTCGTCGAGGCCATCGCCTCGAAATCTATCGACGAGCGCATCAAAAATTTAATGACAAACACGTCTTTGAATTGCACAAAGTGTTTAACGAAACAAATTTATTGTTCAATAGACAAGACAAGCAATAGCATGGAGAAACTTGTGTATTTATTGTGGCCTCTAGTAGACGAACATATTTTTTGTAACATAAACAGTCAAATTCGCATGCCTTTCAGTTTTAATTGTAAAAGTAAAAAATTTTCTACTCAAATACAATAAAACAAATGTAACTGTTAACACGTAGAGTGCATTAGTAATACACTGTTCTAATATTTAATCTGGCAGACAATAATTAAATACGGGAGAACAAGCTTCGCTGCAACACTCTTCGTCGTGATTACAAGGGTCACCGGTGACGGCGCAAACAGCCATCGCGCGTTGAACACCAAACAGGGTTAATAAAGAAATAAACAACAATATCGATTTTATTTTCATTTTGTTTTATTATTTTCTATCTTATTACATGTCACATTAAATTATGTGCGTCACGTGTAAATTTTATCAACGAAACGCAGCGTGTATAACACGACACGTAACAAATTTCAATGCATATCGTTACGTTAAGTTTGATGTGACACTTGTGTGCGCTACTGGTGTGCAATCTAATAAATACAATTTAAATAATTAATTTGTTTTAAAAGATAAAAAATGTTTTTAAAATTCATAACTGCGTTTATTAATAAATTTTGGCCGACACCCGTAACATGCGACAAGGAAAATACAAGTCGCACAACACAAAAACTGCACAATGACAAATTTTCATACATATTGTTGCACAAACGTCTAAGTTTTGAGGACGACTATTATAGTTTTGATCTCGAATACATGTGCGATAAAAGAAAAAACATTTGGTTTGTTGCTGAAAATTTAACGAATGCGTTGCAAATTTGTGAGCGAACGCTGCACAATTGTGTGACTAGAGAGAACCTAAAGAGTTTAGAACAAATATTATTCGATCGCTGCGATGACACACGCGGCTCGACAAAAGTGATGCGTTGTCTCAACAAAAGTGGTGCCATGCAGCTGTTTAACGCAATAAGTTTTGACAAAAAGTGTGATTTTGTTGTGTGGTTTATGAATGTTCTTGACAATTTAGAAAGTAGCAAAATGAACGATTGCGATTTAAAAGTATACGAAATTCATCAAATGATCACTATTTTGTTTAAAAATTTCAACGCGCTGTGCGTGTCGCATGACGAGAAGAACGCTGAAACATTTGCAAAATTAATTGACTTGGAGTGCAAAATTTTGAACATTCAACAACATTTAAACAACTATAGTCATGCGCAACAAATTTTAGATGTAAACAATAAGTTGTTACGGTTTCCGTTGGACACTACCAAACACCCGAGCTTGGGTGTGTACGTGAAAACTAAAGATGATAAAAACACAATTATAACGTTTGTGTCCGGCCAACAAAAACATTTTAACTCGCGCAAAAGAAAAATGGACAGTGCGGATTTGATGTGTAACATAAAACACCCTAATCCTCGTTTAGCTATCAATTGTTTGTATGAAAGTTTAACGCAAAACTACAAATGTATGCGCAAAAACAACAGCACCGTGTTTATTGAGGCGCCCGCAAATGATGTTTCCGATTTAATTAAAAAAAATTTAACTTTAAAACATAAGTATTTATAATCTTTCGTATTAGATTGTGAAATACAAATATA